CGCCTTTGTCACCCTTTACAGAGTCGCCTTTAACAGAGTCACCCTTGTCACCTTTGTCGCCTTTGTCACCCTTTATCGAGTCGCCCTTTATCGAGTCTCCCTTGTCACCTTTATCGCCTTTGTCACCCTTTATCGAGTCGCCTTTGTCTCCTTTAACAGAGTCGCCTTTGTCACCTTTGTCGCCTTTTATGGAGTCTCCCTTGTCACCTTTATCGCCTTTAACAGAGTCACCTTTATCACCTTTTACGGAGTCACCTTTATCGCCTTTAAGCAATTCGATCTCTTGCATTCTTTCAATGATGTCACTCTTCAATTTTCTTACACGATCTTCGGTATAGGCAATATGAAAGGCGTGGGTTAAATCACTTTGACTCATTATTCAGGTTTCTCATAAAAGTGGTCATTTCTTCGGTAAGCTTCTCGTCTTGTGGCATAGCTACATGCTCTTTCTTAGGCTCTTCTTCTTTTGGTGCATCAACTACAGTAACCGGAGTTGGTGCAGGCTCAGAATCTTGACCTTTTTCATCTTCATCTTTATCTTTAGGATCATCTATTTCTTCATCCTTGATTTCCTTTTTGACCTGCTTCTGCATCTCTTTGATTTCATCTTCGTTTAATTGCATGACATTCTTCATCACCCAATTTTTAGAATAGTATTCGCCTACGTATTGTGTGACTTCATTCATTAATCCAATACGTTCACGGAGAATCTCCATGTCTTTCAATTCTGAAAAGTGATTGTCCTTAATGAAATCAATATAGATGTCATCTTTCCACTTATCCCAGTCTTGCTCCGTGATAATGCCTTTGAGCAAAAGTTGTTTACGTAGAATGTTTAAGAAAACAGAACTAAATCTACGTCTAAGACGATCAATGAATTTCTGGAATTTAACCTCTTCACGAGAAATTTCAGTACTTCGACCAACAGAGAAGGTGTTTTCATTTTCTAATCTGCCTATAGGAACATTCAATGATCTGTATAGTCTCTTCTGGAAATATAGAATATCATCTATCTGACCAAGATTCTCACCCCCAGGAAGTGTTGATATCTCTGTGCCTTTACCACCCTCTCGACGAGGTAACCAAAAGTCTTCGAGCATTGACATGTGCTTTCGGTCATCTTTCAACTTGCCAGTATCAGCATCATAAACAACCTTGTTACGATACTTAGCCATGATATCTTTCATATACTGATCAGCTTTACCCCGTGGTAAACTACCAACGTCTATGTAAAATATTCTGCGCTCAGGCGCACGAGCTAGTCGATAGATAACTAACGAATCTTCCATCATTCTCAATTGATTGATAGGCTTTAATGCTTTGTGAAGGTACGATACGACTTTCTTTTTTGACTCGTCAAGAAGACCCGAAGTCACATAAGTTATCGCGTCAGGTGACAGCTTAATTCCAGCTGTTTGATTGCCTGGCTTCTCTTCATATACATAGAATTCTTCTATATTATCAATAATCTTGACGCCGGTTTTTTCGTCCTTTTTATAGGTAACTTTTTTAGTTTTTCTAATTTTAGCGGCATCGACATTTCGTATGTCCTGAATGCCCGCTTTTGGATTTGACTCGTTCACTAAAAGATGGTATACTACTCGACCATCAACATAGAATGAACGGAAAATGTCATGCCCCAATTCGTTGAATTTGAGCATACTAATAATGTGATCGAACTCTTCGTTGATAGATTCTTTAATTTTATCTGGACAATCGATGTCGGTTAGAGCCAGTTCTACAGAGGATGTTTCGTCTGAGGAAACGATAGACTCGTTAACGATTTCTTCAATCGCCATATCGACTTCTGGATGCATCGAAACGCCACGATACTTATGAATAAGTTGTGCATTATCTTTAGACTGATCACCGTCTTGATTGATAAAAGAAGCGAAATGACCTGCACCAGAACCTTGTACGTATCCAGCTCCATCAACATCAGTGGGAACTACGATAGCGGGTAGCTTTTCTTTGGTGTCCGAAGCCTTCTTCGCTCTAGTGATACTGAAACCGAATAGTTTCAAACCTTCTTCATTTGCCATTATATTGCGACCTTTGTTATAATAGAGGCACTATCGAACGAAAAGAACGATAGTGCCTTATTATATAGACTTAGCTTAACTAGTGGTATTTGATTCCCAATACTGATATGAGAAAGTAACATCGAATGTTTCGATTTCATTCTGCGTATCATATGTCAATGCAATTTCACCAACATTGACAGGAAAAGCACCTCTAAAGTTATAACGCTTCAGAATAGTTGAATCACGATCCAATTGATCAAGAATCAAGTCCGTCTGATAATCAGAAGGATTGATAAGACCAGTATTGGATTGGTGAGCATTAATACCATTCATCCAACGCTCGAACGCGTCACGTATATCAAAGTTTGTATCATTGATAATAGTAACTGTCCAATCTTCGAATGTACGATCACCAGCAATCTTCATCTCTCGCCCGCGAAACGGAACGACAAGAGGAGTCATAGCTGATTGAGGTATCTGTGCTGATTTACAAAGGAAAGATGTCAACTCGACATCTCCTCCGGCATAAGCGGGAAAGTTTAGTGTCGCATTGAACAAGTTCGCACGAGCACCACCACCACGCAATTTCGATTTAAAGTCATCGACTCCTAGAATAGCCATATCATATTCCCCTTATACTAATCCGACAACTTCATCAAAATCAACACCGGTTCTAACTGCTACGAAGTTTAAAGTAACGTAGTTAATAGAACGTGCTGGCTTGATAAAGACAGTCGCTACAAACTGATTTGAATCAATGATTGAACCGGTATTGTTTGTTTCGTCGCAAACAACACGGAAGTCAGTAATTCCCCTTCGACCCTTAATCTCTCGCAAGAACGGCTCGACCACATTTACGAATTCAGCGCGAGTAAACTCGTCATTAAATTCGAACATTACATTTTGAGCCGCGGCTTTAACTGCTCGTTCTACGCCTAAGAAAAGTCTACGGACGTTGATACGATCAAAGGCGCTTGGTCTTCCTAGCTTAGTCTTATCACCGAACAGTAAGATACCTTGTCCAGGAATATTAACAATAGGATTAACACCTGCTTTATATAGCGTATCGCGTTCTGCTTTGGTAGGACTATGAGCTAGTGCAGTCACGCCAAGATATTGACCTCTACGAGAACCCGCGGGTGAGAACCAAGGAGCTGAAACGTCATCAGTAGCCGCCATTACACCAGCAGTTGAGGCTGAAGCGGGAATGAAAACATATTGGTCATTGTACTTGTCATAAACTTTCAAGTAGTTATTATCTACAATCAAGTATGAGGAAGCTGTTAGAGTGTCAGACCATGTTACTGTATTAGCCACTAGCGTACTAGCCGCGGCATTTACAACAACACCTCTTGGAGGAGAAGCGACTACTACACAATCCTTTCGGGCTGTAGCAATTGCAACTAGATTTTCAACGACAGTTTTATGAGCAACGGTCGCTGGTATTCCAGGAGCAATTAAAAAGTCAACTTGAATCGTATCGACATCAGAGAATTGGGCAAAGCCGGTAGCATATTCTGTTTCTGCTATCTTAGTGCCTGCGGCTCCAGATTTGAGAGCAATAAGCTCAACACCCGCTTTGGTGCCAGTTCCGTTAGTAACAGCAGTGAATGCGCCTGAAGTAGCGGTGACATATCCAGGGTTTAAACCAGCGGCTCTAATGTATTCAGACTTTGCGTTGATAACGTCGAGTGCGAAATTAGATGTGCCGTCTGGAGTCTTAGCATCAGAAGCTATAGATACGAACGGGTATGTTTCAAGAACAGTTCCCTTAGTACCTGTGAACTTACCATCTCGGTCAACTACTACGATATGAACCTCGTCATTCGCGGCAGTTCCGTCAGGTGATAGTGAAGCGACATGCGAAGAAGTACCAGGTCGACTATCAAAAGAGCCTGCATATGCCCATCCACTGAATACAGTAGGAGATGTGCCGACTGGGCATAGATGTACATCGATAGAGTTTCCTGCTAATCCTGCATGTTTCGCTATGTATGTGTTGTTTGCTACCGCAGAAGCATCTTTTTGAGTAAGCCAATCATCATCATTTCTGATTAATATGTCAGCAGTACCGTCACTGTCTTTAGCGTTGAAAGCGCCAGTTCCTACTTCACGAACGACAAACAAGTCGCTAGAGTATTTTAGGAATGAGCTTGCGGATAGATAGTCGATAGCGGAGCTATCATTAGTAAATGTTGGTGATCCAAAAGAAGATACAAGTTGCGCTTCGTTAGCGACTTTTACCGGCTCTGAAACTGGACCCCAATTAAAGTCGCCGACAATCGCACCTGTAGATGTTGTTACCGCAGGTACTACACCTGACAGATCAAACTCTTTGATGTTGATTCCTGGAGACTCGGATGGAATAAATGCCATGGTCGTTGTCCTTTAGTTTTCAATTATTGATAAGAAGCATTATAAGAATAAATCTCAATAGCTTTATTTATACTTACTGCTATTTTCAATAATCCGGTTCATCGCCCCATGTAGCCCATTGCTGGTGCTTGTCGTTCTCTTCACGCTCATAATGATCTATTATGTCGCTTCCATCATCGATATATCCAAACGGAACAATATCATCTTCAATTTGCCTAGCTTGTTGCTCGAACATCATCTTTTTCAGATTAATATCTGTCATATCAGCAAAGAACTGTGAAGCGACAAAGTAACCGAACATAACTAGATTCATCATTAGATCATCATGGTTGCCGTCACTAGCCTCGTATGAATTGCCTTTGGACTCAAACGTAGATATCTCAGATATAGTGTTCTCGTCGACAATTTCAAGTTTATTTTCTTCGAGAATGTCTTTAATAGCAGAACAGCCCAATCGCTTTGACTTTCGCGTAATCTCTACACCGATTCGATTGGCTTTAACAGCAGACTCGACATGTACATTTTCATATTCCATGTCATGATATAAGCCTTGACAAACTACAGTACCTTGATCATTAGACTCAATAACGACATAAGCCTCATTGTAGACTACGGCATACTTATATATAATGTCAGGGAAGAGAATTGGAGAGATAGTGTTGTTCCGATACACGCAAACTTGCTCAAACGGTCTGGTCGTAATGTCGATTATATTAAACGTAGAATAATCCTGACCTCTCCCCTTTGATACATCTACCGTCATGATGTATTCGTGTCCTGCGCAGGGCTCTTTATAGGCAAGCAGAGAACCCCCTTCAAGAATTTTGAGGGGGTTCTTCGCTCTTAGGTCTAATAGACAAGAAGAACTGATTAGCGTATCACCGGTGCCGAAGAACGTATTACCAAATTCTTGATCAAACTGAAGTTGCGATGTGTTATCGATTGTTTCCAATTTCCACGCTTCATCTCGACCAGGTACGTCCCACCAGTCGATAGTGAATGGTACATATTTATTAGTCTTTTGTACTGCGCCCTGCCAAATCTTATGAAAGGTATTTCCGATACCGTTAGCAGTAGATGTTATAATTACTTTCGTATCTTTACCAGCAGATACAACCGGATACGTTGAAGTATAGAACTCTGCCGCTCGTTCCACGAATGCAAACTCATCCAGATACAATAAGTTAACAGACAAACCACGAATAGAAGAGCCAGAAGTAGCCGCGGCAAGAATTCGACTATTGTTACTAAACTCAATGCTACCTTTATTAAGAGCGCGACAACCTGGCTGTAAAAAGAACGGTAAGTTTTCAAGAGCTAATGTAATGCGTGAAAGCATTTCTCTAGAAGTAGCGCCTTTGTTAGCAAGTACTGCAATAGTCTTCTCCGGATGAAAAATGGCGTACCAAAGTATATAGACTACAGAAGAGATTGACTTGCCCGACTGGCGACAAGCCAATACAATATTAAATCTATTTTTCTGAAATTGATCGTACAATTCTTTCTGATAATCATATAGATTAAAGTCTATTAAACCTTCGTCTAGACTGATCACTTTGATATAATGTATCGCAAAATACACAGGATCGCGCTTGCACCTTGCGTACTCTACTACTTGATCTTTGCTCCAGGTCTGTACAATTCCGTCACGTTTAACATTAGGATTGCCGAGATAGGACTCTCCACTATTTCGATTCGGTAACATCTGATTCTATAACCTTTTCGTTGTCATCAGCATCTTGTAACATTCTCTGAAGGTCAGAGACAGATCCAATGAATACGTTATTATTTGTTGTGCCCTGACCGGCATCAGCCGTAGGAACCGCGCTAGTAGATTTAGGAGCAGTGACTTCCATATAATCTTTATTCAATGCCATAATTCTGTCATTGATTACAGCGATATTTTTCAACAATCCTGATAACACCTCGTAGGCTCTAGGATGTTCGGTTTCTTTAGCGACCAACAACATATCTTCGAGAGCATCGTTACCATTTTTAAGAAGATGCACAAGATTAGATTTAGCCATATCATAGTCAGTTTTCATTGTACGTTCGTGCTTTGTCATATCAGCAGTATCTTCTGCGTCTATTACTGGGTCTATTACAACTATTTCATTTGTCATATTTTTCTCGTGTTCGACTGTTTTCCAAAACTTCGCATCGATATCAGTAATGTCCATATTTAATTGCATTCGACATCTCTCCCTTCGTATGCTTTCATAACATAAGGAACACCAGTAGTGCTATCAAAGCCTATTCCCCATACGAAGATGTGTTCATATGGCACAAAGCCATCTTCAAATTCATCAAATAAAGGCATATCTAAACCATGCTCTTCACAATACCTCTCGACATTCAAAATTGTTCCAAAAAAGAACATGTCACGATCATTACTTATAGTGCCATCTTCTGAATGAAATGTTCCGTAGTATGTTCCAACTTGTTCATGCACCAAGGGAGGATAAACAACACCTTCTACCTTATTAATATGTACGACTTTGCATAATACAGAATTATCGGCTAGATTAAATTTCCATCCGTACCAAGGTCGTCGTTGAGGATAAGTATTTACTATGTCGACACCAAAGCGTTCGGGTGGTTGAAATAACTCGTCACTTGGTTGATAATCTGGACCTGTTACGAATGTCACATCATATACACTTATTGATTCGACTGCGGTGTAAGGTGCGCGATATGCACCGTAGGTCCCTATAACATTCTTAGAGTTATTCCATATCTTATATTCAGGAAATCTTTCTTCGACAATCGCACGAAGAGCTTTACCTTCTTCTTCGCCAATGAGATAATCGACGCGCTTTATTTGTTTATTAACGAAAAGATTAGCCGCTGGATTGTTATGTCTAGCAGTGGACCTATCTACTGCTTGACTAATCGATCTTATATGTGCATTTTCTAAAAAGTCCTGTGACTTTGCGAAATCAATATCGCCATTACTTGCCCGAATGACCGGTGAAGCCGCAGTAATTTCGTTAGTCGTTGGATCTCTATGGATGATCATCCAAGTATTATCCAGACTATCCTTTTCATAGAACACTTCGTCTAAGTTGTAGTGCTTAATCATCTAGAATTCACAATCACGTTTAAGCCACCTTCCATGGTGAAATTCTTAGTTAAGTATGTAGTTCCTGAGCCTAAGGTGCCAGAGTAACCTTTGACTTCTAGCGTCAAGTAAATGGTGAGATTTTCAGAACCTCCACCGCTTCTATATCCATCAAGTTCAATCAATACATTCGAAGAAAGATTGTGCCATTGATTTGAGCTACCAGGTTGCCAAGTTGTCGAACCTAAATTACCGCTTAATGTCCATACAGCAGTTTGAAAGCTTGCTGTGTTCTGATCTTGATCACCAGCTGTACATGGTATTGTTCTTGCGGCATTTTCCCACGCACGAACTCTCACTTGGAATTGATCACCGGCGGTACTGAATCTTGAACTTGGAGGATTTATCCAATCATTAGTTTCTGTAGTCTGTGGATTAGTCGATTGATTAGTTGTATTACCAATCGTACCATCACGATTCATCGCGAATTTAGTGGACGATTCAGCCGCAGTATTTGTGCCCGAACCACCAGGGAATATATCGCCTGTGCCTGTGTCATTAAGGGCGTTATCAGTAAATTGTATAGTAAATGGCGTTTGATCTTGTACCGTTACCGTAGCCGCAGTAGCGATAAGCGATCCTTCGTAAGCAACAGCAGGTGAGCCTGAAGAATAGACGCTAAAGTCATGCTCGTCATTAGAGAAGTCTGTATTAGTAGCGAAATCAACTTCAAAAGATCCTGTGCCACTCGTAACAGCGAACGAGCCAAAATGAGTTGCATTATCGACATCTTCGATATCTTCCGGTAAAATAAAGTGTAATATCTCACCAGTTATAGTATCTCGTGTGTTAGGCGTTGATAGGGTAACGCTGGAGCTGAATATCCCAGTGATTGTTCCCACAACATTAACATCTAATGTTTGCATGCCGAGTTGCAGTTTAGCCAGATCGGTAGATGACATATTAATAGAAGAAGAGCCCGAAGAACTTCCTAACGAGACACGAACCGGTTTTACCTTAGTATCATCTCTGTAGTAATAAGTTCCGTCTGCTAGATTTGTTCCGGCTAAGTTAAACGTCACTGTATCACCTTCGCTAGGAGATAAGTCCGAGGGAGTGAGAGTGGCTACAGGATTTTGATCATTGAGGGTGAATGTAGTGGTTGCAACTTGCGTTCCACCAGAATTCACGTAATTACCTCGACCGACAGTAATCGTGATATTTTGTGTACCTGAATATGTATCCGACGTTGTTGTTGCGAACGAGAATACTTTAGTTCCTTGGGCTGTAGATGCCGCAGTTGCTTGCGTTGCGCTAATCTGTGAAACGTCACCAGTCAATTCAATGAATAATACTTCGCTAGGTCCATCAGATACAACCTCAAGATTGACCGTATTTCCTTCGACGATAAAATAGGGTACGGATACCGTGTAGGACTGTGAAGAAGTGTTCGTAACAGTAATGTTAGGTGATGTCGCTAATATCGCACCATTTGCAGTAGCCGAAACTTTAGTGACAAACACTTCTGACGATTCGAATGTAAGATCAGCTAATGTTGTTATGGTGTACGTACCGACTCCGCTAGTAACATTAAATGGTTTTCTATCACCCGAATTCCAAAATTCTCCGTCTACGAAATCGGAAGTAGGACTTTGGGCTCCATCGATGAAAAAGTAATAATCGCCATCACCTAAAGATGTTGTGAACGTATTAACAATGCTATCACCATCTTCGGTCATTGTAGATTTGTCTAGCGTGATAACATTTGTCGTTCCTGTACCTTCGATAACGAAAGGTAGACTAGCAACTACGGTACCAGGTACGGTGTTGTCTGTGTATAGATTGAATGTGAATGTTTCATCACCCACTTCAGAGTCAGTAGCAAATACTAAAGAGCCTAGACTTCCACCAGCTCCGATAGATCCACTAGCTATTCTAGTCGAACCATCTAATACTCCAGCGGGTGAACTGAAGTCTGCATCTACAGTAGAGCCGTGGGTTAGATTCCAGTAATACACTTGAGTAGGCACATTAGTACCGTTAAGTGTAAATGCAACCGTATCACCTTCACCGGCTGAGGCTGGACTAGCAACTATCTCGAATGTAGGTGTAGCGTCCGTAATAGCGAACGTGTCAGAGACTTGAACAGTCGTATTATTATTCGTGACGGTGACTGTAGAAGTAGTTGAGCCTTCGAATGCGCCCGAGGATGTTGTATCGAATATTCGAACGAACGGGCTACTTGTAATCGTGAATGTATCTGTAGTCTGGGATAATCTAGTATCTCCGCCAGTAATGACATAGGTAAAGCTATCGCCAACTTCCGAAGCATTCACTGCAATACTAATCTCTACTTGGGAGCCTTCTACTATATCGGCTACAGTGACAGAATATGCACTAACAACATCAACGGTTGTAATTGTTTGAGTCGCTAATACTGTTCCTACTGCATCAACGAGTATAACGTCAAACGACTCCGAACCTTCACTAGCACCATCTATCGAAAGTCTAACATCAAACGTGCCTTGACTATCAGATATCGTAACAGATTGTTTAGAGGCTGAAAGTGGGGGTGGGTTAGGCACAAAGTCAGCGTCTGCGGTAGATGTATGTGAAACATACCATTGTAAAGTTGTGCTACCAGAATATGGAACATTAGTTCCTGCGATAGTGAATGTAGCAGTATCTCCTTCGTTTAATGTTGAAGTAGATGGTGTCAGTGTGTAGGCTGGAACCCTATTCTTGACTGTCACTGATAGTTCAGTTAATGCTCTACCCTCTTGATCGGTAATCTTTACGATATACGATTCATCAGCTTCTACCGTAGCATCTGTAATCCAAGTTGTGACTTGAAAAGTGCCTGTGCTACTATTAATATTGAGAGGTTCCTTAGAGTCAACTAAAGGTGGCGTACTAGGGAAATCATCATTGTCAGTAGTGACATGTTCAATATGCCAATTGACAGCATCGATTCCGTCAACTACGTCAGATCCAGTGAGCGTGAATGTCGCAGTCTGCCCTTCAAATAGTACAGAACTGCCAGAACTAACGTCCACATCAGCGGTGAGCGCATAGGAAGTCGTAGGTCGTTGTTTAATGTCTTGATCATCAATTAGTATAGCAGATATAGCATCGGAAGTCAATAATACTTCACCGCCAAGATACATTCCTGCAGGATGTGCAAACTTCTTAAATATGTCTCGCCACTTCGATATCGGTACGCCAACTTTAATAAGAATTGCGAATGTTTGATATAGCTCGTCATTAGTCAAGTACCTTAGCGAGTCCGGACCAATGAGCGATCCGCTTTCACTTGTCTTGAATATGTTTTCTTTTGGATAGATTACTTCTGCATCGAATCCGTAGAACGATCTAAAGAACCATTCGATAGCGAACTTAGAGCCTTTAGCTCGAAATAGAGTGCTAGAGAAGTTAGCCGCGGCTCGTTTCTCTGATTCGGTCTGTCCAAATCCCTCGAAGTAAGTATCGCCTAATAGCAATTCATCTTCGATATAAGACAATAGGGATATATCAGTTTCGCTAATGTCGCGAGTACTAAAGAGGTGTGACAGCAATTCGGTCGAAGCGTATTGATCTTGCCACTCGTAGTACTGATTTAATAGCCCCAAGAATTTAGGATAGTATTCCTTAAAGTGGTCAGGCAAAACACCTTCAATCTGATTTTGTCTTAGATTTAGATGGCGTCTGCCTTTATCAGAAAACGGTGTATGAGCCATTATGCTATAGGACCAAGGGCAGCCGCTATTCTATCTAATGCTTCTTTTATCGTAGTAGGATCAGTGCCTGTCCATTTTGTTGTATCAGCAGGAGAATATGCTCTTGCGGCTAATGTTGTTGGAACTGCGCTATCGACTAACACCATTCCACCTTCGCTATCAACAATACCAGTTGCATATGAGCCGCTTACAAAATCTGTTAGCATACCAAACTTGACTTTACCAGCAGTTGATATGTCTCCTCCAGCTTTTAGCTCGTTCGCGATGGTGAGATCACCATTAGGAATGACAATACCACCATCAGCAGAATCGCGAATTTGCGTAGCTAAATGACCAATCAAATTAAGTCGAGTAATCTTCTTAGTCGAGCCTGTACTGGCATCATTGATTACAAGGAAGTCGCCGTCTTCGGACTGTGTTAGTGTTGGTAGGGCTGATAACTTAATGTCTGCCATTTCATTTCCTCATTACTTTCTGTTATTTAGTTGCGTTCTTATGCGGGTGTTCCGCCATTCAGAACTTTAACTCGATATGCTAATCTATTGATAGCGTCATTAGTTGTCACTGGCGCAGTGCCAGACCATAATCCTGCGCTATCAGAGACAAAAAGATTGTCAGCACCCAAAACATTAGTGCTTGGATTATACGTAAGATCCAAATCGACGTTTACGTTATCATTACCTGAAGCACCAGAGCCGAAATGTATGTAGTACGTAGCGTTACTATCGACAGAAGTTACAGCAATGTTTGTGGCATTAGTAGCTGAAAGAGCCGCCACGTTAGTTAATCCAGCTCCGTTACCTGCTACATTAGTAAATGACATAGTATCAGTAGCCGCGTCCCATACTGCGCCCGCATCGGTAGTTACTGAATCATCGCCCGTCTGGTTAGCCTTCATTAATAGGTATTGTGTACCTGTGCTAGGACCTGTTTTAGATGTGATTGATACAGCCGGAACTTCTGTTAACAAAGAACCGTTACCAGCTATGTTGAGAACAGATAATAGATTGGTCGATGGATTATATGTAAAATCTGGGTCAGTGTTTACGCTATCTACACCAGTCGGGCTTTGTGTAAATATGATAGAGTGTGAGGCGGCTACTGCGGTAGGAGTAACATTAACAGCCGTCGCAACAACACCACTAGCAGTAAGCGGTAAGTTTGTTAATCCAGAACCATCACCAGTAATATTTGTTACTGATAATGTTTCGGTCTGTGGATCATAAACTAGAGCACCGTCTGTGAGTGGCAGTTGTTTGCCCGTAAGACCATCAACTAAAATAGGATAAACAGCAGTTTCACTGGTAGCGGCTACAGCAATGACGTTTGTACTTCTATCTGCTAATAGTGTGGTAGAAGATGCTATTGCACTATCTGCGGCAAGTGCGTAAGTGGCTAAGTTTGCTCGAACTGCTAGAGCCGCAAGCGCGGCACTATCTGCGATTGTTGCACGAGCCGCTAATAAAGCAGAAGCGGCTACTAGCGCACTATCTGCGTTCGTGGCATCGACAGCAAAGTTCGCGCTTAAAGCAGAAGCGGCTACTAGCGCACTATCTGCCTTTACGCCTGTTAGCTGGCTGCCATCACCTGCAACAAAAGGAGCACTAAAAATACCAGTATTAGGATTAAATAGTAAATTACTAGCAGTCTGTACGCTATCCTCACCAGTAGCGGCTTTACGAATCATTAGATGATAACCATCGTCATCTGCGCCAGCATCGACAGCATTAACAACAGGAGCATTTGTGGGTAAGTCAGTCAGATCAGCTCCGCTACCAGCAAAGCGCGTTGCCGCTAACTCGCCTGTGCTTGCGTCATACGTAAAATCGTCGCTGATATTTACCGAGTCGTATTCACCGTTAGCGCCATTACCAAAGAAAACTTTATTGTTTGCTTCGGTAGAGGTTGTTAGAAAAACTTGATTCGACTGGTTAGCTGTTTGCCCTAAAAGCAGGTCGCCAGCTTTAATTTGTTTTGTGATATTCGTGTCTCTATCGACAATTATTAGAATATCATCTACCGCTGGTACGCCAGTTGCGGAGTCTAAATCGGTTACCTTTACGCCTGCCATGTCACTTCCTCAGATTGTATTTCTTATTCTATTTATACTGTTTTATGTCACTGTTAATGTAACACTTACATTTTCTGCTTGACCAGTAGCGGGCGTAGCTGTATAGGTGAATACATCTGTTCCCACGAATCCTGTCTCGGGCGTATAAGTCATAGCACCGGTAGCTGAATTAGTTATTGTCACCGAACCGTTGTCGGGTTGTCCACCAACTGGTATCGTATAAACAACCGTAGCAGACTCGAATGTATCGTTAGCACCGACATTAATAGCGGTAGTCGTATTAAGTGTAATTGCGAACGCATCGCTAATTCCATCAATCACGGCGTCAGTGACCGTGGTATTAATTGTCACTGTATTGCTCGTTCCGTCGACAAGATTTAATGTAATGACAAACGAATCGCTACCCGAAAAGTCTGGATCAGGAGTATAGACCCATGAGACATTCGCTGAGGTAGTGCCTCCTGATGTAACAACACCGATGATCGTTGCAGAGGCGACACCAGATGTGGGTGAAGAAGCCGAGACAGTTGAAACCGCACTCTGAATATTTTCGATCTTTAGGATTTCGGTGATAGTACCAGCATCTTCAGTTGCAAGTACACCGCTATTTCCTGTTATTACATTGGCTAACACTTTAGTATCGAACAGGTTATTACCGTCCATATCAGTAACAGATACAGTAGCAGATTCAATGATTTTCTTGCTTTTTGCTGTATTATTGTTTGCCCACATATTCATTTTCATTTCGAAATCTAATGTATAGATTATTGATCGTCGTTGTTCGATAGAGCCTTCGTAGTCATCAGAAAAGGTTAGTCCTGTTAATGCTATAGGAGTGTCTTCTTTAACATCGAAATCATCGAGCGGCTTTACTGTTACAGTATATGTCGGTGTAAAATACGGTACGATCTGTTCGATTATCTGAAGAACATCGTCTTGACTTTTTCCATAGACATTTAGCTGAAAGTATACGTTGTACGGTACAGGAGAATATAACTGCGTAGCTTTACCGTTATATGTCGAAGGTGCTTTTATGCATGTGTTATTTCTAGGCATTTGTCTAGTTGGATCATGCTGAAGCGCGACAATCTCGAACGACATTCTTGGCAACTTCAATGCTATTTGTCTTTCGTTCGTTTCTGTATTGAGCATTTCATCCATTCGAGCTATAAAGTCTCTTTTGGGTGCATAAGAAAGAGGAACTTTTACTTGACTAATTACTTCGCCTGTGCTATTCTTGCGTATAACATTAAGGTTATTAAACAGTGAACCAAATACAGCTACAGCCTTTCGAATTCTTTGGTGATAAAAATGAGTGCCGAACATTAGATAGGATCTCCAAACGGATTAGACTCTGAAAAGTCCATAAAGTCATCAGCAACATCATCAAAGATATCGTTTTGATTACCCTCTTGTAAATCTTCACCAGTGTTAGTAAGTGGTATTTCAGATACAAGTGAATCCGCTCCGACGACAGGATCGGTGGTTGACCATACATGATATTCACCGTCAGTCGCACCAGTATGCGCTATCGATAGTTTATATGTACCAGGAACAGACGCGTCAATATGAGCGACTTCACCTTTCATGGTGTACGTGCCATTATCCTGACTTAATTCTTCGCCAAGAGTGTATGTACTATTAGCAATTGAGAATGTTGTTTGATCGAATGTGAGAATTGTAGTATATGCATGTGCTGATTCAACGGCATCAATCGCGGCAACACCCGTATCAAAATCTTCATCATTATATTCAAACAATTCACATCTCATACGGAATACAGGTAAATCCTTCAATTGATAAAACGGTGATTCGTCTTCTACCTTCTGTATCTCAAAAATAGAATTAGAAAGAGTCAACACTATTAAATCGCCTTCGCGTGGGCGATAAAACGGCTCGTCTAATGCATTCTCGACGGTACCTACAGTATTAAGCCATCGTCTACGTGCCATAATAAATGTAGCGGCATCTCTTATCTCGACACCAAACTTAGCGAATAAGTCACCGTCACCATCAAAACCTTCGACGCCTTCGACGTACATTTCTATACGATAAGCGGCATCGAAACGTGAGGTACTATCGTCGCCAAAGATGGTGTCTTTGTTAACTAAGTCGCGCGGAATATAGTAAACGTCCTGCCCGTACATTTTCAAAGATTCGATAATGATATCTTCGTATAGTAATTGCTCGGACTGTCTGCCTTGTGAGAAGTAAAGATTAGTTGCCATTGTTATCCTATGAAGAAATCGACAGGCAATTCTTGCTCAAGTCGAAGTTTCTCTTCCAATCTTTCTAGTTCGGCAGTGGCATCTTCATACATTTGGCGACCACTAACCGTGACACCACCTGGAAGTTGCATACCCTCGAATTTGGACATGTTAATGCCCCATTGCTGTTTTATTAATTGTGTAGTATAATCCTTTATGAACATATCATTCCAGATAGTATTATATACATTAGGATCAATTATTTGATAGACTTCAGCGATAACGAAATCGCCTTCAAGGATATCACCGTCTGTTAAATCACCATCAATATATAAACGCTCTTGTCTACGAGCATGTCTAACTTGAGGCAAGCCCGATAGTTGAGAATCGATTAGGCTCATATATTGTTCCATCTGATAGATGTAACTCAAGTCACCTGCGAAACTCAAAAAGTCTCCCATATTATTAAACATCATCTGATACTTGATATTAAACATATCACCGCCACCAGAACCGAATGTAGTATTAATAGGAAACAATCGCTTGACCCATTGAACAGAAGATGGCAGAGGAATCCAACCATTGCTTATATCCGTAGCCGTTATTTGATGTTTTATATACGTTCTAAGAGTCGCATCGCTATGAAACTCTTGGTATTTCTGAAGAGCGTCATCGACTTTATCTTCGACCTGATCTTCATCCACATTTATCTCAATCACTGGTTCCCCTAACCTACGTAGGCAGAAATCGATTAAGGTTTGTCGTGTTGTTGGGCTAGCCATTTATTTCTCCGAAATTATACGTTTATTTATGCACCCCAAAGAGTGGCACCCAGGGAATCGTAAATTAATAACTGTCTATCAGAAGGATCATAATACCTTGAAGCTTTCAGATCACCATTCACTGTTACCTTACCAAACTCAACACTGTCTAGAGTAGTGTTACCTCTAGAAACAACGGTTGCTAAAGTATCTTCCTCTGAGTCCCGATATGCTAATGCACCTAGTTGCCTAAATGCTACTGAATCATTCGCAGATATTACAAGTACATCATCGGTAGTTGCATCTAACGAAATACCTCGAAGAGATAAATTGCGTACTGTAAGTCTATTCTGTGATGGATTGTAGGATAAATCACTATCGACAGCCGCACTATCAGCACCGTTTAAAACACTAACGAATGCAGGGTAATATGTTTGATCGTTATTTTTTGTAATGACATTCGTTAGCTTAACAGTACCGTCGAGAATATCGGTCGAGATTGTTCTTGAAACAACTTGATTAGTCGAAGGATCTAAGAAAAGACCAACTACAGCAGTGACCGATGACGGAACATTCTCAATCACAAAATCATTTGTAATTGTAGCAGAATCCATAGTGCTTGGACCAGAAACATCTAGTCCAGAATCGAGGTTGAGTTTTCGATTCATATTCCAAGAATTGTCGACAGACTTATAACTTAACTCTGCGAACGATCCGTCTATAGTTATACCAGCACCGTTAGCCTGAGCATTAGTCGCTGAACCTTTAGCGAGTAATATATTTAAGTCTTTTATCTCGACGATTTCTGTGTTCAAAATCGTCTGTGTGCCCAGAACAGTCAAGTTGCCGAGAATCAGAACACTATCAGCTTCGAGACCACCAGTAAACTTGACGTACACGTTGGTACTATCACCGCGGTCGGTCACCGACTGTAATGTCTCGGTATCAGAGAATGCGCCAAGATTAAGCTTTCTAAAAACTACGCTATCGTGCAATCCGTTAGAGACCGAAGGATCACCTTTTAAGAACAAGGCATATAAGTCTGTAGCACCACCTGAGTCAAGAGCTTGATCGATAAACTCTAGACCACTAATTCTAGGTACAGAAGTCCAGCCTCTTTCGCCATTTGCTTTTGACGAATATAGTTGACCATCAGTAGAAGGATTGCCTGGGCTTGGCTCTGTTTGGTCGAGCGTTATGTATTCATAACGATTCGAATCTAAATTCTCTACAGCCCTTTTGGGTACACTTCCGAGAATCGACTTGATAGAATTAGCCATTTAATGATTCCAAGAAGCTTAATGTGAGTTCAAGTTTGTTTGCACTACCGGCTAAAGTCGAACATCTTATAACACCATTTTCTTCGACGATCAACTTGCCCGTTGTCAAACTAACACCGTCACGAGGCTGTACTCTATATCCTCTAACTAAATGAATAGGAGTAGCCGCTGAACCTGAGGCTTGCTTCAATGTTACTTCATGCACTTGCTGATCAGAATCTACGTTAGCAACCTGAGCCATCAAAACAATAGTTGTGATACCGTTCGGAGTTGTGTAAACTACATCACTGTCACCTGTAATAGGTCCTTCAGTAATAGCTACTGAAACGGATTTGAATACATTTAATGGAGTTGCCATGTTCTTAGTTACCTTCTAGTGCTAGAATATATGGAGTTAGAATAGCATATAGTGATCTTTCGAATGTCTCACCTACGATTCTACCTTCCTGTCTTTTAATAGTTAGTTCTGATCCGATTCTAAAGTCACCCATCTGATCCGTCGAAGTGAATACAACTAAACCTGCATTCGTTGCAGAGTCAAATACCACTTCACGCTCGGGCTTAGGTATACCACCATTCTGAGGTATAGCTGTGAACGTGTTTGTTCCCGAACCAACATATTCAAACGTGTGCGAACTTGAAGCAATCAATGATCGTTGTCTAAAGGTCATGTTCTGATCTTTAGCTTTCAACGAATTCAAAGGTGGCTCGAATGTTATATCATACTTATCTACATCAACCGAATCCACACCAACTACAGTGTAGTAATACTCTTCGGAATCAAACTTCATTGTATCGCCATAATTAGGCAGTTTAGAAGCACCGAATGCAGTGATATAATCGTCACTGTCTCTATTTATAACATTTCTCAAACGCAGTGAAGTAGTGAATATAGGATAATCCGAGTCTAATTGCCCGTCATATAGAATACCAGAAGTACCTCTTGCGACTAGCCCGAAATCACCGAACGAAGCGTTACTGTTAGTGATAGAACATTGACCACCAGTTTCAGCGAGAATAGAGGTTTCAGTAGAAATTGTGAATATAGAAACCAACTGAGCAAAACCGCGATTTAGTAGATGAACACCAATACCTGCCGCGTTGTACTGAGTGAATGCATCAGATACCATCGACTTCAAACCCGAACATTTAGAACCGTCAATTCTCATACCAACACCGTCGTTAGTAATAGAAGTACAGTTTTGAACATAAGGTGATTGTACAATGAATGGTCCGGCTCTTGAGCTATCAACACTAGGGTCGAATGCAACACAAGCCGCTAAGTTTTGATGATCTCGAAAGGTCAAGTCTTTTATGAAAGTGCCGTTGTCTACGTAGAAGAGATCAGAATCCACACTCTTAGGTCTAACTGTAGTGGTTCGCAAGTTATCACCGACAATCGCAGTCTTAGGAGGTAACTTAACAGGATTATTAATCGTGTAATCGCCAGACTTCAAAAAGATTGTTGTATCACCAGTATTCTTCGCAGACTTAACCGACTGAAGTATCAAGAAATCCTGAATAGCTTTAGTAGCTGTGACGGCATTTCTTAATGATACAGAAACACCTCGACTAATTAGATTAGGCTGTACCACTGCCGGTAGAGCGTCGAGATTGCCTGCGGCTATAACATCAACTATTATCGTGATAAGGGAGTCTAGCGTAGTCTTCTCTGATACAGTAGCATATTGGCTTGCATTGCCAGTTAGATCAGCACCTGTGGATAGATTGCTCGTCAGTGTGTTAGTGATAAGCTGTCCCACTATTGTTTTCAGGTGTTCGTATGTCGCTTGAGTAGCCGCTTGTTGATCAGCCGGTAACTGAGCGACAGCTCCAACATAATAAGCTCGGGCATTAATAGTCGTACCGTGTGTTCCGCCATACAATACGTCATGTGTCAGAGCGTCAACTATAAAGCCTGTATCTCTGCGACATCTGACTTTATCGTAAGTCGTTGAACCGTTTAGATCAACATGTGTCAATGCTTGACTAGTGATCGTCGCTTTTTGTGCTAGAATCAATCCGTAGTCGACTGTAGTACTCGAAGCAATGCCAGTGAAATCTGGCAATACCGTAGCTCTCAATCCTGAAATCGTACCCGCTAATATTGGTGCTTCGATAATAGAGATCAGGTCATTAACGACAACTCCCTCTGCCGCAGTGCCTGCATCAGCGACAGTATCTTGACCTGTGAATGTTTTGAGAATGACTTGCCCAATAGCAAGATCGAGGTATGTCAAAGCGTTTGATGTGAATGTTACCTCGTCGGCGCTACCAAGTTGAGCCACAGCACCCACGAAATATGATCTTGCGTTAGTCACCGATCCGACATTACCGAAGTATGTCAAGTCATGAATCAAGCCGTCAAGAATGAATCCTAAGTCTCGCTTACACTTGACGCGATCATATGTGACAGGTCCGTACCAATCTGCATACTCAATAACTTCCGCTTTTAATGCTACTATTGCATTATTAATTGTGTTATAATCTGTAGCTGTTATTCCAGTTAAATCTGGCAAAACTCTTGTGGCAATCGAATCAATGTTGCCAGCATTAACTACATCGATTATAATGTCTATCAGTGTATCAAGAGTTGTGGCTTCAGTAGCACCAGCGAGTCCACCAGACGTATCCTGACCCGTATAGGTCTCTTGTACGACCGAAGACACTACAGTCTTCAAAAATAGATAGGCGCTAATGGAGGCTGTAATTTCATCAGAACTTCCGAGCTGAGATACACCATCAACAAAATATGATCGCGCTATATTAAACGAACCGAAGTTACCACCATATAGAATGTCGTGCTGTAAAGCTTCTAGTATGAAGGTTAAGTCTCTTCGACATTTAGTACGATTATAATGAACCGGACCAACAAGATCGTAAACAGCTATCGCGCTTGTTTGAATAAATGCTAAAGAAGAAACGACAGCCGCGTAATCTTTTACCATCGGCTCTGCTATAGCAGTAGTATCGACATTTTCTACGAGAGGAACACTTGCTATATTGCCTGCGGTTATTGCGTTGATCGTAATATTAAGAAGAGTCTCTAACCGAGTCGTTACTTGCAAAAGACCTGATTGGCTTGAACCAGTGACATCTTGGTTAGGCAAAGTCTCTGCTAAAACCAATGCGAGATCAGCGTTTAAATTTGCGTATGCGGCTAATATCGCTGTTACTTGACCCGCAGGTAATACAGAAACTCCGTCGACGAAATACGAAAAAGCAACATTCCGTGAAGCTGTGTTACCATCATATAATATGTCATGAGATAAACCGTCAAGAATAAATCCAACATCTCGCCTGCATCTAGCAGTGTCATAGACTAAAGACGGATAGTTAGCTGTAATATACGCTATGTAGTTGTCGATCAACAAAGTTTTATTAAGTTGAATTTGAGAATGAGCCCGCTCTTCATTAACACTAGAGTTTATTGTTGTTGGGAATACTATATCGTTGATAGATATTCCTGAAGTGATAATATCCGTGACAGTCTTGACGCTCGTTTTCAAGGCTGTTTTTGTAGAAGCGTCGATAGCGAGCCCGTCAGTTATTGTTCCTATAGCAGTTATCACCGCGACAGTACCTTCTACAGTGTCCGCGGGAATAGCATTGTTTCGCGTATAGGCTAGACCAGCAGTAATACTATTATAGTTTGTACCAAACAGTAAATCTCGGCTGATCGCTTCAACGATTAATCCAACATCTCTTGAACATTTCGCTCTATCGATTGTCAGTGCAGGACTGTTTTCTGATATATTCCTTATTACTTCATCGATGATAAATGTGTTATTATTTTTAAGCTGATCAGCCGCGTTTCTTCTAGTCACCGAAGTGTTAATAGAGTCTGGCATTATCAGCGTATCAGCAGAGGTAGCGCCATTATCAATGATGTCGTTTATCTCTGCTATACTTGCAGTTACTTTGTCCTGCGAATCTGTGCTTATTGACAGAGCGTTTATGGCATCTCGAAGAATTATCCAAGCACCTTTTGTAAACTCAACTTGTCCAGCAGGAATAGCATTTACACGAACATATGCAAGACCTGAAGTAACTGTGTTATAGTTCGTACCTAACATAAGATCCAGTGTTATAGCGTCAACTATGTAACCAACATCTCGGGCACATTTAGTAGAGTCATAATTCTGAATTGTAGGATACGTCTGCGCAAGATACAATACTGTTTGGTCGATTAACAATTGCTTGTTATTTTTAATCTGACTAGCCGCATTTCTTCTATTGGTCGTAGTTGCTGGCGTATCAGGAGTGACAATAATATCAGCCGCTTGTACGTCATTGACCATGATGTCAGCGATTTCAGCTACACTAGCGATTATCTTAGACTTAGATGCTTCTGTAATTGACAATTCTAACATTCTATCGCGTAGGAATGTCCAGATATCAATAGTCGAGGCTGATTGATAATCGGGTAACGCAAGGTATCGTTTATACGCAAGACCCGCAGTGACCGAATTGTAATTAGAGCCTGTCATCAGATCAGTGATTATTGCATCAATGATATAACCAGTATCTCTTTCGCACTTAACTCTATCGTATGATAGTGCAGGATAGTTTTGTGAAATGTATACGACCAATTCATCTTTCAACCATTCGCGATTGTTCTGTAGAATTATAGCCGCATCGTCTGCATCAGGTGTTGTGAGAACAAGAGGAGCTGGAAACTCCAATACATCATGAGCTTGCTCGGTACTTTGTTTACCGTTAACAAGAATGTCAATAATCTCTGACCAGTGTTTGTTGTTTCTATATAATGCTCCGCTTTCTCCCGTACTAGCTTTCACTTCATCAACCGAACCAATAGCACCACGAGCCTGATTGAATGATACACGAGTCGGAACTAATTGATCTGTAATAACTTTATTAGCGTTAGCTCTTTGGTAAGAATGACCCGATGTAACAGCATTATAGTTTGTTCCGAATGCAATATCGTTATACAGACCATCGAATATGAAATTAAAGTCTCTTGTACATTTAGCTTCATCGAACGCAAACGATTTGAGCGTGGTGATAAGACTGACAGCAGAGTCTAATGTTTTGAACGAATCACCCAATGATGTTCCTGAGTTTCCGAACTCACCTGATTTAGAAACATAGAATACATTCTCTACTGCATCTTCGCCCACTTGGACCACATCAACAACACCAAACTTATCACGTTTGATATACATTTTACCTTGATGTGTATTAATCGCTACTTCACCAAGATCAATGTCCGTTATACCGGGTACTTGTCCGGGCACATTAGTTCTGCGATTTAGTAATTTAGTGGTTGACAACGTATCAAGCTCCTGTTATAATGCTCTTAGTGTTTCTATTTAGCGTCTTAAAATTATCCTGGATATCTTGAGTCATTACCAAAGAATCCGCCGTCAAGAGTGGTTATACTCACTGCACCGTTAACATTAGAAAATTGTTTAGTTGTGCTTTCTGTTTCACCTGCAATAGCATCAAACGAAGCTACACCAAGATTTGCGCTATCCGTAATATCGACAGCTATAGTGAGGCTATTGTTGAGGCTATTGTTAGGATTAGAGTATGTTAAACTTACTGCATTACCTGATGTTAGTAAATCATTAACGCTACTATCAATGAACTGTTCGATTTGCACACTGTCAATAAAGAATTGTTTATCAACATTAAAGTTAGCCACTCCTTCATAGACATTAAAATCACCGATAACATCAGTCGAATCCAAAACGATATCTAATACAAAGGTAGTATCACCATCGACTATTAGATTACCTTTAATTCTTACGTCAGAATCAAAAACAGCGTCATTCGCTACATTAAGATTACCTACGTTTGTAGAATCTAAGTTAGTAACGCCAGTGCCAGTGAAGTTTATGGCTGTTAACTGTCTTACAAGAAGAGAGTCTAAGTGACCATTTGAATCAACGATTAATGCGCTATTCGCAGTATTGACACCAGCTGGATGATTTAAAAGATTGGTGAAGTAAGAACCACCAATAACTTCTAATGATTGTGCGCGAACAGATCCATCGGGATACGTCGAGTCAGCACCAACGCCAATGTACAGTCTTTGACCGCCATTACCAAAGCCATCATGGGCTGAATCAACTAAGTATGAATACGCAGTTTCGCCTTGACGAAGATGTGGAGGCGCTCCACTTGTGCCGCTTCTACGCAGAAGCATAAATGCGTGAGCGGAATCAGACGGATAATGTTTTCCATCTATAATTTGATTTTCGTTTATTAGATTGTTCGCTGTCCAAGTTTCTGTGACAGCATTGTAAATAAGAATATCGCCATGTTCTGCGCCGGTAGTAGTAATGCCCGCAATGTTATCAACATCAACACCAGCCGCTGCCGCAGCCACGACAGTTGAGATAGGAGTACCGACGACAATCTTTAGAATTTTCGTCCTATTTTCAACTACTACTCTTGTCATTATTAAGTCACCGCCGGAGTTACTGTAAGGATACCTTCTAGAACCCTCTCGATAATTGTATTGCCCGTAGCACTATCAACGTGTGATATCTCAACATCATAGACGAAACGCTTCTTAGGATTAAGTATGCTCGTTTGCTCGTTAGTCAACGAAAGATTGACGATACCGCTTGTAGAGGGAGAGGATATTATAGACAAGAAACTAGTCTTATCAGAATCAGGCTGAGAATAGCTTGAACTGAGTTTAGCTTCAACACTAAACCCTGTCAAGTCCTTTTTAGAATTGTCCACATTTACAAGCTCCAACTCTATCGAAGTGTCAGAGCCTTGATTTATTTGAAGGACTTCGTAATGCGTAGCCATTTGTATAATATCCTTTCGATTATCTTATAAGGTTATTTATACGATTCCTAAGCTTGAATATCTTCTATTATCCAGTCCTGAAGAGATAGTGACGTATCAGATCGATCTAACGTGAACGCAATGGTCATTCGTAATCCTGTACTACCATTCTTTGCGGCATGATATACTAGTGAGTCTTCTCCGTCAGCGTATGAGCCGAAGTGTCCAGCTTTACATTGCCATCCCTTAACATCAGGTATATGAACCATTTCTTTAGTAACAGGATCCAAGTGCTTCCACCATCCATCACCTGTTTCGCTGTAAGTAAATATAAAGTTATAAGCCGACGCGTTAGCATTATTATGCCAAGAGATAAAGCCACCCGGAGGATAAATCGAAAACAGAGCGTTCTTTTTAAGATTGAAAGTAGTCTGAATATTAGTTATTAACGCACTATGTCTTTCGGTTACTTCAGCGATCTTCCTTTGAATTTTTGGATTATGATTATCGAATCTAATACCTTGACCAAAAGAATAACAGGCGATGAATTCTGGAAATCCATCATGAGAACTACCCATCGCTTTTATTTTCTCGAAATATTCATCACCCGTATAATAATCAGCTTTATCGAGATCGTTCATCTTCGTAGGTATTACAGCGGTGTAATTTTCTTCTTTTGTAAACCACAATGCTTCGTCTAACAATTCTATTGCAAAGTCGTTTAAAGGTATATTTTTCATCATAGTTTAAAACTCCAGAGATTTAGCGCCTGAAGAGGAGTAGTGTCTCAATACTACAGGCTCTTTATTATGGTCGTACTTATACTTAGAGTAGTAATTCCATCGAGCATCATCTTCTAATATACCTACTTTGAGGTCTTTGTATTTTGGCTCTTTGTTAGTTAACCACCAAAGTGAGAATTGGTCCCATCTTTTTAGTGTAGCAGGATAATTTTTGAGGTCTTCAGTGCCATCTTCGTTCCTTGGCCACCAGAGTCTAGCATACTGAGCTACAGTTAGATTATACCAATCGTTCATGAATTCACGAACAAGTGGCTTTCTCATATCATAAAGACAGACACCTCCGCAAAGTTCGAACCCTGCTTTAGTACCGTCAGCCTTTGTTGCACCGTCAAAGAATACTTCTGCGTAACAGTAATGTCTATCAGCAGGTAGACCAGTGAACATGATATCATGTCCATCGAGTTTATCAAAGATTGTAGAGATATCTTCGTGTTCGCATTCTATATCTGCATCGACATAAAACGTAATATCATAAGGTGATTTAGCCATTCCTATCAACTTAGCTCGTGCATGATCATCGCAGAAAATAATGTTATCCGCTATCTTCTCGTTACCATCAAGGAATCTTTCTTCAACGACTAGAGTGATCTTAGCTTCGGGATAATGATCTTTGATTGATTCCATAAGATTAATTGCAGAAACATAAAAGAACTTCTTTCGAGATGCAACAATAACATATCCAATCGTAGGTGGGGTCGTAGGTGGAGTAATGCGTAGCCATTTTTTTACTGTGTCAATCACATCTCTCATTTTTTAACCTCAATGTAGCCTAATTCCATTCCAATCAGCAGAGCGGCTAGGGCTTGCATTTCGATCACACTCTTTGCGCGTCTTATCTTCGATCTCATAGCTTTGTTTGTAGAATTTTTGATTTCAGGTATTTCACTCGTCTGAAGTTTAGCATTGAATAGTTGCTCTAACTCAGCAGATTTTTTGCGCTGTTCGTGGACTGCGCGATTCTCTCGATCTTTTTTATCCTTAGAGTCAGCGCGTTCTTGAGTGTTTTTATCGATATGAGGAACACCCCACCTAGACACTACAATGTCATATTCTGGATCACCTTTATTTAATAATAAGACATCTTTCTTGCGACCACCCTTTCCGCCTTCAACGGGCTTCAATCGAATGCATTTTAGCTGGGTCTTATCTTTATTTTCCCAGTATGCGTTATCTAAATATTCTACTTGTAAACTCATGCTACCCTCACGTATAATGTATAAGTTTCAATCGATACAGGAATGTCTCGTAAGTGTCCTCCAGTACCGTATGCTGTATCAGTTATATAGTCAATCGAGTAATCGGTATTATAGAGTGCGGTGTAAGCCGTGTCATCGTAACTCTCGATAATGTCATCATCTTGATAGTCAGAGGCATAGCTCGAGGTGTAAACAGCGCCATCATATGTCGTATCGTATGACTCTTCGCTATCAAGACCTTCGTAGCTAGTCACATAACCAGACACGTAAACTTGTTCGATATAATCAGTCGTATAATCAGAAGAATAAAGATCACGAACATACAATGAATCGTAACTTTCATCCACAGCGTCAGCGTCATATGTGCCTGTATATTCTGAATTGTAAGTTGTCTCGTAGCTAGGCTCATAGCTTCCTAAGAAATCACCTTCGTATGTAGGATTGTAGTCAGAGACATATTCGGACGCATAGGAAGTACCATATGCAATGTATGATTCAGTCGACTCGTAATTCTCTATGAAGGTGCTTTCGTAAGTGCCTAGGTACTCATTCTCATATTGACCAATGAACGTGCCTTCGAATTGCGTAGCATAATCGGTATTGTAATCAGTGGTATAATCACTAGCATATTCACTTATAAACTCCGATCCGTAATTGGTTTGATACTCGGAAGCATATGTGCCAGTATAACCAGTTTCATACGCATCAGCGAAAGTTCCTTCGTATGTATCTAAGAAGTTGCCAGTGTAAGTGTCAGTGTATTCAGATGTGTAAGTACCGACATATTCGTTCAGGTATATACTAGCATATTCCGAAGTATAATCACCATCGAATGTTCCGAGATACTCGGACGTGTATTCACCACTAAAGTTAGATGTGAATGTACTGTCATAGGTAGTAATATAAGCAGACTGATAAGAATCAATATAATCAGTTACATAATTGCCCGAGAATGTCTGGCTGAACACATTGGCATAGGCTGAGACATAGTTACCGTCGAATGTTCCAAGATACTCGGATGCATAATCTCCTGCGAATGAGCTTGTATAGTCTGACTCGTACTCACCCGTATATTGACCAGTGAATGTTCCGAGATAACTAGAAACATAATTGCCCGAGAATGTCTGGCTGAACACATTGGCATAGGCTGAGACATAGTTACCGTCGAATGTTCCTAGATACTCGGACGTGTAATCACTACCGAATATAGCTGTGAAAGCTGATTCGTATGTCGACAAATACTGTGATATGTAAGATCCAGTGTACTGTGTATCGTATGATCCTGTGAAGGTCTGCGCAAAAGATCCTTCGTATTGAGCCGCAAAGTTACCTTCAAAGGAAGCTTGATAAGCTCCTTCAAAATCACCGACGTAAATGGCTTCAAAATCAGATGTATACTGGGATGTATACTGGGATGTATACGTGTCAACGTAGTCTTCAGTAAAGTTTCCAGAATATGAGACACCAAACGCACCTTCGTAGCTCGAAGCATAATCACCTATGAATGTTCCAAGATACTGTGCGCTAAACTGCGCTCCAAAATTAGCCGAGAAGTTACCTTCATATTGTGAAACGTAGTTGCCGTCGAATGTTCCGGTGTATTGTGCAGTAAAGTTTCCTGTGTATACAGCCGAGAAGTTACCTTCGTATTGTGAAACGTAGTCGCCGTCGAATGTTCTTGTATAGCCCGAAGTGTATGTGCCTACAAAGTTTTGTGTAAAGACGCCCGTGTACTGCGAAAGATAATCGCCCGCGAATGTTCCGAGATAATCAGAAGCGTAGTCTCCGGCGAAGGACTCTGAGAATCCGCCTGTATACTGCGAAAGATAATCACCAAGGAATGTTCCGGTGTATTGGTCAATGAATGTTTGATTAAAGTTAGCAACAAAGGTACCGTCATACGATGACAAATATGTGCTATTATAAGAGCCAGTGAAGTTAGCCGTAAATGTTTCGCTATCTACAGATTCGTATGCTCCAGTATATTGTGAGACATAATCGCCCGCGAATGTTCCGAGGTAGTTAGCACTAAATGTTTCATCAATAGCGCGTTCGTATAGCCCCACATATGTTGCGTTAAATGCACCTTCAAACGAGGCTAAGTAGTTAGCGGAAAAGTTTTGTTGTTGTGTACGCTCATATTGCCCTAAGTACTGACCAGTATAACCACCAATGTAATTTCCAATATAAGACGCGGAGAATGTTTCTTGTTCTGTAGTCTGTTCTACTTCAGCTATTTGACCAACATACTGACCAATATAATCAGCCGCGTAAGCAACACTGAAAGTTTCATTCACTGCGCGTTCATATAGCCCTGCATAACCACCAGAGTATTGTCCAGTGTATGTGCCGGCATAGACAGCCGCGAAAGTTTCACTCTGCGCTCGTTCATATAATCCTGAATAGCCACCAGTGTATTGACCTGTGTACGTTCCAGCATAAACAGCCGCGAAAGTTTCACTCTGCGCTCGTTCATATAGCCCTGCATAACCACCAGTGTAGTTGCCTATGTATGAACTGTTATAGTTGACCGCGAAGTTTTCATTCTGCGCTCGTTCGTATAAGCCTGTATATTGCCCTGTATAGCCACCGGTATATGTCGATGATTGAACCGTAGCAAACGACTGGTTCTGCGCTCGTTCGTATAAACCTGTATAGCCACCAGTGTATTGACCAGTGTATGTAGACGCAAAGCCTTCATCTATGCCCTCTTGAACAACACCAACATATTGACCCGAATACTGCCCGACATAATCACCCGTGAAATTCTCGTTCACTGTTCCTGTATATTGCCCTGTGTATGAGCCCGTGTATGCGCCTAAATAAGAGCCTATGTATGAACTTACGTAATCTCCTATGAAAGTTGAACTGCCACCTCCACCGGCATATCCCGCTGTGTTGCCAAAGGGATTAATAAACTTAACAGTCCAAGATTCATTTTGACCAAAGAAGACGGGTCCGGGGGCAACCGAGGAAGATATAGAGAAAGTCGCAATTCCACCTGACAGCGTATAAGACATAGACGTTCTATTGACAATCGTAACCGCGCCACCGGGTGCTACAAGGTGCATCGATTGCCAGTTTGTGGGATTACTACCAGCGTTGAGTTGAAGCGTTAAACCTTGCGATGTTTTAACACCAACACCAGAAGTAAAAATCGTAGTCCAGTTGTGAAATAGAGCCCTTACAGATCCCATGCCAAGATTAAGTGAAGTTGGGCTGAAACTACCACCAAGGGTAGAAGAAACAGAGGAATAACCGGCTGTACCCGAAAGGTTGTAATCATTTAGATCAGCATATTCGTCAGCAACCATCGTACTTGTTGTATGAGCATTTGGTCCATTGTAAAAAGTTGTAGAGGTACTAACGTAGTTTCCTTGGAAGTTTCCATTGAAAACTTCCCCTACGGCATCAGTCACCGTATCTTGATTAGTAGTGTTTTGTGCGCGTACATAACCGCCCGTGTATGTGGTCGATTGTGTTTGGTCTTCATTTTCTGTTTGTGCGCGTTCATAACCACCAGTATATGTTCCAATATATGTGGTAACAAAACCTTCGTTGATAGCTGTTTGTTCTGTCTCACTTACTTGACCAACATACTGACCTGTGTAATCGCCTGTATATGCGCCTGTATAAGATTGTTGTTCCGTTGTACTTTCATTCTCGGTTACTTGACCAATATACTGCCCTGTATATTGCGTATTGTAGTTATTAGCAGAGTTAAAAGTTGCTGTAAATGTTTGTTGCTCGGTTTCACCAACTTGACCAACATACTGCCCTGTATAATCACCAGTGTAATTTACATTGAATGATTCGTTGATAGCATCGCCTATGGTTTCGCCAACTTGACCAACATACTGACCTGTATATTCGCCTGTATAGTTCACATTGAACGATTCATCGATATTATCAATTATGGTTTCGCCAACTTGACCAACATACTGCCCTGTATAATCACCAGTGAATGAGGCACCTGAAAACGATTCATTCACTGCGCGTTCGTATAGCCCTGCATAACCACCAGTGTATCCGCCAGTGTATTGTGAGACGTAAGTGTCACGAGCGAACGACTCTTCGTTAGTGCTATCCTCGTTTTCGTTTACTTGTCCAGTATAACCACCAGTGTAAACAGAAGTGTAATTGGTTCTTTCGTAGACACCCGTATATGAAGCACCGAACGATTCGCTTATCTGTGATACGTATTGACCAGTATATTGGCTAGTGTAATCAATTCGCTGGTATTCGCCTATAAAGTTAGCACTAAAGGTTTCAGACGGAGCGCCAGTATAACCGCCAGTATATTGAGAGGCGTAATTAGCTCCATCGTAAGTAGCGTTAAAGTTGGCATTAAATGTTCCGGTATAATCACCAGTGTACGTAGAAACATACTCGCCTTGGTACGTCAATCTTTCGTAATTGCCTACAAACGTAGCACTAAATGCTCCGCTATAATCACCGACGTAATCGCCTACGAAGTTTGTGTTGTAGTTTACTCTATCGTATTCACCGATAAACGTAGCACTAAATTGTCCGTCATAATCACCAGTGTAAGTACTCTCGAAGATAGCGTTAAATTGTTGACTATCATAATTTCCAAGAAACGTAGTTCCGAACGTACCGCTGTAGTCGCCAGTATAGTTTGCTGTAAAGTCAGCAGTGTATCCTTGACTGTCATATGTTCCTAAGAAAGTCTGTGAGAAAAGACCCACATAGTTGCCGGTGTATGACGCGCTAAATTGCGTTTCATATGTAGTTCGCTCATAATTGCCTGCGAAAGACGCGCTATACAGACCAATGTAATCGCCAGAATAAGTCTCATTAAAGTCACCAGTGTATGTTGTGTTATCATAGTTAGCCGAGAATGCTTGACTGAACTGTGACGTATATTGACTAGCATAAGAGTTGGCAAAGGTAGAAACATAACTTGCACCTTCGAATATGTTGTTGAAGTTGCCTTCGAATGATCCTGCATAATCACCCACATAGTTCGATTCAAAAACAGTAGTATATTGAGAACCATCAAACACTGCCGCAAAGTTCTGACTAAACTGATTGATATATTGACTAGCATAATCACCGACGAAGGTAGTCGCATAGTCAGTGTCACTATAATTTCCAACGAAGTCCTGTGCGAACGAAGCATCGTAAGATGACGTATAATCACCAACAAAGTCTACCACGTAATCGTCTGTATTATAATCGACAGCAAAGTCTTGGCTAAACTGACTGATATATTGACTAGCATAATCACCGACGAAGTTAGTCACATAGTCAGTGTCATCATACGTGCCTACAAAATCCTGTACGAACGAAGAATCATAAGTGGATGTGTAATCTCCAACAAAGTCTACAGAGTATGGGCTACCCTCGTAAACACTCTGATACTCCGGACTTACGAATGAGTTATCATAATTAGAGACATAATCGCCAGAAAAGGTAGCCGCATAGTCAGTGTCATCATACGTGCCTATAAAGGTAGATTCAAAGCCAGTAGAATAATTTGTGGCGTAGGTAGTTTCGAAAATCGTACTATATGCTGTATTATCATAATCGCTTAGATAGTCAGTAGTATAGTCGCTATTATAGACCGAGATGTAATCGGTCAAGTATTCTATATCTTCATATACAGACTCGTATTCATCCGAATATTGAGAAGTGTACTGGGAACTATAATTACTAGTGTAGTCATTCTCATACGTGGTCGCATATACAGACTCATATTGCCCTGTATAATCTACGCTGTAATCTGTAGCGTAATTGATATCTTCATATACGCTGTCATAGTTACTAGTGTATTGACCAGTGTATGAACCAATGTAATCAATTTGATAGTCCGAAGTATATCCTGAATCGTATGCGTCGGCTGTATAATCGCTAATGTAGTCGCCTATAAAATCAGCGGCTAGATAATCCGTACTGTACTGTTCGTTAAAAATAGCACCGTCGTATGTGGGTACATATTGGCTAACGTAGTCCCCAAGATATTCTTGCTCATACTGGCTTTGATAATCAGCTTCAAAGTTTTGAGTGTATTCGGCATCATATCCTGTGTCATAATCTGGCGTATAGTTGCCTAGATATTCCGCTTCGTATGTACCTTCAAAGTCAGCAGTGAAATCGCCAGTATATGTAGGCTCATAATTACCTTCATACGTGTCAACATAGTCGGTTGCATAATCTTCTACATATTGACTTGAATATGCAGGTGTTGAAACATAACCTGGGTCATAATAATATTCTAGTCTAGTATCAATCGCACTACCACGAGCAACCCACGTTCCTGTTTCAGTAGGCGCACCTTGAGTAGATGATCTTAGTACATATTTACCAATACCGGTAGTGGCAATGGCTTTCTTAACTCTTTCGCCAAAAGTAAATTCGACTTGATTGTCTGTATACTCATTTAATCCTGCGTATTCACCCAAGACGCGCTTCGGATATACAAGATTAACTTGAGTAGGCGCAGTACCTGACTGTCTTAGCCATATCGAGTAGTCAGTAGTCGATCCGTCTGCGCGTGTATCTGTAAATACGTTGCTAACAAATTGAACCCAATCAGAGCCTGGGCTGTTAGCATTTAATCTGTATGTGCCTGGCAATTCGTTTGCCATAATTCGTATGACTAATTTTTCGCAGAACGAATCAAGTTCTGCATCAGACATTTCTTTGATACCATTTGGCGTTAGATATCTGGTCCAGAAAACAGGGTTCTTTTTGTGTACGCTTTGCGTAACAATACCAGCATTGGATTGATATAAGTCATATTGAACGCTAGTCGCTTCTGGCGGTAATGTTTCTTCAACATCGACAGTCGCAAACGATATAGACGCGTTAGCGGTATTATTAGTTGTGTTGTTTAAGTCAGTGGTACTCACATTCAACGAAAAGTTTATTACTCCAGGTTGAGTCACCTTAACCTCAAACTGTGAGATAAATGTGCCTGTCAGACCATAAACAAAATCTTCCCATTCGACGCGAGTATCTTCGATGATAGACGCGGACGGTGTTGTTGTTACACTTTCTGTACTGAAGAGTGCTGTACCAGACTCGGACAATTCGTGAGCGATCTCTTCAAAACCTGTCTGAGCATCACCTGTAACAATAACTCTTACAGTATCGCCAACAAAGATAGGAGAGGGAAATTCGTTTAATTGTGTGAATGTCGCAGTATGAACACCGGTAGTTGTGTCCGATATATGATCGACAGCTAGATTAACTGTCCATGTTGTTCCTGGAGTAGAACCTATAGTGGTTTCGTAAAACGTATCATCGATTGAACCGACTAGAGTGTTAGCAGTAGAGGTTGTAGTTAGAGCCGAAGCATCTTCTGCGCCCATTTTACCTAGATGAACACCCGCCCTATAAGCAATGGAATCAAGATCAACGGAAGCTAATTCTTGAAGCGCGCCATTGCCAAGATGTTTTAAGGGTAGAGACATAGGTGTCAGTCTTCTTATTCGTCAAGAGTTACAGTTATTTATACGTTATCAGAGACTAACAATTCTAGTATTTTTTTAATATCCTCTATGTCTTTTTGGAGACTATCGACCTTATTCTCTAAGGCTGTATGTTCAATTTTCTTTGCGGCTCGTATTCTTTTTTGGGTTCTAGCTAGTTCGATTGCTTTTGCATCTACACTTAGTATAGCGTTTGTTTCAACATCTCGAACTAAACTAGGAACCCCCTCGACTTTTATGTGACGATAATTGATCATACCGCTAAGTACTTGACCACACTATTGCCTATGGTTACTGGCTTACCACTATTCTTACTTTCTAGAATGAACTTAGTCTGAACTTGACTAAATGGAGGTATTGTGCCATTCTTATCACCGACTAAGAATTCAACGGAGCGCACACTTCCATCCTTTACGATAGCGTCAGTAGGATTTTGAACTACCCACGGTGTGTTCTGAATATCTTGATCAGAAGAACAAACACGATAGGCTAATCTAAAGTTGCATTCCGAGTGAACGGACGCGTCAGTCTTTATTTGAATACCAACAGCAGTCTCTTGCAATACTACAGGGCTATTAATATGAGACGCTACTGTAGTACTACCCGTTGCAGATGTTTCAGCGACAGGATAGATATGCGGTGTAACTGACGGATCATCGATCAAGTTGTTAACAGTTATTAACGAAGAACGCTGTAAATCAATGATAGGAGAAACAAAATCGCTTGCTGATTTCATATCAACCTTGAAGTAAGCAGAGGCAATGCCCGCACCAATATCTGAGTCTTGAGAATAAGAGTTATATAACGTATTGACCTTCTCAAAATCAGTGTTTGTCTTAGGCGTGATTCTCGTATACTTCGTATCTCTTACGAATCGTGTTTCAGAACCAGATACAGACTTACCAGAAGTAAATTGTGCAGAGACATCAATCGAAGTCGTGTTAGGTATTATCGATTCGATATGAGGATTAGCGACAGAAAAGTTAGTGTTTCCTAAAGAAAGACATTTCTCACCACCACCAACTTCAGTAGTAGTCGCTGTGACTCTATTACTTGGATCAATCTCGAAACGATATCCGTATGCATCGACATCAATAACTTCGAAACTACCGCTTAACTGCGCAGAACTGAATCCACCTATTTCGGCACAACTATCTAGTCTAGCACCATCTCCTGGCTGTAGACCGTGATTGGCGTGACGAACATATATTTTATGATCACTAATTGTAGTTTGTAATGGGTTCTCACTCAATAGTCTAGCAGGAACATCAGCATTTTTCAATACAAGACTGCCGTTAGCTCCACCGTTCGTACCAAACTTAGCGCGTGTTAGCTTGAACATTAAGTCTTGATCTTTCGAATCAGTCCAGTTAACACCATTCTGAGGTAAGAACATTGCTCCTGGCGCAGACTGTGTTGTGATCGATCTAGCCTTCGAATTGATTACTGGTTCGCGAGTCTTTGCAGTGTAAAGCTCGTACTCTGTAGATTGCGAAGTGACCACAATAGCGTAGTCTTGCCCAGGCGATAAGTAAAGTGGCTCTTCAAATACGAAAGGTGTTGGTGCACCCTGAATAGTAACCAATTGATTCGTATTAGATGTTGCGACAACATCAGCACTATTAACATATACATGTGAATCAGGTATAATGTCTGAAGTTGACGGCTTGCCATTCTCTACCGGACGAATATGAACAGATACAGGTAAGCCAGTAGTCGTTGGCTTTGACTTGAAGAATAAATCAATCTTAGTCAATGTAACACCAACATCGTTACTAACATGAAAAGTCTGCGCTAATGGATTCATCGTAGCCGCTTGGACTGTAGCAGGTAAAATGTCTGCAAACTGATTAAAGTTAATGTTAATATAATCGGACAAAACTTTCGACATTTGAGTATTGTTTGCTAATGTCTGTAGAGCCGCACCATCTAGTGCAACACCATCAGGTCCATATAAACCAGATAACTGAGGATCGATTAGCTTAACAGAAGCCGCAGGTACTCTATCGAGTACACGTTTCAATTCTTTAGCAGAGTAAAGTTTACGTGTGTAGTTGTAAGGATAAAGATATTTATTGCCTCTTGAGCGCGTAAGAGGATTCCACCATACCCATGGCAACAAGCCCTTAGCAGTATAATGCGTAAATGCTTTACTGTTTGCACTAGCCCAGTCGTTCACGTTGATATCAAGAAGTTTAAATTCTCTTGCACCGGCTCTAAATCGTAGATAATATCTATTATATCTTCCACGATATTTTGTGTGTTGTAGCGCATACTTAGGTGTAATATTAGGTATGAAGAATGACCCAATGACTTCACCGTTGGCATCAGCAATAAGATCAGTAGTTCCGTCAGGGTGACCAGACATTGTTGAGTATGTATTCTTATTACCAATATCATCTACTCGATCTGACCACTGAACGAATGCAACTTCTTCTCGACACCATGCAGAGACATCTTTACCGTCAAAGAATGGAGTAAACTTAGTGTTCGGAGTTAAGCCTTGCGCCTTGAAGAAAATCTTTCGTGATCGAATCCATGGTACAAGGGCAAGATCGACTGTTCTATCACCAATCACTCTACGTAGACTTTCGGAGGCTACTACTCGTCTAACATTAGCCGTGAAATTAGATCCGTTAGTTCGACCACCCCAATTCCACTGCCAGTTATTCCAGCAATGCGCTTGTTTTGCGGACAGCTTATTAGTACCAGCTAGAACCTTAACAGCATCTTGAATAGACTCTTTCCATTCATCAGTAGAAGGAGAAAGTTTTAATGTACCAACATTGTCGATCAATCCAAAAGGATTAATCTTTGTAGTACGTGAAGCGAGTTTCTGGAATGTCCATTCTGCGGAATCGTGCGCAAGATAGATGTTATCGCCCTTCTTGACAACACCCGTACTTGAATGTGATGTTGTGAAAGCATCAGCAGTATTGTTTGGTACGTAGACTAGTCTAGTATTACCTTCTTCGAATGATGGTCTAATCAAACGATTCTCAGGATCTATCGAAGCTCTATGATCAGGTGAACCCGTGTCGGTGCCAGTATGATCAGTCGCTTCGTTGACTTGAAGACCACTAATGATACGAATTACGCCATCACTGTCAAGTACGTTATCAAGACGCGCTTCTAATTCAAAAATACTAAGTGAAGTAGACTCTTCTATAGCATCGATCTTATTTTCTAGATCACCGATATCTTTCATCGTGTAGCCACGTTGTTGAGCAGTAGGCACGACAACAAGATCATTTTCATCCTTGGTGTTTGCATTCAATATGATCTTATACAATTCCATAGAGTTATCAGGTGTCTCTTTGAATTGTGGATCGCGGGCTTGTTGCCCCATTAGAATGTTGATCTCACCGTCATGAGTCATGATAACTTTATCAGCACGAGGCAAATAATAATTAACGTCAGCAGTGATTAAAGAACCGTTGAGAGGAAGCGCAGGTATATTCGACACTGTGCCCGCAGTATTTTGATCAGGTCTAAAGTCGATAACATCATGCAACGATATCTCTTCACCAGTATTCGTTATGTGCTTAGGAATATCACTATATGGTACGTTGTATGAATTGACCGCATAGAAATCGCCTGCACCACGAGTGAACGACTTGAAGTTTACATAGATTGTGCCTGGATCTGCGAAGCCGTCTTTAAGTACTAGGCGACCGTCACCGTAATAATTGTCGCGTTGACCATCATCTATTGTAAAGATAGACGATAAATCATTACCAGCACTATTGTTTTGTCTGACAGAATCGACAGAGTAGATATCAGGAAGACCAAGATTAAAATACGTAACACCAGATACCGCATCTACAGAAGAGGTGAATGAAGTCGTGCCCGAAGTAGTAGCAGTCTTAGGCTTTATCGTAGCAGTCTTTTGCACAAACGCGATAATTTTATAATCGTCAGTAGCTTGCGCGAGACTCGTTACAGAAGCATCGCGACCACTGTTAGTTATAGTAACAACATAAGTACTTGGTAATTCCACACCACTGGTTTGAGCAGTACTTAATATCCACTCAGAAGATTGTGTGTAAGATTGACCAACAGGTAATTGATCTAATGTGACCGCATTACCAACAGCAGTTTTCGTCTGGTACTTCTGAACTGTTACTGTAATATCATCAAAGTCTGAAGGTCGTGCGTTGTTAGTAGCAAATAATAGATCGTTATTATCAGTCTCGTATAATTTAATACCGTTTGTGGCGACAACTATGTCAAAATAATTAGTAGAAGCCGTACCTAGACTTCTTATCTGGGCAATAGATTGACCGGGTTGCATAGTAACATCATAGACAAATACTTTTTGTACGGTGTCGCTGAAGTGTTGAATTCCTCGGACTCTCGCTGTACCGACTACAGAACCGCCCGCAGTGACAGCAGAGTATAGATTCACTTCTGTATAATCAAGAATAGGAATATCTTTGTTGACATTACATAGGAAATAGTTGCCTAACTGAATACCGATAGTATCGTTATTAACTAATTCAGTAGCAGTGGGTCTCGGCAATTTAAACTTAGCAGAACTTTGATTTTCTACTCTGTACCCATTGATATATGCTGTGCCTTCTGATACAATAAGATCGAGGTTAGAATCAAGACCGTTATCAAAATCGTCGACGTTAACAGTAAAAGGATTAACTACATAATCGCCTGACTCTTCTTTAGTGCGTATAGAAAGTAGATCATTAATTTTATTGAACGAGTCTTGAATTTGTATTTCTTCGCTGATCTTTGAGTTTTCAACTCGCGCTAAGAACAAGAATGTTTGCGAGTCAGTAACTTGATCTTCGGTAGTTAGAACTAGGCTGATACGATAGCGATCAGCACCAGGAGAAGCTGTATTAACGACACCGTTTGTGTTGTCATATAATGCTTCAGTGTCATTGACAGTAACAATATCTTGAACGACTCTAAATCCTACGACAGTATCAATCGCAGAATTTTCGTAAGGAGATAATATGATAGATTGTTCAATAGTATTAACGAATCTACCTAGAGCAAAGAACTCGCCTTCTGCGACAGTAAACTTAACACCTTTACCAGTAGCGTTAGGTGTTTCTGTGATTAATTCATAACCACCACCTGACTGATCGAAGAGTGTGACCTGATCACCAAATCTAGTAGGAGTGTTTCCTGAGACTGCGCTTCCGTTATTGATATATTCAATGAACAACGTATCAAATAACTGCCCTGTTTTTGCTTGCGATACTTCTAGGACTTGTGCTTTGATATTAGTAATAGGATCAGAGAATATTGTTCCGACGGGTATAGCAGAGAATTCGCCACCTGCATTTGTCGAAGCGATCTTGACATAATCGTATGCGCTATTGATACTAGTGCCAGCACCTGAGATAGCCGCACCTTCTTTGTATAAATTGCCGCCCATCCTGCTCATTTCAGCAAAGATGATACTCTGCAATTGAGTAAGTTCTCGGGCTTGCAATGCGCGACCACTATTAAACAATATTTGATGATAATTGTTTGTTGGGTCAAAATCGTCTGCGTAAGTACCTGGTAACGTAGCGGAAGTATATTGGTTTGCCATTTTTTAGTCTCTTATTATCTTAGCTGAATTACGATTCGAATATCTTCGGTTTGATTACTTGCTCTAGTAATCTCGTCTACATTATTTATATACATTATATCACCCGAATATGCATCAATGTCGGGTGATAATAATGCGCTTGTTCCTGCAATGCCTGTACGAATTAAGTTAGATAGCCCGTCTGTAGCATTGAATTCACCAAATCCTGTTTGTTCGTCTTGCCAGTAATATAATTTACTATCTACTGTATCGTGGTAATAGACCTTAGCTGTAGCTGTTCCTGCATCATTTTTGAATAGATCGTCGATTTCAAACGTGCCATTTGATACAGTAACAGATAGACCCTTCAAGGCACTTCCTGTGTTAGCAGAGAAAGCAGTCGAAGTGCCAAAGGCGTTTACATTTTTGAATAGGGCGATCTGATTAAAGTCGTTCTCTATTCTAATACTTTCGTTCTCGTTCGCAATAAAGTCAGTCTGAAGCATCAGCGCGTTCGACTTTAATGTTTTGGCGATATCAGCATGAACGCCCAATTTTGGTGATAGTATAGGGCGCAGAACGGCATCGCCTACACTGAGTTTTAGATCAGCATAATCATAGCCACTTCCATGTCGATATTCACCTGTGTTGGCATCTGTATCTACTAATACTCGTGTCACTGCTCCGTTAGAAATATCGACAGTGAATGCGGCTAGACTTCCGTTGCCTGTAACTGTTATAGTAGGGACACTTGTTACTGTAGTTCCACCACTTACAATCTCAACTCCTATTATTTCACCGCCTATAGAAGCATCTTGAAGATTCTTTTGTGCGTTCTCTTCTGCAATTAATCCAAGAGCAGATACTTTTTTAACCGGTGTCCAGTTTGCTGTTCTGTATGTCGCATAAGCTACGTTGGATATTCTATACATGAATCTCCATCTATATCCATCACCAAGCTCGAACGTCTTTCCGTCAGAAGCGTAGCCCCCACCTAGAGCAGAACTTCGTTGAAATGTTTGGGTGGGTTCGTCTACAGAAGTGTTAATAGTACCGTCAGATAATTTACCAACACCTACGCAAATAAACACATCATTGAATGAGTTTATAGCATAGAAGTTTGTTAATGCGTGGTTGTTGTCATCCCAATGATTATAAATTGTACCACTCACCCAATTAACAGTAGGCACAACATACGAAGTATTCGCAAGTGTTTTGACTGACTGGAGGGTTTGTCTAATTTGAGATTGCGCGTAGTTTGAGCCAACATCAGAAGGAGCAATGTTAACGAGACCCGAGATATTATACGCGTCTCCCTTTGCTAGACCCACATAGTAGTTTGATACGGATCCGTCAATGTCGGCTTTTAACTCGTCTAGCAGAGACATTCGAAATTGATTAGTAATCGCTGAGGTCATGATTAGTTCTCTTATTAATATGTATCTATTTATACTGTATCTGTGAGTACTGCTAGAGCCGTTGAAGCTGTAGCATCGAATTTCAGAATGTTATTTCTGAAAGGATTGATCACTGACTGGTTAGCCGGAGTGGCATTAATCTTGACAAATTCACCATTAATGAGTGTGCCGCCAAACGAGTTTAATGTTACTGTTCCTGCGCCTGCATCATAAGAACCAATGTCATCGACTTCCGCAATGCCGGTAGCGACACTAATAGCTTGAATGACATTTGAATCAAGAACATTCCGGAGAAAACATATCTTACCGTTAATAAAGAAGTTGCCTGAACTAATAACATATAGCGTATCATCAGGAGGACTTATTGAAGTTGGATAATTAATGATGTAATCAACCGCACCGAGTTTAGGATCGAATCTTGACTGCATACTAATTTCTGCGCGACTGGACAATACAGAACCATCGACCGCATCAATAGCACTTAGCATATTCGATCTTCGGAAAGACTTGTCGAACGCACCAAGATTATTCTCGAAGTATGTTTCCATAGCACTAGCCACATTCGTCTCGACTTGCGAACGAGAGGATGAAGTCAAGTTAGGATTGAATTGAAAGAATGTTTTCACTTCAAGGAACGTGTCTACTGGATCAGAAAATTTAATGTCGAATGAAGCGACCGATAAGTCTTTTGCAAGATTCGTTATGGCTTCTTTAGTGTTAGTTATAACAGTAGCGTCGGTCGTAGAGAATTCGATTGATAGAAAGACTGATCCGTATGTCGCAGGAAAATTATCTTCACCGCCCCAAGCTTTGATGTCCTTTATAACATTAGCATAGCTTCTGAGTGTCAAAGCGGCATAGTCTTCAGCAGTGACCATTCTGTTCTGCGAAGCGTATATGTAAGGCGCGTTTTTACGAATCGACTCAATTGATTCTTTTGCGTTACCACCACCAGATTGTGCGATAGTCGTTACAGTAATATCATAGCCGCCTGCAATCTGTGCATCAGGGCTAAATGTTCTTGCACCGTTCGCTTCAGCTCCAGATACAGCAGTGTATTCGACAAGAATTTTATTGCCTGCAACGGGTGCTTGAGAACCTAGACGAACACCATTACCAAACGACAACTCATAGAATCCGTTGGGTGTCTCTTTACACACGAACAAGCGCGTTTTTTCGTTAATTGAAGTCGCACCGTTAATGTTGATAAACGTCTTTCCGTTTATAGAAGATGGTGAATCAAACACTGTGACTTTGACTGTATCTAGGTCTAAGTTTGTTACTGGTATAACATATGAGTCGAGATCACTGCCTTGACCAGCAATGAATGATTTTGTTTTGACAACACCTTCATAGATAGGAACATTCTGATTACCATCAATCGCGAAGAAGTACTGATCGCTTCCATTGTTTCTTGCGATAAGGGTATTTCGTGTTTGGAACGTATAAGTCTTGTTATCGACAGTAGATGAAAATGTACTGCCCGCAGGTAATGTTACGCTCGACGGAGGATTAACATCGATTGTTGTGAATAGATTCACGACAGCATATGAAGCTGTTCTTGAATTGACAGTGTAGCCCAAGCTACTTGCAAGACCAACAAGAGACGATCTAAGCTGTGCGGTACTTAAAAACGATTCGTTCAAAGCGTAGTTAGCGACCAAACTATTTTGGTGTGTGTTATAGGCTAGAACGTCAAGAAGACTCGATAGAGCCGAAGCCTCAAAGTTATAGTCACTAAATTCCGCACTGTTCTGTAGATGCACTTTTAGACTATTCTTTATTTCGTTAAAATCTAGATCAGTAGATTTAATGGTTGTAGCCATTACGCTTTCTCTCCGTTAAGATGGGGTAGATATGATAAGTACATTGCCAGAAGTATCTGCGAATGCTATTTCGTCACCGTCTTGAGTTAGAATTGCACCGTCAATAGTTTTACCTATATCTCTTGACAAGTAAAGTCCAAACTCTGATAATATGCGATTATCGTATTCAGTCTTAATTACTTGTTGAGGTATATCAGCTACAGTGACAGGAACAACCACGCCTCTATCTGGTCCGGCTATTTGATCAGTGATACTTAATCGCAGTGTATCAATTAATTGTGTATTGATAACACGAAATTCTATTGTAACATCGACCGTATTGTAATCAGGTGTGGCTGATACTTGAAGTCTCTGTACTGCAACCCTTGGCTCGTATCGTTCAATCGCTTCTGTGATAGCCGAAGATATTTCTTCGCCCGATTCTTCGTCAGCTAGACTAAACAATAGTGAATATAGGTCAGCACCGAATTGTGGTCTATAAGGCTTCTCGAAACGATTAGTTAATAGCAGAGTTTTAATAGCCTGCTTTACTGCACCCGCATCGGTCTTTTTAAAGATATCGCCATCCGTAGATGTCTTTTTCTCGAAGACTAGATCGAAGTCAGTATACAGTCGTTCGCTCGTAAGCCTAACACTAGTGTTAAGTTTACCGTCCTCTGTAGAGAAAATCTTAGCCATGCATTATCGCCCTTTTCTTTTATTTATAGTCTTTTCAAGAGAAGAAATCAAATATACTTTCTACTTCAGGAAGTATTTCGAGTAGTTCGTCTTTTGCTTGAAGCTCACCATTGTATGTCGTTTCAAGATCATATTTAAATGAAAGGTCGTATGTTGTTGGAACTTTTGGCATCTCTAATATAATCGAGCATGTGAGATCACCCGACGGATCGAACGTATCGTAGTCAAGTGTCAGTTTATCATAATTGCAATAGTCTTTTAAGTACACTGCTAGGTCAAACGACATTTGTGGGTCTGACTTACCTTTCTTGTCGACAAGCTGATACGCTACGGCTCTACCGGTTCTTCTTAAATCATTGATACTGCCAGCGGTGGGTCTCTCACCGATATAAGTTGGAATACGAGCTATCCATCCGTCCGGACCTTTACCAAACGATCCTTTATTTTCACTCGCTAGTTTCTTAGCTTGCGCTTCACTCCCGACAGCGCGTTCTTCTACTGTGAACTTTGGATTAGGTTCGTATATTCCTTCGCTCACAACTAAGCGATGCCTAGAGAAAAACGAGTTTGCTATTACTGACTGGATGACTTGAGTGTGTAGGACTAGATTACGAGCAATCTGTCTTTTATCAGGTGCACCAAAGAAGTCTTCCGCATATAGCGTATCAAGTTGTGTACGCGATCCTTTAGCACCTAAGAACTTCGCAAGAGATATGCCAGGACCTAGTTTAGTCGTAGACGTTATATCATCTTCGAAGTCAGGATTATATTGTGGATTAACCAGTAGTATCATTTTGTGTTCACCTTAAATCTTTTGCTTCTCGTGTCAGCGGGATTGTTTCCTAATGTAGTAGTTCCGAAATGAATTGTTCCTTTCTTATTTGCTGATCTACCAATGTTTCTAGGAATGTTCTTTTTAAAATCTCTGTTAAGTTTATTTTCACTTACAAGAAAGCTCGTAAATGCATTATTGTTAAAATGCGCTGTATCTCTTAGCTTCGATCTTATCTCATGAATCGAAGGATCTTCATTAAACAATTCTTTGTAGTCATCCGACTTACTTATCTTTTCTTTAAGTAAAGGGTCGACCTCAACATTTCTGATTCCGTAGTTGCTTGTCGATAACTGCATCTCTACTATAGCGGGGTTTGGTAAAGGTGCTGTGGGTGCTAAAGGAAGATATGTCATAATTCCGGGTATTGGATTAGGGGATGAAATTGTAGTTGGCTTTTCTTTAGCGGCTACTAACGCCTTAGCCGCACCACTTGCATATTCTGCGATAGATGATTTAATAGCATAATCTGCATGATTCGCTTCTGTAGCTTTACCGACCAATGTTCCGTAGAATGTCGCAAGATTAGTTAGACCTCCTGGCATACCACCATACGTCTTGCCGTAATAGTCAATTGTTGAACCACCTATTGTTCCTTTATGACCGATAACGCTAATATGTCTTGCGCTAATACCTGCCACGCTCGACGCGACGACCCACTCGTTGACAGCAGTTTGTGTAATATTGTTAGACGATAACATCTCAATATCACCTTCAACATAATTTTTCTGATCACCTTTAACTAATACATTAGTAGAGCCTAATAGTGTTTCGGTGTTCATACCTACCACTTGCGCTCCTCTCGAACCTCGTATCGTATAGTTCTGATCTTTACCGACAGTTTTGTTGTGCCGACCTTTTATACTTTCTTTGGTGTCACCGGCGACAGTGACTTTATAATCGCCACCCACGTCGACATTATAATCACCACTAACACGTAAATTAAGACTACCTTTATAAACAAGATCACCATCCCCTTCAATAATTGCGGTATGATCACCGCCTGTCACTTCAATTCTTTTATTTTTAGACACGACAACTACTGTGCCGTCAGCCCTCATTTCTACACCAGCGCCTGTTCTGTGCTTTAATAATATTCTTTCACCCCCGGGCGTATCGTCATACTCGATAACATGACCCGAAGGAGTTTCGTTAGTATCGTTGTGAGGATACATCGAAGGCTCTTGGCTAGGCATATCAATCGATACACCTAGATCACCACCACCAATATCAAGATTATTAACTTTCTCGCCTTTAGCGGCTTTGTTTACACTTGAGCTAAAGAAATATTCTCGCTTAGGAAATTCGCCTGACGGATCACTGAATCCATCCTTTGGCACACCGACGGTATCTTCTTGACCAACACCTAGATTTTTTTCTCGTGCGTCTAAATTATCTACTTTATTCGTCATTTGTTAATAACTCTTTAGCTGTAAAGGGTTGTTGCTTGAGCGGAGTCTTGAACTCGCTCTTTAATCCAAAGTTCGATTGTGCGTAGGATATAACATCAAAGCCTGGATCTAATTCATCATCATCTATATCGATATGACCTACAATTTGAATACCAGGAATAGCATTATATATTGCTCGACAGACATGATCGAATGTGTTAAACTGACTACGGGTCAACGACTGTGCGGACAAGAAGTTTTCACTATTGGGTGTACCGCTCGGTACGTTAATTCCACCAACAAACGCTATCGATAAACTACGGAGATCGTGAAAGTTCTTTGGTGAGTGTTGACCTTGTATATTAATGGGTCGACCTCTCTGAAGAGAACCATCGCGACGAATAATGTAGTGATAGCCAATTCCATCTAACCCAGCGACTAAATGATATTTATTGACTTCTTCAGAACCTATATTCTTATCTGTATGGGTCTCGGTCCAATGCACAACAACTTCAGTAACTTCTCGCTGTATATTCTTGATTTCAGCCCGTAATTCTTCGAGCGAAGATATGTACGGAAAGACTGGATCGCCTGCGCCTTTATTCCAATTCTTTTGATATGAACCAATAACATAAGGCTCCGCAAAGACTATATCAGATAATACGGGTCTTGTTGCCGCATGGATTGTCGTATCGATTGTCTGTAAGAATGATTTAACAACATCATACTCTTTACCAGTTTGATCATGTAGGAGTTTAACTGCTTGCGAAAAATCAGCGACATCTCCTTGCGATAAATTGATTACTTCGTTGATAACAACATCAGACAGCGTGAAGGGTGAATTGAATGCTGTGAAACGACTCCTAATGTCGCTGAGAGCGTCTTGACTAATACCTTGTATAATTCCTCTCTTAGAATCTTTAGCCACTCTTCTTTTAACAACACTTCTATACTCGTCGCCACTCTTTGAGAAATTAGCTCTATAGTAATTCGCGCCATTATCAAGATCAGACTTTACGGACGTGCCGTCTTTGCCACCTGATAGATTAGTTAGATCAGAAACTTGTCCTGCGGAATTAGCTGAGATGTCTTGGCTCTTAGTCACTGCACCTTTAAGGTCGACAATAGAATTATCAAGATCAGTCATAGACAGATTGAATGCGCTATCGTTATTTTTAGCGACACCCGTAATAGATGTTACTGAAGTGACAATGCCGTCAGAATCCCAAGTCGAAGGAATATTCGTTATTGTCTTATTAAGTGTATTAAGAACATTACCGCTATTATCTTTGATGTTAGCCAGACTGCCCGTTGTGGCATTTTCTAGATCGATCTTGACTGAGTTGATAGCATTTTCTGTGAGCGAAGCGATAGCTTCAGCCCCATCGAATGCGCCTAATTTACCAGTAATGGATTTTGTTGCGCTGATTAGTCCAGCGGGGCTTGCATCAGCAACTACTTTCTGAAGACTGCCTGGTCCTACTCCTAGTCCTGTGATCAACTGAAGTATCGCTGATACCGTAGCACTCGCACCACCGGACGCTTCGAGCGATGATGATAGTGGGTATACCATACCGTTAGAATCTGGATCAGTAAATACAACTTTAACAGAAGATCCGCTTGAACCTAAAAAGCCTGATATTGCTGTATTGACTGCATCGGTACCCATACCCTTGAGACTTTGAAGTCCATCGTCGAGTAATCCTTCTGTAGATACAGTGTTTACTTTATCGCTATATTCGTCTATTTTAGAGGTGATGGATTGAATGCCACCTTCTACTTGACCTGCGATAGAACCCGCTATTGTTTCAGCAGTATTCTTTTGGCTTTCAATCGCTCTTTTAGAGTTTTCGATAATAGGAGTTTCGTCGATTGATTTAAAACTTGCTTCGACTTCACTCTTTAATACGTCATTGCTCATTATGATAAGACCTCTTCGTAGGCTTGTTGAGCCAACTTGTAGCTTTCATTCGTGTTCTTGAGATAGTATCTATTGACAACTTCACTCGCATCCTTGACATTAGTGGTTGCTATTAAACGACTATTGACTTGATTGAAATCGTTCCTCAATTCATACAACACGAACTGCAACTGAATAGAGAATAATTTCCAGTCAGCGTTGGGTGAGAATTGAGAAGCAAAATTCAATAGATTAGTATATCGACTACCAAGCGTAGCTACTTTTCTCCAGTTAGCAATGCCAAGTTTAGGAGTAGTTAGTGAATCATACCACTGCTCGTCGTATAAAATGAATCGCGATTCAGCCTGAAGCGCACCTGTAATAGCTGAGGCTTGAATTAAATCATATCCATTATCAATAAAGAACTTCATCGATTGTTGTCTACGTAATCCAACAGAGGCGTTTCGTACACCATCATCTTTGAATTTTTGAGTAGTAACATTCTGTAATCTGCGTTTTGTATAGTCCGTTGCACTCTCGTTTGAAGTACGTCGATCAGTCTGTACAGAAGAAGGTAATTCTATTCTAGGTAATGTTCCTAGTACTAAGGGCAATTGCGAAGATACTCCGTCCATGAACATACCAAAGACGAACGAGCCTTGTACTATCTGAGGAATACGACCAATACCTGAAGAACCACCTTCAGTAGTTGGCAATAGAACTTGAGCCCAAGGTAAATCCCTCTCCGGAATATCAGCGGTACTTGCGCTATGAACTCCGTTGATTCGAACTTTTACGCGCCCCTCTAGTCCTGCAGGTGGGTGTGCATTAATACATGTGCCTAAGAACCAACGAAGGTCATCACCGTAAAATTCTTTTTGAATAGGAGTTAGAATATTCATAGTGTGAAGTTATCCGGTAGGTCACCTAGTTTAGACAGTCTTAATTGTGCTACATGACTCTCGCTTGACATTTTATTATTTATCGCAACAATAAAATAATCACCAGACTTGCTCATGTCTACCTGTTCGCTTAAATCCTTCTCGTCTCCGTTAGCATCAGATTTTAAGAATAACACGCGGAGTTTATTACCGACAGTAACTTCACCTCGAATAAGCATACTTCCATCTATGCCAATATCAATCATATTCTTTTTCATTATAGCACGAATGATTTTATTTTTAACCTTTAATCTCGATTCGATTATATTATTTTTATCGTCAAGAAGAGTCGATTCGTCGTGATAACTGAGGAATTGGTTGTAAGTTCCGCTCGAAGTCACTTGGTGAATATGTAAAGAGTTGTACGTATCTGACAGCTTGCCTCCAATCAGCAAAGCATCGTCATATATCGATTGAATTGTATCAGCAGAGATTAAGTCGTTCGTATAGAACTCGTCAATGATATCACGAATCGTTATGTGGTTGTCAACTGAGTTTCCTGTACCTGCATCGAGGTTTGAGTAGAAAGAGCCGATCGCACCATCTTCGTAAAGTTCTAGTGCGTTATCACCCCCGATCTCGTTTAACTCTAAAACTTCAAAATAAGGTCTAAGAGGATCGTCTGTTCCTTGAACAGCCTTCGAAAATCTAAGGGGCAGTTTATCATTGATTACATCAGCTTGCAATAGTTTGTCTAAGTTAGCCATCTTCAATTCGTCTTGATATAGACTTGAGTACAGATAGATGGGTGCACCAATTTTGCTCGTAGCCCGATTCTTCAGCCACTGAATTGCGCTCAAAGGGCTCATGAAAGGTATAATGACTTTTCTAACGCCCTGTACGCTACCTTCGAAATCTTCTTTATCTACAGTCTTTCCTAGATCACGTTCACAAATACTAGTGATCATATCTTCGAGTGTTGAGGTGTAAGACCTACTAAACTGCTTTACCGCGTCAACGAACACTTGCTCCTCTACTAGATCAATCGCTAACATTTCGCTTCGATCATTGAGCTTCTTTGTCTGTGTAATATTTGATATGTAAAAATACTTGACAATCGAAGGTTCTTCGAGACCCGATGGATCACCAATAACAATTCGAAACTTCTCTGTGCCTTGAATTCCTAGCGCATCTTTTAAACCCATATCATCGATAAGCACTATCTTAGCATCGACAAAAGGTTTACCAATATGCTCGAAGAATTGTAATTCAAGAACATTACTTTTTACATCAACAACACTTTCGTCATCATATGTGGACGTAGATATTATCGAGGCTTCTAGTATACTAAATTGTGATTGAGTCGAAGGCATTAATTATCTCGCAGTAAGGCGTTTATGTTCACCGACAATCTTATCAATGAATTGGTTCTTGATCACGCGTATTCTTTTTGTCTTGTCATTCTCTGCAATCAACCAATCGATGTTCGATACCGCAGTTATCGTTCCATCGAAGAATAGATAGTCAACAACTTCACCAACAGAATCCGTGAAATGGTGTGTTCCTTCATATTCATACTTTGTACTTACCGAAAGCATTTCATTCAAAGAGATAGCGGAGTCGACAGTAGGAATCGTGTCTTGATAAACGATAGGATAATTGACTGCGATTGTTGCGCTATCAGCCGTTCCGTATGTTATAGTAGTAGGAGCTAAATAAGCGGCTTGACCTGCTACAGAATCACCCGTAGCGAACGTAGTACTTCTCGCACTATCTTTGACATTACCAATAGTCACTTCAGCATTTTGTATATTGAGGTCGAGTACTTCACCGTAGAAATTACCAATAGTAACAGTCTGCCCGACAGGAAATGCGATAGCGATATGTTTTGCTAACACATCAACTCTTGCTGTAGCACTATCTGCATATCCAAGTTCAGCAGAGTCGCCTACGATGGCTGTTGGTATAGAAATACCTAGTTGACAAACATAATTTGGATACGCTTTCTTGATCGCATAGTCACTGACATCTTGAAGAGTCATGGGCCAGCCAGACTCGCGAAGTCGGGGGTTCATCGAAAAGAATGTCCACTCATACTCGCTGGTGCCATATAGCTTATGTGCTAGGGTATCCGGTCTATCAAAATCTAGTATCTCATATTCAATATATGTACTTGCATCATCGCCAACCCTATCGACTAGATCGACGTATTGGGCTAACTTTTGAAAGTAAACAGGATCTTCCGCATCACCGAACTTATAGAGTTGTCTCGGAAAGTTTTCGAAATAATTTGACATTAGTATCCTCTGTCCCTTATCATGTTTTTATCGAGTGCTGATATCTCTTGGAAGTTAATCGTTAAATCACATTCTACAAACGATCCGTCTGTATGTAGACCGTTACCCGTTGAGTTATATGATGTTTGCACATCTTTAAGATAGCACCGCTGAATTTTTGAAGCGGGATTACCACCTGTTTGATTCTTCACCTGAAGTTCAAATACATTAGGAAACTTGTATGCAATAGGTATGTTCTCGTCACCTACTGTGATCTTTTCAGGATACAACTCTTGCCTAAAGAACTTTATGATCTGCTTTATCTCAAACGCTTCTCGTTCGCTATTTGCTATCATCTTAAATGTGAAAGAGAATTGTCGAAGCTGAACTTCTTTGAATAATGTTCTGTGATTAGGTGCGGAGGATATACGTGTCGAACTTCGAACAGCATCACCTAATCCTTCGGTCGCTCCAGATCCTATGACAGCACCACCTAATGCGCTTCCTGCTAACTTACCGACTATAGCACCAATACCAGCACCCGAAGCTTTTGCTACAGCTTGCGCGGCTAAGGCAGCCGCAGTAGTTGTGAATGTTCCGTCACCGTTAGTAGCTCCGGCGAATGGATTTCTACCACCACCTATCGCTTCGAGACCAGCTCCTAATGCTCCAAGAGGTGGTGAATCGTATGTAACATTGTCAGAAAAGCGTAAGTCTCTTTGGAGGGGCATCACCACTTTACCTACTGGTTCACCTCGCGAAGTATTCTCATAAGACGTAGTTGATCGATTCTTTTTACCTGCATTAGCTTTCTGTTCTGCAAGGACCAACGCGCTTTCGGTTGCCCTTGCATCTATTTCAGCCTCACTAATGTCTGTATCAGTACCTGATAAGAATTTCGTAGCTCTATCGAATGCTGATCCTAGAGATGCACCAAGGTCAAGTTTACCATCAATCTTGTATGCAGTAAATGTAATTGTTCCGGGGTAGCCTTTACCCGACATAGGCATAGACAGAGGATATCTGAATTCACGAGTTTTAGCATTAAGAGCCGAGACTTCAGAACGAGTCGATTCAGTACCATCAAGTCCCTCCATCTTTTTGTCAAAAATAACATTGGTCGCGTCTTGACTTATAGACTGTGCTGTGTTACGCGCATCCTGCTCCGCTTTCTTAATTTGACTAGGATTCATATTTTTAAACCTTACTAAATATAGTTTCTAATAATCTTTATTTATAAGGGAACTAGTGGCTTATTCTGGCAGATATAAAGTTAAAAACCCATCCAAGTATAAGGGTGACTATTCTAAAGTGGTGTATCGATCAATGTGGGAGAAATACGCCTTTACATGGTGCGACGATGACCCTAATGTTATAGGATGGTCAAGCGAAGAGGTTGTGATACCCTATTACTATGACATCGATAAACGATATCATCGATACTTCATGGACTTGAAAGTGACATATGCTGATCGTCGAACTGTTCTTATTGAGATCAAGCCGAAGAAAGAGACGATGCCACCAAAAGGTGATAAGCGCACCCGACGATATTTAAACGAGGGATTGACGTATGTTAAAAACCAGAATAAATGGAAAGCCGCCTCTAACTTCGCAAAAGATAACGGTTGGTCGTTTGAAATATGGACAGAGGTTGAGTTGACTGCGAAAGGAATAATGCCTAAGCCACTGAAGAAACTAAAACCACTAAAGAAATTAAAATCCACTAAGAAAAAGACTAAATAAACGTATGAGTGAAATCTTTAAAAAAGTAGAACAAGAAGCGTTTCGTGCGGGCATAACGCCACGTAGTAAAGAGGCGACTGCATGGTTTAGAAAGAAAGTGCAAAAAATGCGAGGCATTAATCGTCGCGCTCTTATGCGAGAACAAGAGCTAGAGTTACGCAGTACGCGTGGCGCTCGTAGTAGCAAAGGCATTGGTGATATGTACATGTACTTCTACGATGCCAAGCACCGAGATACGCTTCCGTACTGGGACGCATTTCCTTTAGTGATCATTGTTGGTCCTGCAAAGGGTGGGTTTCTAGGGCTGAATCTTCACTACTTGCCTATACCACTTCGTGCCAAGTTACTGGACGAACTAATGAAAGTTACAAACAATAAAGCGTGGGATGAAACTACTAAGTTTCAAGCCTCATACAAATTTCTTACTGCTAGTTCAAAGTTTAAATGGTTCAAGCCGTGTTTAAAGCATTACCTGACTTCTCAAATTGAAGGGCAGATGGCATACGTACCACCACCAGAATGGGAAATAGCGACATTTTTACCGACGCAACAATTTCAGGGTAATAAAGGTGCTGTTTATAAAGATTCAAGGAGCATGATCTAATGTTTAGACCAAGTAGCATAGATGAATTTAAAAGTCTTGTAGGTTCAAAACGTGGAGCCGCAAAGACGAATTTATATCATGTTCAATTGCCTGCGATTCAAGGAGCTGATTCTCCTAGGAACATGTCGTTTCTCTGTACGAGTGTGACATTACCTTCGAGGCAAATTCTTACTGCGGCTCGTGATATGGGTGTTGATCAACAACAAGTCGCGTACGGGTTTCAGAATCCTGAAGTCTCTATGACCTTTCGTGTAATGAATGATCAGAGTACCCGACGATATTTCGAAGGTTGGATGGATAGCATTATCGTTCGTACTGACGATCTAGAAGGTAGGTATGTTTCTGAGTATGCCGACAACTACTGCTTTCCTTTACACATCTATCAATTAGAGAAAGGATTCAGCATACCTATTCTCAACAAGAGTAAAGACGTAAGATTAGGACCAATCAATATAAATCTCGACTTAGATATTGACGCAGGTACTTCGGGCTTTGCTAACTACCATTGGCTATTAGATCGTGCATATCCTAAGTCTGTATCATACGAAACATTTTCGGACGGTGCTTCTAATGAGATAAGTCAATTCACTGTAGAGTTTACATACAAGTCTTGGCAGGGCGAAGTACTCCAGAACAAAGATAAGGGTAAGGTAGGAATTACAGCTACTGGAGCGGCTACTACGGGCATACTAAATAAGTTAACAAACTCACTATATAATTCAATATAACAACTGAGAATAAATCATGGCATTACCACAGTTAAATAGTGTTCCAAAATATACACTAACTATACCATCTACAGGCAAGAAAGTCAAGTACAGACCTTACTTAGTTAAAGAAGAAAAGATATTGTTAATGGCATCAGAACAGCAAGACCCTGGACAAATAATGTCTGCGGTTGTAGATACCGTTATTGCTTGTATCGACGGTAATATAAAGAACGATGATCTCAAAACATTTGACATCGAATATATGTTCTTGCAAATTCGATCTAAGTCTGTAGGAGATAAGATAGACGTAAAACTAGATTGTTCTGAGTGTAAGACTCCTAACAAGAATAGTATTGACATTAGCTCGATTAAATGCGAGAAGACCGCTTCGTCATCGATCATAGAACTTACTGACGATATTAGCGTGGAGATGGATTACCCTAATTACACGATGCTTGACTTCGACGGTGATAGTAGAACGCAAGGATTCAGTGTACTAGGTAAATGTATTAAGACAATAATAACAGATAATGGCGAAAATAGAATAAACGCTAGTGAGGAGAGCGAAGAGAGTATGGGAGAATTCATTGACTCAATGACTCAAAGCCAGTTCTCAAAGCTATCCGATTATCTTGAGAATATGCCAGCAGTTAAGCATACTATAGAGTTTGAGTGTTCGGATTGCGGGCATGCAAATAAATTAAAACTTGAGGGCATGCAGTCGTTTTTTTAGTATGCCTCTCTCATGAGTCCCTTACAAATTATTTTAAATCGAACTTTATGCTACTTAGGTATCATAAATACTCTTTAACAGAGTTAGATGAAATGATGCCATGGGAGAGAGAGGTACATATGATCATGTTAATGCAAGCTCTAGAAGAAGAAGAAGCCCAACGAAAGGAGCAAGAAAACGGTGGCTAAGAAAGCTAAAGGTAAGACTCTAAATGATGTTGTCATGGAGCAACGTGCGAATAATGACGTTCTCACTAGGCTTGATCGCAACATCGACAACTTTATCACTCTCTGGGCTAGTAACAAGATGGACGAGGCTGAGAATATGCGTGAGCGTATTTCTGGTAAAGATGATTCGAGCGTCCAACCTGAAGTGCCTACTGTTAAGAATACCGAAGGTCTAAACTTTGGATTCGCGGCTTTAGTAGCAGGAATAGCAGGCTCCATAGCAGGCTTCACTTTGGGGCTAGGCGACACCTTGAATGCTATTCTGAAGAAGATGAATTTCGATGTCGGAGCTAGACTAACAAAATGGTCAAATAGCTTTAAAGCTATCTTTAGCGCAAACGGAAAGGTGGGAGCAATACTCACAAAGATTGGATCGTCCTTCAAACCTATGACAGACTTCTTCGGTAGATTGAATTCATTTATAGGCACAAAGGGCGTTATAGGTAAAACATTCGCAAAGATTACAAGCTTCTTTGAGCCTGTTACGAGATTCATATCAAAGTTCGGAGCTTCGTTCTCTAAGGTATTTGGTTTTTTCAGAATTATTGGTAGAGCATTCTTGCCTATCACATTAGCAATAGAAACCGGAATGGCAATATTCGAAGAGTTGACTAGTCTAGGTGATGGCTCTGATCTGTTCGCTAAGTTTACAGCCGTTGCGAAAGGTGTTCTTAAAGGAATCGGTAGCCTAGTTACCCTACCCCTTGATCTACTCAAAGATGGAATCTCTTGGTTGTCTAGTAAACTAGGCTTTGATAATTTCTCTAAACTACTCGACGGGTTTTCAATGGCAGACAGCTTCGGTAGTATTGTTGACACTATCTTGAATTTCGTCGAAGGTGTAGGTAGAGGTGCGACAGCCGCAATTAAAGCTATCTTCACTAAAGGCGATTCTCCGATAGAAGCATTCATGCGCGAATTCGATAATGGATTCAACGACAACTCTGGTAAGGGTGAAAAGCCACCCATACCTCAGCCCACCTTTTCTGCCAGTACTATGGCTGATATAGCTTCGATTACTGGCGTAAACGAAAGTGAGAAGTATGGTGATCTTTCTAGATGGAAAGCTGAACAACGTACAGACGCGCAAGAGCGCGTTGAGTTTGTAACAAAAACTGTTACTGCGGAAATGATAAAAGGTGACGAGTCTCGACAGAGTGTTAGCGAAGAGATCGGGAGACAGACATCCAGTGCGTCTGGTGACGCTAATGTGACCATTGTACAGACAACCCAAGTATCAGCACCGACTACTACACAAAACAATGTTTCTAATACTAGTAGCCCGTTTGTTATGACTAGTCCTACAACAAACAACGGAACACGATCAAACGCTTACTCTTGGTAAATTAAAAATTTAGTGGAACGATTACTAGCGGCCAAGCCATTCATAATCGTGTGACGCTTTACCATAACGGCTAGTCTATTGATAGCTCGTCTCCTACGAGTAATTATCTCGCTTCTCGTCGTGGGGAGCCCACTAGAGATCAATTACATCTCTCGTACATTACATCTCTCGTTTTTTTATTTCTTTCCGTTCTATTGATCGGGCTGTTCTGTTTTGTATCTTTTCTGATATGACTATCTCACGTTCAAGCTCCCACCATTCGTTATCATAGTCACCCGCATATTGGCGAAGCTTTGCGTCCATCTTCTTTGCCGCGGTGTAAGCTTCTTGAAGAATTCTACAAGCTTCTTCCATGCCATCAACCTCATACACTATATCGTATAACTCACGATGCATTTCACATATGGTTCTTAGTTCATTTCCGCTATGCGTTTTATCTTCGATGTGTTTAGCCATTCAAATATAGCCCTCTGTCATCTCTTCACTTATTAAGGTTCTATTGAGAACATGCTTTTTTGCTCGATCTTCTTTTGATTCCGTGATGATGTATTCTACACCAACATGCTCTTCTATTATCATCGAAGCGAGTGAAGATCCTTCTACTATAAAATCACCGAGCGTTCTACCGTACTTTCCTGAAAACGAATATGATTTCAAAACAACATACCCATGTGTTTCTTCTTGCGAAAGTAGCATATGTTCCACATAGTCTTTGGCTATATTACCGTACATCTTTTCTATGTCATCTCGTGTACGAACTTCCGGAGTATCTACACCACGCAATCTTATGGTCTGATTCCTCATTTCGATACCGAAACCTAAGTCGATATCTACAACCACTGTATCTCCGTCAATGACTCTCACTACTTTACATCTATATTCAAACATTTATTGCATCCTCTGTCAATATGTATATATTATATCATACCTAGGTACGTTACAAGAGTAAAGGGTCAACACGACTGCGGCAAGAATCCAAAAGATAAAGCCTGGTTTAAGCCACCATTTTGTTTGTTCACTAGCACTCCCTTTCCATCCCCACCATCCGGTTAGTCTTAGTGCTACATACGCGATATGGTTCAATACAACAAAACCGTTGACCGAAGTAGCGATTTCACGAAACCAAATATCTGATTCCTTTCGCGAAATAGCGTCTACATAGAAAAACTCACTACCCGGCGCGGGTGGATAGTATCCTGTTCGATAGCAATAATCGTGAACGATTCCTGGAATCAAAAGAAGACCAGTCGGAGATAAGAATGCGCCAAGAAATCTAGGTATAGAGGCGCAGTCTGTACGAAATCCTTTTGGTATAATAAAATCTGTGCCATATCTTCTTAATGAAAAATTAAAATCTTCACCTAGCTCAAAGGTCCTTCGAGTGAATAGCCAAGTTCTCATTGCACTCCAGAATCCCATATCTTTAGTTATGATAGGGACTGGTATTAATACGGGCATGTTCTGGTATTCGAATCGCTTCTGCATCTCTATCGACCAATGTTCCTTAGGATTATAAAGATATAGAATGAAACTTAATAATATAATTCCTAGAAAGATATATTCTAAAATCGATGGTGAATAAAGTTGGAGAATTGTTGAGTAATCCATAATATAAGTCCTTCAAATTAAAAAAGGGGTTGACGAATGCCAACCCCGATTAGTTTAGTCTTCAGCCGCTAGAGAACTGAAGTATGCCATAGTATCATCATCATCAGAGGCTGCGGATGATGGAACTGCGGCATCAGCGGCTGGGATGCTGGGTTGAGGTGCGCTTGCAGGAGCAGGAGCAGGAGATTGAGCATCAAGTGATGCAGAATGAGCCAGAGTTTGAGGACTAGATTGACCCAATACAAGAGCTAGACGAGCAGATAATTCTGCGTAAGTTTTGTAATTAGCAGGATCTGTGTACTCATGTAAATCATATGTCTTGGCATACAATGCTTCAAGCTTCTCGTCATCACCACCTAATAAGGCTGATTGACTGGCGAACTCTGACTTATCATAGTTGCGATAACCCTCCCAATTTCTGATTTTCAATTTGAAGTCTGCGCCTTCCCACATATCATATGGGTTAAGTGGAGCTTCATCTTGAAACTGAGGTTGCATAACATCCATGATCTTATCATGAATCTTCTTACCGAAAGTATAGAGCATTACTTTACCTTCATTAGAAGGGTTGCTCGGATCACTTACGACCAATACATTCGATACATAATGAAGCCTACGCTTACGATCACGCACGATAGCTTTATCATCTTCGTTGCCCGAATTCCAGAGCGCACTATTTGCTTCTGATATTGGACATGGTTGCCCGATACTAGTCAATGATCGTTCGATCATCCATTGACCGGTAGGTCCTTTAAAGCCATGGTCCCAATATCTAGCCCATGGAGTCTCATTACCTTCTGGTGCAGGCAAGAAACGGAGAACGGCATAGCCATTACCAGCTTTATCGACCGTCGCTTTCCATTGACGATCATCGTCATAGTTTTTCTTTTCAGTGTTTGTGGCGCCCGCAGATACGAGGTCTGCGATTGAATTGCGGTTACGTTTTAAATTTGCAAAAGACATATTTCTTGTTCCTATTATTAACAGTGTATTTCAGTTTATGGTACTTCGAGTATTGTAACATAATGATCAACCAAAGTCAATCATTTTATTACGCATTAGTATATAGCTAAATTGGTAAAGTGTTTTGGCGAGGAAGATAGTTTAGGCTCATTGCTTCAGCTTCTATCTTATTCTTTATAACAGGAGATATGTACTTCTTAACATCTTCGATCTCCATCTTGTGTTGTTCACATATAGCGCAGACTGCATCCATGTAGGGCATTCGCTTTTCACGCACCCAGTCTTCGACCATCTTAGTGAACCTACTCTTCGTCATCATCATTCCATCAAGCTTCATTCGGATACTCCATTTCTCGTGTCCATACAGCCCCAACATCAGGATAGTGGACACCTATCGTTCTATTCATAGTACCGTCTGGGCGATATGAGGGAGCTATGCAAACAGATACTTGCTTATACTCTCGCTTCTCACCGTAATGCGAATCTAGCCACACGCCTGTTCGCATATAAGCAGATAGATTATACAGATAGGTCGTTGCTGTTTGGTATTGCATTCTTAACTTCGCATCAGACGATTCTTCGTAATGCTTACTCGCTTTGAGGTATTGCTTAATCGAAACAATCCACTCTTTCACTTTGGGCAGATATAGCGCATGATCTTCATCTTTATCAGATACGGTGGGGTGAATCAATGGATCGCCCGTGACCTTATCTTTAAGTGCCTGCGCATTTTTCAGTAACGGCATTAGTATCTTATATAAAGACGTTCGAACTGCAACCGGCATGTAGCCCAGACGTATCGCTTTCCAACCATGCTTTGCGCAAGCTACTAAGAACGTATCTGGTATTAAAAGCACCTCGTCATTTACACCCCAACCGCTTTCTTTTCTAAGCCACTTCTTCATAGAGTGAAGATATTCTTTATCAGTCACTTCACAATGCACGAACATATCACAATCTAACCAAGCTTGCATACGCTGATCTTCGGTCGTAGCCTTTTCAAGTTTACTCCAATTAGGTTGAGGTATCAACGTCTTCTTGGGTTTAGGCACAAACTTGGCACGTTTAACTCTTTTAGCAGTCACTTTTTTAGCCATCAATCGTATCCTCTTCGATATGTTTCATTATCTGTATCCGTATCCTCGCGATGTGGTACTGGCGATTCATCGGGTTTCTTCCATATGTTTCCATAATTATCACGATAGTTCTTACTGCTTTTCTTACTCTGGATACTATCTCCAGTTACGTCATTTTTTGTTGCCATTATTTCCACCAATAGGGTGTGTCGCGTTTTGTCCACACTGCAAAACTCTTCTTAGCTACTTGATAGTAGTTGCGATAAGATTTTATTGAATCGCCCGGAACGATACAATCAGGGAATTGACCCATAGCAGGAGGTGGATCTGTAAAGCCGGATACACCAGTTAAACCCTCGGGAGGGGATATCAAGTAATACTCTAGCTTAGTGAATGAAAGGTGAGACTTGCCATATCTGTGTTCAAACTCATGATGTAATGCTGTCCACATATCGTACAACCACGTATAATTCTGTGCTGATTCTCGGAGCCACACCGCAGATGGATGATTCATGTGAGTAGCCTTATATAGAGTATGTTGCATAGCGGCGTCTGGGTGGAAGAACCTTGCGATTCTGCGACCGTTTGTAGTTCTTCCCTCCCAGTGTTCACCATCAATAATTCTATGAGCCGTCGACATAAGTTGCGCGTATTCTACAAGCATCTTTACCACGTGCTTGTCGTTATGCATTTCAGCACATACTACTGGGTCTTTATCTAAGTAGAACACGTTCATCTTATTTCACCTTTTGTTTAGTTTTTAGAATAGCATATATTTCGCCAAGAACTTCACGCTCTTTGTGATCTAAAGTATTGTACAGTTTCTTAGACCTTTTGTCAACCTTTCCTACTTTACGGAAGAGCTTGGCTTTTTTGCTATTCACACTCGTTGTATCAATGAGGTCGCTTCTCTGTAGGAATTTGCGAAATCATCATTAGTGGCTGTAAGAAAAACATAGTCTTTAAACCGTACCATCTTCGCATCAGCCATACCAGTCATACATAGACCTCTCGCAAATCCTACACCTTCTTCAGTTGCGATTAACATTCGAGGATTTTTAACGACGATCTCGCCATCTTTGCCTTCACCTTCAAAAACGCCAACATACTCACCAGAAACTGTTACGACCGATACCACTTCTCCTATTAAATTACTTAGGCCCGTCAATATTCCTATACCCATTTCTTTATTCCTTATCTTCAATTGAATTAATTACACTAGGAAAGTGCTGTCCTATAATTTCCCAACAGGACTTAGCGATTTCCATATGTTCTTTCTGTGTACCGTTTGACATTCTAAGATCGCAATAGTGTACCCACGATCTTAGACTACCCGACATATATAGCGTAGTCTCGGTAAGACCTTCGGGTAACAATGACCTCGCTTGCTCTTTCGCGACACCTAGATCAAGAGCCCTATGATACTGCTCTTTTGCTAGTGTTCTAACTTTAGTCTGCGCGTCAAGCCATTCATGATGTACATGTTTATCATCCGTCTCTATAGAGTTTTGACGATTCGATTTATCTTGTAATCGTGTTTCTCTAACTACGTCTATATTCTCACTCACCGCATATCGTTGACTAAACTCTTGAAACGAGAAGGATCGATGACGTAAAATCTGGCGACTAATATCTCTAGTCGTTTTAATTTCCATTGTCATATGAACCATCTCTAGAGGCGACCAATGATTTTCTCTAATGAGATACGAGAGGAGCTTGCTTGCTGTCCCAGTGTTATTTTGATTAGCCGGATTACTTACTCGCGCAGTATACGCTACTAATTCTTCGGCTGTTCTGCATTCACTATACGCGCTCGGTTTACTTAGCGCAATTAAATTTACCACACACATCTCCAGTTAAGTTAAAATAAGATCGACGCACCACCTAGGAATTCACCAATTTACGAGATTGTCGATCAGGTTGTATTATAGCAGGTCTTCTACCATTTGTCAAGTGGAATTAAAAAAGCCTTCTCGAAAGAAGGCTGGTTGTGAGTGATCGTTTTATGGTGCAGTCTCTAGTATATCAAGGTCACAAGGGATGTCAAGATTTTTCGCTATTATATCCATTTTTTATCTCCAATGCAGTTTGAGAATGGTGTTCTGTTAGACGATTTGTTTTTGGCGTGATGGACTAGTGCATCGTTCAGTACCGATAGCTCATAAGAAACCATGTCGAAGCCACACGAATTACACTCATGGTAAGGACTCGGCACCACTAACGGCTTTCCCTCATGCTGAAATTCGTAATCTTCTATTTTGAGCACCATCTCTCCATCAGGGCATTTTTTGCATTTATCCATCACTTTTCTCCTGCTGTTATCGCCAGCCAAAATCATCATCCATTATCATCGTTTCCACCTTTTCAGTTTTAGGTATACAGCAAATTGCCCCAGAGTAAATGCACTAAAAACAATAAGCTCTACCAACCCAAAATCAGGAAATGTAACACCAGCTACCACAAGCCCTAAAGCTAACCCCAAAAATATTTTAGCTATTATTAATTTATTCATAGTAGCTTGCCGTACTGCCATCGCTAACATTAGTCTGGTTACAGTAATCAATGACTTGTTGCTCAATGCAGTCGTGCGCTTGTTGCTCAATGCAGTCGTGCGCTTCTTGCATTTCATCGTCAGATACAATCGCGGGGTGTTCTTTTTTGAGTCTGTCCCATTCATTTTTTATGCTGTTTTCCTTATTCATCACTTTCTCCTGACATATATCCATACTCTCCAAAATGTTTGCCATACCTTTCTCCAACTACCTTATCTCCAGAACCCCTACCTAAATTATTCACATCGTAATAACCCACATACACAAATCTCTCTCCTTGCCACTCTATATAAAGTGGAGAAAATTCTTTTGAAGGACAGCAGGGCATCGTTTCCATACAGTCTAATAGGTCTTTATTCATATGGCGTAATAGGTCTTTATCTAGTGGAAAATCGACTCTATTTTTACCGCACAAACTTTCGTAAGTAACAAATCTGAAACCATAGCTTATACGGACGTTAGCCCCGCATAACTTGCGTAGCGCATCATCATGTTTATACCCATTAGGGTTGTTAGGGCTATTAATCATTTCCACAATACACATTACCACTACAGATACGCATATCGTCCAGAAAATCAGTTCAATCAAATCAATTTCCATCACTTTCTCCTAGTTGTTGATTAACAATACCTTGCCTTTATAAGTTCCATGTTTAAATTGTCAGCTATAAAAACACCCTCGCCAGTTGTGTTGTTTTGTATCCAGATAAGAGCGTCCCTTTCACTCCCTTTCTGATGCAAGTACCTATACTCTTGTGCCGCATCCTCTAACTTCTTTGCCGCTTTTATAAGTTTTTTATCTTTCATCATTTTCTCCTTCAAGGAACGCTTTTAGCTTGCTACGTATAAGGCTTAAAGCCTGATGGTTTAACGAGTCATCATTGGCTATAACTAAAAAACCAAAATCTTGTACGTCTAAATGATTGCTGATAAATTCCTGCAAAGTTTCGTCATCTGTTATTTTCACCACTTTCTCCTAGTAGCTTGGTGGTGCTTTGGTAATACCACAAATGTACGAGAGGATAGTTTCGTGCCCGACCGTCTTCAAACACTACTAAAAGCGTATTACCCTCTTGAGCAAAAGACTCGACGTTCTCTAGCGTCAACTTAGACAGACTATCTTTCGGACTTAGAATTAGTATCATAACTTTCTCCTGTTGTTGCCGCTCTGACTCGGCGTTTTTTGTTTTCTAACTGGCTAGATGCTTCTAATTTTTTAAAGGTTTCGCGCCAGCTTGGAAGTAAAGCTGCCTTCATTAAATTAAGGGTAGCAGACCCGTCACTATTGTTTATATCGTAAGCGGCCATGAATTCTTGTGGTGTATTAGTATTACTCATGACTTTCTCCTAGTTGTTGACTTCAAGTATTTTGCTATCTTCAAGACTCTCGTAATCCGCGTCATCTAAAAGCTCAGTCGCTTTTTTTAGCGCATCTTTCTCATTATCGGCTTCAACCTCAACAACATCAAAAACATAAAAATCAACAACATCAAAATACCTATATGTAAGTTTTACCTTATAAATGCTCATTACTTTTATGCTCTCCCTTCTGTAACATTAGTTCCACTTTATAAATAGCCGCTTCTAGCTCGGTCTCAGCCGGACAGATCCATCCATCTAAATGCTGATGGGATTTTTTGTGGTGTAGGTTTCCACACTTTGCATGAGACTTTGCCGCGTCAATAACCTGTTTGATTAGATAGCTACGCTCTTTGTGGTTCATTCATGCTCTCCCTGCCTAGTCAATTTGATACCAAATATTCCAGTTCATAAGTCATATCAAAAATATCGGGTTTGCAGGAATAAAATTCCCCTTGAACACCCTTAATGATGTAATCGCCCTCAGTAGCAACGTGACAGACTCTAGCGTCAAAGCCGTCTTCTAAAGTAACTATCTCAAGCTCACCTTTCGCTCCAACTCGCGGCAACGATTCTGTGCCACAAGAATTGCCTAGCCATACTTTTAATATATCACAGGCGGGATAGATATATAGCATCGCCTCGATTGTTACTGGTTTTTTTCGATATTTAACTATCATAAGGAACACCGCCGACAAGAACAACACCACCGCTAACAGCATAAGAATTACTGACAACATCTTCAACAACACCGTAAACCTTGCGAACATTGCCGCTAACAGTATCAACACTACCGACAACATCTTCAACATCACCGCCAACCTTGCGAACATTACCGCGAACATCACCCCCCCAGCCGAATACAAGATCAACATTACCGCCGACAATATCAACATCACCGCGAACAACATCAACATTACCGTCAACACTACCAACATTACCGTCAACACTACCAACATTACCGCCGACAAGAACAGCATTACCGTCAACAGTATTAACATCACATAGCACATGCAGTTGAGTCTTTCCAGAACCATCGGTAGTAAACCTGAGATTTTTCTTAGCAAAATCTAATATTTCTATATCCGTAAATTGTTTCTCGTTTTTTAGCTGTTCTAAGTTTGTCATTTTGTATCTCTCTTTTCAATTGGATCTCTTAATGTCACAAGTCCATCGCCAGAATTTCTGAAGACTATCAAAAAATATCTCTATATTGTATGCATAATAGTAAGCATGGGACACGGCCAGTGATACATCAACCTCAGTAGGTTTATCATATTGACAACCTTCTGCGTACATCATGTAAGATTGGTCAAATATTTCAAAATCTTCTCTTTTTATCGTCATATCACTCTCCCTGTCAAGCTTTTAAAGACCCCATAAAATCTCGTCACGTTTCTTTTCCAAAACTTTAAGTGTGCGCATGTCAGTGGCATAATCGAGCGTCCGCTTCTGGAATGTTTCGAGCTTTGACGCAAGCATACTATCGGACCAATCAGCTACGCCTGAATCCTGAAACTGACATATGATTTCGTCTAACTCTCTTTTCGTAATACGTGAGTTATCATTCGCTAGTGCCAGTTCTGTATTAAAGTCACCCATCACCTTAGCACTACGGAATTTAGTAACGGCTTCTGCGTTAGTTAGTTGTCGTTTCATAATCTTATCTCTCTAATCAATGAAGTACTATTATACAACACACTGGGAGATATTGTCAAGCTTTTTTTGAATTTCTTTTGTCCCATTCCTTTTTTGATCCTGGATATGTCCATGCCCAACAAGCGACAAGAAACATAAAACCACCACTCCAGAGTACAGCTTTTAAACTCTCAGTAGTGAGCCAGAGAATGATTACACTCGAAGACATGACAATGACCATCGAGTATTTCATGGGTGTGGGAAATATTTTATATTCCGTCCAGTTTGTGAGAAAGGGACCGAACCACCTGTGATTGTATAGCCAGTCGTGCATTTTCTTCGAAGACTTACTGAAGCAATATGCAGAGAATACTAGGAAGCAAGAGAATGGAATACCAGGAGTGATAAAGCCGATATAGGCTAGTACTAGACTAGCCATTCCTGTGATATACCATAGAGCTTTTTTAATAGGGGAACTGGACACGTTTAAATTTATCGACATAACTTTCTTCTAATCCTAATGATATCATTACATTCTTTGAGTTAGTATTCTGAAGCTGATTATAACAATACTTCGATAAGGCATTTCGATAGGTCATGCAATTTTGCATTTCATCTCTACTTGACAACTCACTTATCCAAGACGTTAGATTGGCTAATCCTATTCTTGTTAGATTGTCTATGTCATCTTCATTCTTAGTGACACCTTGAACGAGCATACTGTCAGAGAAGATTTCTTTTGCCCAAGGAGGCAACTCTCTAGTCCTTTCCGGAACATACTCTTTCACGTTCTCGCGAAAATCCTGTTCTGCTTGACTCTTAACTCCAACAGGTGATACATCATGAAAACAACCAGTGACCTTGTTCTTTCCACAAATAATATCAAAGCCGAATATAGGCATAGGATAATCACCGTCAGCGAAACATGCGAAGTGCATCATCCACATACCGCGCTTCTCTCGCATATCAATAATAGAGATATGACCTAAATCCAACTTCTCGCTCTGAAACATAACATTTTTATGAATGCCATTCTCAACAACGGTGTTATCGTAAGTCGCTGTAAACTCGTCACAATCACCTAAGCCGTCATGAATGATGGTCTCAAGTGAATGTGAAAATTCGTGCAGTTTGTTCCAGAGTACACTCATTGGTTATCCAAAGCCTCAAAAATGTTTATATGGTATTGAAAAGCTTCATTAACAATATCAGCGTTTACGTCTAAGCTACGAATGTATCTTATCAATTCATTTCGGCTCTCGAAGTTATAAATGTTACCTTCAGTGGTGTATCCTAGCTTCGCCGCAATACCACCACCGAACATTAAACCCATATAGTTTAGATATATGTTCGCGATCTCATAGTCTTTTGTATAAAGTTTTGTTACTGGATCACGGCATCTGCCCATGAAGCGGCTATATTCGCATATCTCAAGCATGAGTGTAGCATCAAAATTATTGTTTTCGAGAGGTTGGTCACCTCGTAACATTTCATCAATATCGGCATCTATCTTGGTCGTTCGAGCCAGTCCATTCAAAATGTCATAGCTCCAACGATATTCCATATCAGAGAAAATGTGTCGCTGTACTTTAAGATAATTGAAGTATTCCTGCCTCGACAATTTACCGGTCATCAGTTTTATAGCAAAGGGTGTTTCCTCTACCTTATCATGCATCGCCTTTGTCGCGTCTCGTATATTCATATAACTCTACTTTCCTCCATAATTATTAATTAATTTCATTCCGTAATTATTGATACCCTTCGGTACTACAAGACCATCAACTTTCCTTAGCGTATTCTTCTTGAAAGAATCATAGTTGACATGGTGATGCCAACGATCATATCTCCATACCATTGTAGCTACATCTGGGTGCATGTCAACCAACATCTGCGACTTTGCTACAGTACCTGCGGCATTGTATTTACCTTCGAATTTAACAAGCTCACCAGATTGAATAGCAACACCATTTTCATCTAGCCCAGTTTCTTTATGATAAAACTCAGCAGTATTACCACCCTTCAAAGCTTGCGTAGGCATTTTACCTTGAAGGAACGCATTGAACTGGATCGTACAGTCACCATCTTTCATCACTCGAAGACTAAGATCAGTATCTTCGTTGTAACGACCACGCCATCTGTGTTTACAATCATTCTCAATAAGCAGACATGAATAGATTCGGGTGTTCTTTACATAAGCAGGATACGATTGATTAGAGGCGCAGAAGAATCTATATTGTGGACCTGCAATCTTTACGTTAGTGTAGCGATCAACAAAATCTTCCATAGGTCTAAAGAATGCAGAACTCTCTATTCGTATTCTTTGGTTATTATGTAGACGATAAAAGTCAGCGATATTATCGTCCAGAACCCAATGGCGTTTAGCACCCAAAGTAATAGAATGATCCCAACACCAATTCCTAGCGCGACCCGGACCATCTCCGTGGTTGCTAAAGGGAAGTAATAGAAGAGTAACAAAATCGCGAGTACCAAATTTATCAAGTGCTTTCTCATAATCATCCCAATCTTGAGGTTCTATTGATATGTAGTGAGGTATCTTCATTCTCGCTAATGAGTTTGAAGATACCATCGAATCTGATCTACCCTTCGAAATAATGTATATCGGGTAACGTGCATCAGTCATTAAAAGAACTCCATTAAGTTAGATGTATCCCGAGGTTGGTATACTCTTTTCCAATATTTGACGTTTTTCATCTTTCCATCCTTTTCGAAAATTTTCATGCAGTGGGGATACTTGCTTTGAATGAATCTCATAGCGTCATAATGCTCTTCACCTTGAAAGTAGTTGACCGGCTTTTCGTCACCATCTTTATACATTTCTGACCAGACTATTCTAGATTCCGCAAGTTTTTTATCAGTCATGCTTTTGTTATCATACAGCCACTCGGTAGACTGCCTAGTATTTATTCCTCTAGATAGTACCTCAAAGAGAAACAGGAGATCCTCTGCTACTCTCAATGAGCATATGTCCAGATCATCGATAATCTCTGAAAGCATTCTACCATCATAAAATACATAAGAGAACACGCCTTTCGTATCCTGATAAACATTGGTCGCAGGTGGACTCAAACTATCAGAAAGACCAACAACTCCTATAGGCTCTTCGTCGAGCCATTTATCCACAGTTTCATACATATCAAGTATTTCTTCTGAGGTCGCATCTTGTTTAGACTTTTCCATGTTAGACTGACCAGTCCAATACTTAGCGTTTCTTCTTCGAATTTTTATATCATCGTCGGCTACACAATACTTAATTGCTCCTGCATGTTTATGAATGAACAATCTAGTCTGTGCTAACTGTGTCCAAGTACCTACTATGCTTTCGGGTATTTCTAGGTACTCACAATCATATTCATACAGGTGTCGCTCACCAGACTCAACAACCATCACAACTCGTTTCTGCAAATCTCTAGGAAGATTCTCGAACGTAATTTGATTGTCGCATCTTCGAACAGTCGGTATGTATATTCTTTCGATCATTTAATCTTCAACCCATCGCAGTAGCGAATTTGCGCTTCGATCTAATCTAGGATACCATGTACTCTTTGTCTTCTTAGTCAGAGGTTGCCCTATCAACTTAGCGAACTCCTCGTAGTCTTCTTGGTTGCGAAAGTGCATTGATATAGTCTTATATGTAGGATTATCTTCCTGTACAAATTCGGGCATACCGACCCATTCTTTCTTCCATTCTTTCTTAGGATCTTCCATGCCAGCAAATTCTGCGAGACTGGCAGGCTCATTATCTACGGGTACTTCTGTCTGACCCACGAAATTCTCGTACTCGGCTGATTCAGAAACTTCTTTGTTCGGCATCTTTCTTCTCTCTATATTTGGCTATTGTTTTAATTAACTCTGGCGCATGTACATCACGGTGTTCAATAAAGACTTGAGGTGCTTCGTTGTCTACAGCGATAATAGTAACCAGTTGCGTGATAGGTAACTTAGTACGTTCTTCCCAAGCAATTGCATAGAAGGCTTCTTGCTGAAAATAATTCAAAACATACTTACGGAGCTTTGTGCGCGTAGATGTTTTGAAATCGATGATCGACAACTTGCCGTCAAACTCAGCCACGCAGTCAACACGACCCGCTATGCCTAAATGATCAGAATACAAAGGTACTTCTTGCGCGTAAACTTTACCTATACGACTATCTAGGATATCCTTAACATCAAGAAAATTAGCAACGATATTAGGCATATACTTTTTAGCGTAGTCTTCTTTGTTGTTAATATAGTCTTCGATGATTTCGTGGACGAGTGTACCACGCGTTGAGGCTCTAAATGAAATCTTATCAGCTTCTTCGTTACCAACACGAGCGCGCCATTTAGCGATAGAGTCGCCAGAATTAACACTCAGTACAGTTGTTATTGAAGGGTATTTCTCACCGTCTGGTGTTTTGTATGTACGACCTGTAGGAAGAGTTTCGCATTCGAGGTCGCCATAGTCCAATTTAAAATCTGTAACATGTTCAAATTTATCCTGAATTTTTGCGATAGCTACCAAAGCTTCGCCCATCGTGTCGAGCTTGTCTTCAATCATAATATATTTCCATAGTTTATTAGCATATAGCCATTATAACACAAACGCGAGAAAAACGCAATAGTTTATTTCGTGCTTTTGATCGAAACACCGGGTTCGATAGCTTGTTGATCCATACCGCGACCATCAGATATATCACTTTTGTCCTCTCTTTGTTGTGGGTTGCTAAGTGCATCATTATACACCTTTACCTCTACATTGTCAAGCAAAGGGATCTTCAAGCCGTCATGGTTGTGGTGTAGAATAAACTTAGTGTTAGGAAACTCTCGCATGATATCACGCCAAACAGGTCTCCAGTTGTTTAGCAATCTATAGTTGTTTTGCTGTGTTCTATCGCTCGATAAAACTAGATCGGTTACGCTTCTCATATTGAAATCGAATATGGTATCGAATCCATACATGTTAATCTCTTCAGCACCTTTACTCGCGGCATAGTGAACTGCCATGTGACCGCAATTAAAGTTGGTTGCGTTGCCTGCATATTTAGGCACGTGAGTATAGAACTCTTTAATGTTTGTTGCATACTTCATGTGAAAGTCAGATCGTTGATACATCCATTCGCGAGGACGAGTGCCTAGAATCCACATATATTGATCAAGTCTAACAGAACCTTCTGTGAGTGCCATCATCATTTTAAAATCGACCATACATGTGCCGTAAACGTCATCTGGCGGCATTTCGAATGGAGGCATATTACAGAGAAGTTTTGTTCCTACTCGATTTTCCTCAAGATAGTAACTCGCTTTATCACCATTGCCTAAAACATGGAATACTTTCTTACTCATTATACATTATCTTCCTAATTTGATCATTACCTTTAGCACCAGTCCAATGCATCGCTAGTTTGTTAGCATTGTCTTGCCCGTCTATCAGTTGTATACGTAACCAATTATATATGTTTGGAATATCATCGATAAATGAGAGGCGTGATAGTGGGTCATTTCCTATCATGTCATGAAGTATTTCTTGATCACCCATACCAAGAGCCGCTTCTCTTTCGTTTTTCTGACATTCAATAGCCCATTTTCGAAGTATCTCAGGCTTACCCTTTATCGCAACAACACCAGAGTTATGCCAAGTTTCTTTTCTTCGTAATGACCACGGATGATCTTGAACCATACCCAACTTGTTATGACCAACATGATTCCACACGCCTGATAGATCACCAAGAACATGAATGTCAGTATCAAGCCAACACAATTCTGTCACTCGATAGTTAAGCATAGCCGCAGGCTTTAAGAACCAACCGTTTGTTCGCTGTTTCTCCATTGGAATGTAATCAGAAAATTCACTCACCTGCATTATCCATGCACGAGTAGCATCACTAACACCGAAATCAGCGAAAACTATGGGGGTGTCGTTATGCTTTAGATAGTGCTTTAAGAACCAAGGAAGCATCCACTCCGTATTAGCATCGCATCCTGTTATAAAACATCTATCAAAATTCGATGATTTCATATGATTCTCCATAATTATGCTTTGCAGTACAACCATCAACTTTCTGTATAGTCGTGAACGTATCTTTAGCCTCTACAGGATGAGGATAGAACTCCTCGAGCCATGGGAAGAAGGATAAGTTTAGAAAAAGGTCAGTTGGTTGTGCATATTCATATGCCATCTCTACTAACGACTCAGCCGCACGAGGCTTTAATCTATATGCATGTGCGCCAGGAAAATACCGCTTAGTTGTTAGAGGATTAACACCAAGAATTCTACATTGGTTTTGTGAACCGTAACTTGGTGCGCCTAGATTAATACATCCTTGATAATTTATATGTCGAGGAATAGGCACTACTGCTACAGCATCATGTTCGAAAATCTGATACTCTTCACCATCTCGTACACACATTTGCCAGAGTGTCCAGTGAGAAAGAAAAGCGGCTATGCAGTTATCAATGTAAGAACCTTTTTCTTTAAACCAGCCAACAGGAATATTATTGTTAGCAAGAATTTGCTTTGGATTGTTTGATGGTACAATCGCATCGAACATTTGAATGTCATACTCAGGAGCAGAGGCTATCATGCGCTCTGCGGCTTTAACTGATTCAGGTAATTCCTTTATCGTGATTACATATGATTTCATAACACCGTAGTCGAAACTATTCCTTGTTGAATTTTTGTTACATAAGGATGCAATTGACCTAGTTTACCACCCATTAGCTGTCTACACATTATCGCATCGTTGGGCCAAGCACCATATTCCGATACATTTAAGATCAATCTTCTTGCACCCTTTGGATTTATATAGTACGCAGAGTTACCCGCAATTCCTTGAGGCACATTTATATCGTCTATTCTTGGTGCAGGTCCGACACCGTTATACTTTTTGGATGCATTGTGATACATATCGGATCTTCGTGTCGCGCCTCGAGGATCATTTAGTCCAATGACATCATAACGCGAAAGTTGCAAAACGTCAAGTTGGAGCTTTCTCGTGAATATAGCATCATGTTCGAAGATTAGCATAGCCTGCTGTGTATCAAAACATTTGCACCATAGTTCGTAGTGAGATAGAAAACAAGCTATTCTTTTCTCTAATACCTCTGATTGATACGGAGATTTAAGTAATCCTGTATCGTAGCATAGATGACTACCCTGACCCATATCCGGATAATTCCATCCAATAGTATGTTTAGCCATTATAGCGTACACATCATCTTTTGGTGTGATAGCTGAAAACTTGCGGAGAGTGAACGTGTTTCCGAAAGTCTGGGAAGAACTCGAAACTAATCTTGAGTAAGCACTCTCCGACGGCTCATGTCCATCTATCGTAATTACATATCCTTCAATTCCAGTCATTGTATTGCCTTATAATATATGTGATAAATTTGGATTCACGCTTTGGTAACGAAACGGGCTAGGACTTAAATGCTGAAGTCTCAGTGTACCAGAATTAATAATAAAGTCGGATTGCTCTATGCCTTTTTTAGCGGCTTGTAATAACTTCTTCGCACCTTTAGGCGATAGCGCATAGGCTGCGGTGCCCGGAGTCATGATCTCACCTTTATACTTTGTGGGCTTATAGTATCGTAAAGGATAATTGCTCGGAAAATCATGAACCCCTCTTTTACTGTATAAGTTATAGCTATCATATGGTGCCTTCGCTAATGCGGTAGGTGCTTTGAATGCATAGTCATATGATAGCATACAGAACTCGTCAAAGTCAAAGTCGGGCAGACGCGATACAGCTATCGTATCATGCTCAAGAAATATCATAGGTTCATCAGCTTCAATGACTCTTTGCGCGAATTTGAGATTGTTAAACAAACAACTCTTTTTGACAACATATTTCCTATCTTGACCAGTAATATAGAAGTCGTACAATCTTCCTAGTATAAGATTAGGAAAGGGAAAATCACTCGCGATAATCGTATCGGGGGTGACACCCTTTATAGATTCATAATCATATCTGTGGTGTTTAAGACTATTCTCAGTTAATTTTCGACATTTTTCAGATAGAGGATGACCTGCGACATATATTATATTACATTTCATCGTGTGCCATATACCAACTTACAAGAACTAAGCGTGATCCTCTTTCAACTTGGCATACACCGTGAGTGACTTTGTTATCGTATATGACTGATTCGCCAACTTTCATCTTAGCTATAACAGGTATCTTACTTTGACCAATCGGTGCATTAACCATCTTTCCACGTTTCGCATACTTATTTTTCGGTCTAGCTGATTTCATGTAACGATCAATGACTAAAGTTTCGCCCCCGACTAGATCAGTATCCTCGATCAAAGTAACTACTGTTAGTTTAACCACACCATCATCGTCGGTGTGTAGACTAGTGAATCCTTCTTCGCCATACTTGACGAAATAATGTGACATAGGTTTAAGATCAACATGTCTATCTATCTTTCGAAGAATCGGATGGCTATAGTCATCGATCAATCGCTTATCGACATCAAACAAGTTGTAATCTTGGTGCGCGAGTCGAGGTGTTAATTTATTGAAATTATCTTTTAATATATTAACTTCGTGCGGGGTAATGATTCGCTCTACTCTAAATGAATTATGAGTTGTCATACGCATCAACCAATTCCATACTAAAGTCCGGAAGAACTAGTTTACCATGAGACACACCAAAAATTAACATTCGCATTTCATCCCACTTAATAGGGGTCAATTTAGAAGAAATTAGAATCGTTGTACGGTCGACTCCAATTACTGGCATTTCGTATTTAATCAATCTAGGGCTCATAACATAAAGTTCTTTTAGTCTATTGTATAGATCATACGATATAGTTTTGGGAGTCTCCCCGGTTCGATTTTTCCACATCATCTTATATAAACTAATAAGATCGAATTCGTTCTGTTCATAAGAATTCTTAACAGCTTCATACTTAAACGTCAACTGGCGATGTTCAGCGAATAGTGCTTTATGTACCTTTGACGAGTCAACTTCATCTTGTGCCAATCTAGCCAACTGAATCTGGAGTTGTCTATGTTTATGCTCATATCTTGGTGGTACAGGCAACTTATTCATAAATGTTCTAATAATTCTATTGTCATAAAACATATCGTCCATTACATCCTTTATTTTTTTCATAATTTAATCGCTATTCCTGTGAAGACTCCATCGGAGTTATATATTGTGTGAAGGTTTAAGTCGAGAGACATGAAGCCATATTCTTTAAAGAAACTACGCCATTCATCTTTTGTCCATCTAATCTTGTGGGTAGGATCAGCGCGAGAGACGGCGAGAGGATAATCTTCGCCTGAATTGACCACGACAGGCATACGAAATACAATACACTCTGTTTTTAGTTTAGAAAACATATCATGAAGCTCGGAACTAGATAGATGCTCGAACACATCAAGAGAAAATACTACCGAGTGTTGGCTGTCAGTTATCTCTTTGAGTGCGGTAATGCCCTTTCTCTCGCACACTCCTCTCGCATACTCTGAAACATCAACACCGTAAACAGGGTTTTTCTGAACAGATTTTAATCCAGCAGAAAGAAATCCTACGGCACAACCGAAATCGCAGATCAGACCTTCTTTATTAAGACCAAGAGTTTCTAGTTGTTGGACAATTTCATCCGCTGTTCTTAGATAGCGATCACCTCGTTGCATATAATCGCTATAGTTATTTGACGCGTAATAATCTTCACTAAATTCACTCATAATAATATCACCTTTTTTGATTGCTCCACTAATTTCAGTGATCGCAATGCTCCATATAAATCGTCATCTGCTTCTATCGATAACGACAGCCATAACATAAAAACTACGTGTACTATATTGTTCATATTTAAGGAAAGTTCGGGTCTTCCATAGGTTGTGCTACGGTGTGCAGTAGCTTGTTGTTGTTGTAATAAAAACATTTAACGCAAGACTTATCCCAATCATCACCACAGTTACCGCGTATCTCATAAGGATTTCCTGTCTTTGCATATCGCTGATTAGCATTATACCATATATCAACCACGTTGTCAATAGATCCAAGAGAATAATCCATATCATATATGCGATTCTCTAATACGTGACTAGTACAAATATAAATTTGATACTCACCTCCTTGTGGATGAGGTGCTACGTACGGGCGAACAAGACCGACATAACAACCGTCACCGAAAGCTTTGTCTTGGTCCCATATCTCTTTGATAAAAAACTTGTTATGTTTATCTAGTGCTTCAATAACACTACCGAACTTACCTCGTATCTCAGTGTTGTGCGAAGATATTAAGCAATTTCCTGCGATACGACAGAACTTAACTTCAGGATTAGCTTCTATCAAACTGGCTATTCTTTCGATACTTTCTACTGTAGTTCCTAGATAAGCCTTATTAGTTCTTGACAATTCATCGGGTATACCGTTTGTGCTATCGTAGATAATGTAACTGAATCCTAATTTATGTCTAGGGAATGATCCGAAATCATATTGTTCCCAACTCTTACCCTCGTCTATCTTGATCAAGCTAATGCGAAGCCAATTGATAAACGGATATACTTCAGGAGATAAATGTCGTTCTAACTTCGCAGTGTTCGTAATAATACCAATATCGAATCCACACTCTTCACTAGCAAATCTGATCACATCGTTGATATTCTTTTTCTCAGCTTTATCTCGATACAGTAATGGATTACCACCGCCTGTTATCTCTACACTCTTAGCACCTAATGATTTAAAATCAAGTAGAAGCTTCTTAACTTTCTCCCAAGGTATGAAACTCTTCAGAGGTCTAGCCGCGACCGAACAGAATGGGCAATCACTGTCACACATTTCACACAACGATAGCTGAATCGTGACAGGCTTAAACTTATCTTCGACTTGTATAGAAGCTAAGAGATCGGCATGCTGGAGGAGTTTATCTCCCCAGGTGCTATACTTCTGCGTCTTTTCTTCGTATGACTTAGCCTGCGACTTAGACATTAATTAGTCTCTCAACAACAACATAGTTTTCTGAAAGAGAAGAGTCTGAATTAAATAGCGATTCACCTCTATCAGGCAGTTTATCTTTTAAGAAAAAGTGTATGAAATTACATTCACTGATCTTAGCGTTAGCAGTGTAAAGCCCGTTCCATACATGAGACATGTTAGCGAACGGTACTTTATTCTTCTTGATATAAAAATTTAGTAATGTTTGATCCGTAGACCACTTCCAACAACCTATGCCATCGATGAATCGCTTGAACTCAGGTGCTTCTAGGAACTCTCTTGCACTTCGATTCTTCAGATAATTGCCATTGAACAGCTTACAGTCTAACACAATCATACCCATGTTTGCAAATTCATATCCCAATTTATTAGGCTTAAAATCTGTTTCGTTATGTAATGTGGCATATTGCATCTGACTATAACTGATAATCTTATTTTGATAAGCGGGCACCAGAGGCATCTCGCGCTCGATCACTGCACCAAAAGCACACCCTGGTGTCAAATCGTCGAACACACTCGGAGCATCTTCGCGAATGAATATGTCCGCATCGATAATTGCTATCTGATCAAAGTCATTGATATAGTTAAATGCATTCTCCTTTTCATAGATGGGTAAATATCCACCGTATTTGCCATATGACTCAGGGCTTCTCATTGTATCAAATATGTCAGGTGCGATTCTTAGCTTAGGCGATGTTTGTACAACATGTTCGAATCCATGGCGATCACAATATGCGGCTACGCTTTTAATACACGCATCATAGAGTGTCGATCTTGGACCAACAGATACTTGGTATATCATTTTCTTCATTTTAAATGCTCCACTGTAACACCTATTTTAGGGTCTTGATATTGTATCGTTGTCATCATAAACCATTTACCGTATTTGTCGCATTGACTATGAATCCAAGCGTCCGAGTTATAAGTGATCAAATCCCTATGATCTTTAATTGCGCAAAGCCTCTTTGCGCCTTTCGGAGTAATGTAGTACGCACCACCGGCTAACTTTGCGTGATCACCATTCTTGCGCGTGACATGAGATAGACATGCAATGTCATAGTTAAATACCTCAGAGTCTATTTCGTTATGTTCTAACAATATATCATGTTCAATAACTATGATAGGTTTATTGAGTTTTCGACATAGCATCCATGTGCTATAGTGACTGTACCAAACTGCTTTTTCGGTATCAGTAAATCCCACGACTTTATTTCTTCGCGTCTTATCACCCAAAGGAATTATACGCCCGAGACTACTCAGATCATCAGGAACAATAGCTTCAAATTCCACTACGTTATATCCCGCGTCTTTCCATGAAGGAAGCACGTAGTCGCGATAGTGCATAGAAATTGCATTTTCTGACATGGCAATCATGTGTACATCGGGTTTGCTCATACTCTAAAATCATCCAAGTTGAATTCAGTACCATACATTTTATGTAAGTCTCTTTCGTGATTACTGTACACTAGAACTTCTGGATCATCAAGTAAGAAATCGCACGATTTACAATAGTCTGGATAATTACCTGAAGTGTGTTGTTCGCGTAACTCAGTGTATGCAGGTCCATCCCATATCTCTTCAATCGTATTCTCTGAACAATGACCCAGAACAGCCTCTTCGTCACGACCTAATACTTGACAGCAAGGAGCTACCGCTCCCACTTTACCGTCTAAGCCACCCGATCTTATCACAACATCAGGTGAGAATGGTCGACCACAGGTTTTCGTTTTACCTTCTCTAGCATTATCCTCTATGTCATAAACGCCTGACCAGTTGTGCATCTTCCAGATTTCAGTCCTGACATCTAGTTCCTCAACAATTTTCTTATATTTGTCAAGCTGAACTTCGATGTTATCGTTATCAGTGATTAGATGATAGGTCGCGACTGTACAGCTTGATCCAGACGTTTTAACATATTCTCGCATCTCGCGTATGTTCTTTTTAATGAAATCGAAGTTAGATCCTCTAGTATTATACATCCACTTATCATACTCGGCTGAATCAGAGCCTATAAACGAAAATCTAAAGAAGTCTAATCCAGCGTCCACGCAGTCCTGCATAAACTTGCCGTGCATCTTAAAGCCGTTTGAGAAGATCACGCACTCAGCGCCATATCTCTTGACGATCTTAATGTATTCAGGAAGTTGTCTGTTAACAGTGGCTTCTCCCGAACCGTCGAGATTCACTACGCGTAGACCATGTTTAGCGCAATCACTAACGTAATTTTCAAACTCAAGCAAGTTCATTTTACGGAGAAAGTTTTTGTGCCGACCACCCTGTTCGTTGCGCTTATCCTGCGGGCACATCGTACAAGAGAAGTTACAAGCTCCGACAATCTCTATTACTGCTCTATCGATTTTCATATTATTCTCTTATATAGGATTCTGTAGTATACGCTAAGCCTATCACAAATTCAACTCGTTCGTGATAAAATCTCGATACTTCTTTGCTCGACCATCCATGTGCTTCTGTGTTCTCGGTAAATCAGTTAGATAGGTGAATATAGATTCGCCTCGTTTATCTGTAGTGGGAAACTTAAAGTTCACCCCCTGTGGATTATGTACGTTAATAATGCCGTTATCACCTAATGCAATAACAGGCTTGCACAAATTTCGTGCTATATACTGCCACATACCATCATAGAATATGCAAAACCTAGAAGTATTGATATGATACATCGCCTCACGTACAGGTGTTCTATATGACAATTCAACAAGATCATAGCCTTGATCTCTAAGAATAGACAACATTCTTTCCCAATCTGCGGGACTGAATGTCCTTTTCCATCCCTTCGGTATCTCAGCATTTAGTGCGTAGGGTCTCCAAAAAGTAATCTTGTTACTATCACTAGAATCTCTCCAGGAATCTCTACGAAATATCCACGAAGGAACTCCGTCAAGCACATCTCTTGCGCCAGACTTACGTTGCAATCCTCTATGTCTCAGTCTTGAAAGTTCTTTATCATCAGAGTCGAATACGTGATTAATACGCACTGCGGTATGATCATGATAAAACGAGTGAAGGTATTCAGTTCGCTCTATAATAGTTTCGGGGTCTTCGAAGTGGTGAAGGTGGTCTGGTCCATGAACCCAGTGGACATTCATCGTAGTGAATTCTATATCTCGTTCTTTTCTAGCCAAGTGTGTTAGCATATGAACAGCATTTAGCCCGAAAAGAATATCTCCCATGCCAATGGTACCTTTCCAATCTACGACATTAGTGTCAGTAAAAAGGAAAGGTAACTTTTTCCATGGTTCAATGTATTCTTTTAAAGGCATACACTATATATAATCTAACTCACGTACCGACTTGAACATATTTCTATATGTGATACAGTCCGTTCTTCGATAGTGTGTTTCACATAACCATACATAATGTTCTTCTTATTCATATAAAGTCGCGCGGCGGCTAAATTGGCGAATTCTTTCTCATTGCAATGGTATGTCACATCTTCGCTTTTATGCATTTTAACATCTTGATATGAGCGAGTAACCCACGTTCCTGTTTCTTTCATAATATAATATCCTTACTGTGAGTTTAAAACGGGTACCGTACACCAGCTTCTTTTAAAGCCTCTTTGAATCGTTTCAGTGTATTAATTAGAGCTTCACGCGATTCTTCTGTTTTCGCCTCGTAGTTCGTCACGGCAGTCCGGGCTCTTTCTTCTGTCTCTACAGCAACAACTTTATACAACTCTGATAAGGCGGTTAGTTCGGGTCCCATCTTAGTAGGAAAACTATTCATTGGTTTTGAGGGCATAATCGATTCAAAATCGAGTGCTACACTCGGAAAATTAACTTCGACTTGACCTAAATCTCTGATCACCGAGTCTATCATACCCTTATCTGCCTTCCAGATGCTATGTTGTAGTTCACTAAACTTACTCTCAATTTTGCGCAATCTTTCGATCTCTTCACAAGCTTCCTTGCATAGACGACCTTCGACTACTGCATTGCGGTTATATAACCACTCGTCTTTGACTTCCGAACAAAATCGGTCGCGAATCTTCGCTTCAATTTTAGCATCTTTTTTAATTGTCATAATATAATATCCTTGTTTTAGTTGATTTTTAAATAGTAACAGGTTTAATGGTAGTTGTCAAATATAATTGCGGGGCTTATTATTAAAAAGGAGTTTACTGCCAGCTTCGTAATCTAGAAAAGCCTGGTCCTTTTTGATAAAGATCGATTCAATCTCAGTGAATAGGGCTGGCAAGACTACATTATTGAGTCTGACAGACTCTGCCTCATTCCTTATACGACCAGAAAGGGAATACGCGTGATTACTACCTCGCGAATAAAGTTCGGCGGCATTCTTTAGAGTTATGCAAGAATAAGTCAACTCGCAAAACTTCCATAAGTTATCATCATTTCGCAAAGGTTCACATAAAGCATAATCTGCTTTTAACGTCTCATACATGCAGAGCTTTCTAGCGTCTCGGTAGTTAGCTAGATTAGAAGTCTCATTTGGTTGCGGCGAATTACCTATGTTACTAACAAGATTACCAAAACTCCAGTACCATCCACACTCCCATCGGGGCATTGTTATATAAACTCGATCACCATCTCCAGTTTTGTGACCAAAAAAATAATTATTTTCTTTACTTTTATATTCACTCATTTCCTACTCCCTCTGTTACTTCTGGCAATGTACTTATCATAGCTACCCCTATTGCTGAAAGTTCTTCGTTAGTCATCCAAGAGCCATTTCTTCCTAGAAACGAAAAAGAAATGTCTCGTCTTTCACCATCAGATTGTACCCAACTCGAACGTCTGGCAGTAAAATGCTTCATATAATCGTTGCTTTTTTCGGTTCTCGCGAAAAACGCATTAGAGCCGTGTTTACCAGTGTAACGAAGAAAGATTGGGCTTTCCCAGTGTTCTACATGTTCACTCTCGACATAATCTGATACAGCCATCACCTTAATGTCGAGGATGCTTTCTGAATAGTAATCATTTGCCGAGACTATCGAACTAGAAACCAAGTCACGAAACTTGTCAGTATCCTTCGCGTCAGATACAACATAGGTGTCACCACCCTTAAACTTCCAACGCTGAGGACAGTTACCTTCACCGTTCCAACAATGTGCGCCATAGTTTTCTGCGAGTTGAGTCTGAACAACGAGTATTAGTGATTTAGCCATAATCTTATCTCTCTACATTGGTTAATGAAGTACTATTATATCAAGGTCACAAGGGATGTCAAGCATTAATTTACCAAAGGTTAATGCTATCTAAAAGTCGATCCATGAATTCCCTTGAAGCGTTCTCTAGACCATCAAGATTAAAAACGTCTCGCTCGGTCATACATCGCGCATTTGCAAATCTAGCCCAAGTGTCTATTGAAAAGCCTTCGTGAAATTCATCGCTGTTCATATCGCTGTTCATTACGTATCTCCTTATTTTATGTGTTTAGTTATTACCAAACACCCTAAACCGTTAGCGAGTGTTATAGTCTCGCAAGTCACCGACTCGCATACATGACGCATAAAGTCTTCGCCTGTTACTGTTCTAGTCTCGAAGCTGTTAGATAAACGGTATTCAACTAGACGATATTCAATTAGGTTAGAGTTGTTCATAATTTCCTCACTCTGTTTCGTTAATGAATTGCTATTATATACGATTCAATGCGCCTGTCAAGCTTTTATTTTCATTATAGATAAAGTATGTTTAAAAAATGTCTAATAAAGTTATTCACCAAGAAAAGCGGAGAGAAGCCACTAATGAAAGATAATACAAAATTGAGAGAACAGCTAGAAATTGACGAAGGCGTGGTTTATAATATCTATAAAGACCATCTAGGATATCCTACATTTGGTATAGGACACTTGATCACAAAGAATGACGAAGAGTACGGTTTACCTGTAGGTGTTGAGGTGTCAGAAGATCGTGTGAGACAAGCGTTTGATAATGATGTTCATATAGCATCTATGGAATGTGTTCGATTGTATGGACCTAAGTTTAATCTCTGGCCCGACGAGGTTCAAGAAGTCTGCGTGAACATGATGTTTAACATGGGTCGACCAAATCTTTCAAAGTTCGTAAACTTTAAGAAAGCTTTATGCGAAGGTGATTGGAAACAAGCGGCAATAGAAGGTCGCGATAGTTGGTGGTGGAAAGATCAGGTTCGTGCTAGAGCAGAACGCTTAATGGTACGCCTTGAAAGCATCTATGTTTATAACCATGATGCTTAAACATTTATCGTATTATTATCCGTCGAGTTTTTCTTGATCGCTTTTAGATGATCTTTCCAGTCGCCCGAGGTTTTATTGACGATGTTACCAGTATGAGTAATAAGCGCAGGTGCTGTTATGACTTGCGCGTATTCACCTTTAGCTAGAAAGTCTTGCATCCCTGAAATCGACATAAGAACATCTTTCTCAACTCCGGTTTCTTTATGTTTCACTGTGTAGATTGGCATTCTATTTTCTTCTCTTTTTAAGTCTATTTTCTAAATGCGCGACATATGCCGTATCCAACAGCTCACTCGCTCTCTCAAGCAAGGCTTTAATCTCTTTATACTTATGCTTTTTAGTAGCAATCAATGGGAACGTGCGTTGTGCGCCACCAGTATCGGTGAAGATCATTCTGTTAGTATCATTATCCATAGTGTTATACCTTTATATTATGTATAAGAGGGACTACGACTCATCCTTGAGCCTGTAGCCTAGATGATCACCCCCTTGTCTGTGTTGTATACTCGAATTGAGTATTAGCCTTCAATTGTTGTCTCGCAATCTTATAGGCTTTGTCAGTCTTACCCTTAGATTTAAGTTTGTGAATGTAATTACCAAGTCCGCGCATATCGCGCTTCCCTATTCTCGTTGTACTGTATGCTTCTACCATAGACGTACTCCTTCGGGGGTTTTAGTTATAATTCACATAATATAATTTATTTACTTATCAAATCGGGTAATGCCTCTGTTACGATTTTTAGAGTAAGACCTTTAACAGGGCTTTTCTTAGACACCATAGCTAGTAGGATTTTAGAATCTTCGGGGTGAACAGCTTCGAGTAATTCAATGAACATTTTCTCTCGTTTAACTCTCGTTAGCTTCTCGCTTTCATGAACACCTTTGACAAAGTATTTAAAATATCTATGTTGTCTAAGTAATGTCGAAGGAGCATTATGATTTTCATTCTCTATATATGGGGGTTTGCCTTCGGGCAGATTCCATTGAATAGCGGGATCGAAAGTTCCTTGGAGGACATCTCTAAGTGCCATAATATTATGTTCACGGAGGAGCGCAATCTTGTCTGCTTTAGATTTTGTTTTAGCGAATACTTCTAGTATCTCAAAGATTTCTAAGCGTTTACTTTTGTTCATAGGGTACCTTAACTTCCTTTAGTTGTTAATCAGTTCAATCATTGTTTTTTCTCTAAGTGCATTATATCAGGACACTAGATTGTTGTCAAGCTATTTCTTTATATTTCTTTTCTTTTTCTCAGATTTAATCCATTTGATCGCTGTACGGTTCTCAGGAGCTCGTTCAGTGAACTTTCGTACATCTTTGTACGCACGAAGAGTTTCCTTATTGTAGTCTTTACCGTCTGAATTATCAACAACAAGAAAGTTCTTTTTACCAAACAAAGCTTGAAATGCGCCTATATTGTTTTGAATCTCTTGCCAATAAGATTTAACCATATCATCAGGAAGCTTTCTCGCTCTATTACGATTTCTGGTCATAGCAGTTTCTAGGTCAGTATTGACAAAAACCATAGCTACGTCATATCCAAGCTTTTTGAGATCCTTCGCTTGCTGTTTCATTTTATCCATGTTCTTGCCTGTGCCATCGATAACTAGACCTAAACGACCCTTAATATACATTGTTTGTCTAGTACCAGTTATAGCGGTCGCTTTACCTCGAAGCTCTTGCCCTTTGACAGAGAATATATTTTCGGGATTCATCTCTAATCCTGCTTTCTTTAAGCCCGCTTCGAATGCATCATCGGAATTACTAACTCTATAGCCCATAGAAGTTAATCCAGTCTTTCCTACTATAAATGATTTACCCGAACCTGGTCCACCCGCTAGAAATACCGCTTTAAATATAGCAGGATCATTTACGCCTTCGTCTAGATATTGAGAGAACTTTAACATGTTTGCTTCCGTGAATGTGAGTTTAAAATTATACTCTTATTTAGTGTTATTTAATCTTTAGGTAAATGCTTCGCGTGAATTTTACATCCTATGAATGCGTTATAATACATATCGTCTAACAGAACATCATTCTCAAACTGCATTTTAGCCTCATAGTATGAGCATTCGCCCTTTGTTCTACATAATTTTAGTATCTCGCGATGGTAATTATCGACACCAGTTCTTGCAATAGACTCTTTGAGATGTTCACTCGAACCGTAGTATTTCTGCCAATCTGATATTACCTTCAATTTAACTTTACGCTTTCTCGTTTTATTGACGGGCAGAGTCTTGGGTCTCCAGAACAGTTTCTTACCAATATACATTCTACCAGTATCTTTCTCGGTGATACGATACACAAAGCCCACATAGTCTTTTAGAAACTCTTCGCTCGGATCAAACTCTTCTTCGTTATAATTCCACATGCAGTATATAGCTCCTAGAATAAGTAGTATTCTTGTTCGTATTCAACCACCACATGATCAAGCCCAGTGTCTCTCAGCACATCGAGCGCATCCGATAGTCTATTAAGTATAGGTTTGCCCTGGACATTGAAGGAAGTGTTTATAAGCACCCCATCGAATGCAGTAAGTATGTCATGTATTGGTTTGTTGCTCTTAGGCGTCACTACCTGAAGCCTGGCAGTGTCATCATAGTGTGTTACCGAGAACAAAGACGTTCTATGTTCAGGTAACACATCAGCGACGAATTGCATACATTCCATGTTTTCGAAGTTAGGTGAGTAGAAGTATTTGTGTGCATCCTCTTTTCTGCATATTGGCGCGAACGGTCTAAACCACTCTCGAAACTTGACCCGACAATTAAGGGTATCTTTCATCTTGGGATTAGAAGCATCACATAGTATAGAACGATTGCCCAACGCTCTAGGACCAACTTCCATATTACCGATACACATTCCTATGATCTTTTGATCTTTTAATAATGTTGTGATATCATCTACAGAAACTTTCTTGGCTCGTCTCTCTTGAACGATTCGAGGTATATCGAGATAGTCGAACAGTCTTGGTCCTGATCGAGTCACATCGTATTTATAGGAGCGGCTGAATTCGTTCCTTTGTAAATGCTCGTATAGAATACCAAAGCTTAACCCTCCGTCATGAGTGTTAGGCGGTATGTAGATATTCACCTCAGGAAACTCTCGCTTTATTCTCTCGTTAGCTAATACATTTAACGCATTGCCGCCTGACATGATAAGATTATTTCCATGTTTTGAAATCATAGGCATAAATTCGTCACGTATAGTTTCGACGATACCATCTTCGAACGCGACCTGTACAGACTTAGCGATATTGAATGCGTGGAGTTTATCAGCCTTTTCACTTACAGATACTTCTCTATAATTAATGATAGGCAATTTTGGTATCAAGTCCTCTAAAGGCGCGATGTGTGATTCACTTAGCATACTTCGCTTGAATAAACGGACGTAATCGTCGTTAGTTTCTCCGTATGCTGTTAGCCCCATTAACTTACCCGGAACGTCGAGTGCATACGTACCATGTAGATATGATATGCATAGCCCCACTGCGGTGTATATGTTAGAAAATTTATAGCTTGCTTTCGATTCTACGCCATAACGATTCATTCCGTCGAAACAAGAATACTTGAATGAGGTGTTATCGCCCCATCCATCCCAACTAATACTAGCGGCTTTATCAAAGGGTGATTGTGCATAGGCACACCACGAATGCGCGTCATGATGATCGATAGCCGAGAATGTGATAGTATCAGCTTTTATAGCGGATCGGTCGATATACGATAGATCCCAAAAAAGAGGTTTAAATATGAATGTTTCGAAATCATTTTCAATGCCATGGACTTCGAGTAGATGATCTAGAATTTGATTGATACAATCAGTGTGTTTTTGCGTAGGTAGGTCTTTTATTTCTTTGACGTTATGATGTTTAACACCCGAGACGCGTTCAAACTCATAGATATAGAAAGAATTGGTGTTGGGGTCATACACCGTTATGTTAGTGTCATGACCCTCATAGAGGCATATCGATGGTTTCATGTAGTATCACCTATTAAGATGAAACTATTTAGTCGTTATAAAGTGAGCAGTTTAGGTGTAATTGACAGTCGACATGCTCAGGTCTATCCTAAGGTAGCACTTAGAAGCTTTACAGTTCTGTTTCGGCTCTATCTACTTCGGACATTTCGTCTTGATCTACTTCGGTTGTTAGAGCTTCAGTTCCACACATTGGACAGAAAACTACTTCTTCGTCAACATTGATTACCTCGACGAGTGTTTGGCTTTCGCAAATCCCGCAGTCGGTAAAGAATCTTCGTCGTTCTTCTAAGATTATACTCATTGGGTTACGTCCATTAGTGGTGTTTCCCAACCCCAATCACCTTCCATGCCGTTGACTGAATATTCTGTAACACGTTTCTCAAAGAAATTGTCATGAGAAGCACCGTTCAATACCCAATCGAGCCATGGCAATGGATTATCTTTTGCTTTGAAGTTGGGCTTCATTCCTAGCTGTAGCAAACGACGATCAGCAATATGTCGAATATATTGTTTAACATCAGCTTCACTTAGACCTTCGATCTCAGCTCCCTTATATGCAAGCTTAATGAATCGATCTTCTAGCTTAACAGAGTTCTTTGCCATCTCGTATATCTTCGACTTCAGTTCGTCATTCACGATTCGAGGATGTTCTTGACAGAATTCGCGGAATAGTTTTGCGTTACCTTGAACGTGTATTGTCTCGTCTCGAATAGACCACTCGACGATTGTGCCCATACCTTTCATCTTACCAAAACGCTGAAAATTAAGTAGCATTACAAACGAGGCGAACAATGACATGCCTTCGTTGAACACCGACTGTGCAAGTACTAGAGCAAGTCCTGTATGTGAATTAATATCGCCCTGTTTCATGAAATCGATTTTATCAGCCATTTCTTGGTATTCTAAGAATGCAGAATGTTCTTCGTCAGGTAGCCCCAAAGTATCGTTCAGGAGCGCATAGGCACGTTGGTGAACGCCTTCCCTGTTAGCGAACGATGATAACATGTTACGAATTTCGTTATTTTTGAACTTGGGTATCAATAGTTCGTGGTAGTTTTCGCCTACCTGGACATCAGACTGCGTGAATAGTCTCAGTACTTGAGTGATAAACTCTTTCTCCTCGACTGAAAGCTTAGTTTTCCAATCTTGAATATCTTCGGATAACTCCGCTTCGGACTCAACCCAATGAATCTCTTCATGCTTCGTTGTTAACTCCACTGCCCATGGATATAAAAATGGCTTGTACGTTTTGCTGAATGCTAGTAATGACACGGCGTTTCCTTTTAATTTGTTTGTTGTTTATGACCTACCCTTCGCAGGCTCGGCACTCATTATCTTCGTCTATGGATATTGTATCAGCTTCAAGATCGGCTGTCAAGTGGACCATAAGATCATCATAACCACCAACATACTCGCCTGCAATATATATTTGTGGAACTGTCTTGACGTTTCTGCCTGTGACTTCAGCCGCAGTCTTTCCTATTTCTTTTAGACATATCTTATCAAAAGAGATACCTCGAAGTTTTAATTCTTCTTCAGCTAACGTACAGAACGGGCACCCAGGCTTGCTGTATACAATGCTTCGCATATCACCAGAAAGAGCTACGCGTTCTACTTTCTCGGACACATTCTCCGCACGATTTTTAGCTTCTGTGCGTAGATAGTACAATCCTTTTAATCCTTTTATCCAAGCATTCAAGTGTACAGAATTGACATAGTCCTTATCAGCACCGGCTGGAAAGAATACGTTGACAGATTGCCCTTGGCAAATATACTTCTGCCTGTTAGCGGCATGTTCTATGACCCAGTTCTGATCAAGCTCTTGCGCAGTTTTGAATATGGCTTTCTGCCCTTCGTTAAGAATAGGTAGATGTTGAACAGATCCTTTGTTTGTGATAATAGATGTCCATATCGCGTCATTATTATGCCCAATCTCAGTCAAGAGACTGTCAAGATAGATGTTTTTAACTAAGAAAGAACCTGCGCGGGTTCTGTGCGTATATGCACATGCTTTTAGGGGTTCAATCGAAGGTGACGTTGACAAGATAACACCACTACTGGCGTTGGGCGCGATTGCCAACAAGTGTGAGTTTCGCTTTCCACTGCCGATTCCGTCTGGATATTCTCCTCTTTCTTGAGCGAGAAGTTCAGTCTCTTTGTGCGCTTCGGAATTAATGTGCTGAAACACAACTTGATTAATCTCCTTTGCGGTTTGTGATTCCCAAGCAACAGACTGTTTTTGCAGTAGGGAGTGGAACCCCATGGCTCCCAGACCAATGCTTCGTTCCCGACCCGCACTAAACTTCGCTCTTTCAATTGTATCTGGAGCGTTGTCGATAAAGTATTGCAGGACGTTATCAAGCATACGGATAAGATCACGAACAATAGAGGTATCTTTCCATTCATCATAGTACTCCAGATTTAATGAAGAGAGACAACAAACAGCGGTTCTTTCTGCATCAGTAGGTAAGTGAATTTCGTTACATAGGTTTGAACCATTAATCTTCAGCCCCAAGTCTTTCAGTGGTTGAGGTAGATCGCGATTAGCAGTATCAATAAAGTTTAGATAGGGTTCGCCTGTTCTGAAGCGAATTTCCAGAATACGTTCCCAAGTCTTTCGAGCGTTGATCATCTCCTTTATACCGTTGTCTTTAGGATCACGCAATGCAAACTCGTAATTGAATCGCACCGCCTCCATGAATTCATCAGTGATATTAATAGCGTTATGAAGGTTTAGTGCTTTACGCTGTACGTCACCTGTAGGTACGCGCATATTTAAGAATTCGATAATGTCTGGGTGAGAGATGTCCATATAAGCCGCGTATGAACCCTTTCTCGTTTTACCTTGTCTATAAGCGATCATGTCTGCATCAACTGTATGTAGAAAAGGCATAGGACCAGGTGCTACGTCTGATACAGTCCGAACAGCACTCCAGTGTCCGCCAACTCCACCCCCATAAACAGATAACCAACGTAGTTCAGAAGTGTGACTAATCAAGCCCTCTAATGTATCTGGAACATATGTCAAGAAACATGATATAGGCATACCCTTTGGAGACAGACCGTTACTCATTTCAGGCGCATTCGATAAAACTGGGGAAGCGAACATAAACCACTTTTTCGAAACATAGTCATATAAGCGTTGTGCTAGGGCTTCGTCCATTTGACCCTCGTAACAAGACCATGCTCTTGCGGCTCTTCGATAGGCTTGCTGTGGTGAGGTTTCTTTGTCTGTCATATAGAAATCGCGCAACATTCCTACAGCATAATCTTTTAATAATTCATCGCGATTTTTATCAATTTTTACGGGCATTTACCTTTCTCTTTTATTTAGGGTTAGTGGAATTATATAGCGTAAGTATACACCATAAAAACGAGAATATCTAGATTTATTTTACTATTTTACGAGTTTTTTTCTTTTACCCATGATCTCGATGAATCTTCGGGTGAGAGGTTTTTTCTTCTTACCATGCATCCAATCAGCAGTATCGCCATCACTTGTTCCTGCAATACCAGGTCCGGTTGTCATTGTAGGTTCTTCTTTTATGGATGGGATTACGTAATCATTGAACTTTTTCATTTGTAGATTTCTCCGACGGTGACGTACACCCTCTTATGAGTGTTTAGATGATATGCTTCGAAAACATGCAAGCCTAATACTTCGCCTATTGGGTGCGCTGATTCATTGACACGAATTTGATCTTTGGCATTAACAACGTCTTCGAGTCCGGTAGCAAGAACTTTTTCTTCTTTGACTCGATATATTCCTGGTGAGAGGCATCCGTTATTAAGTATGTACCAAGAATGATCTTCGCTAATGAGATCAAGAGGATCAACTCCCGCGGTATCTAATATCTTTTTAATATTCTTGTCGCTGATATCATAGTGTTCTTTGAGTAGAAATAGAGCCGCCGCATAGCTACCCAGTGTTGTCTTGCCTCCGGGCACTTTATTGAGAGCGCGTTTAAGATTAAACACTAATCGAACAAAAGGACCTAGCGCGAGTTTTTTCTCTTTAGAATCCATCTTCACACTTTTTACACGTTTGCCATTCTCGTCAATAAGCCCAAGCTTAAACGCGTCCGATTCTTCCCAAGGTGTGGTTAACATCTTTAGAAAGCGAAACGTGTATAGCAGATCACCAGCTTTACTTGCTAGACTCATATTTTTCTCAACCCTTCGACAACTTCAGCGTCCATTTCGACACCAGTATATTTTTCGTTTGTGACGATTCTAAGATAGATTATGAATGGTTTGATCGTTGACCAATGCCGTTCCTCTAGCTTATACTCTAACATCTTTAATCCTGCACCATTACCAAACACATTAAAGACTACGATCAAGTGATTCAATATAAGATGGACTGATAGCTTACCACCTTCGAGGTGTCTATTGACTAGACGTTTTATATACTTGAAACGCTTAATATCTTCGTAAAATTCATCTGCATCAATGCATGTTGGATTTTGGTAATGATGTGCCGCGAAAATAGTGAACGTGCTTTCGTCTAGTGTCTCAAAAAATTTCATATGCTCGATATACTTTAGGATTATAACAGTATATAGTGTTTATTTCGATCTCTCGATAATAGCTTCTTTAGTATAATATGCGGCTATAATCGCGGCTACGGATACGAAATACGTAGGAGCGATATCGACTAGAGCCTCTATCGCAACTTTTCTACCCAGTACATCTAATATAATTAGAGTGACCGGATATAACAACATACCATACAAAGAAAACCAAGCCATTCTGCGCTGTGTTTCGCGCATCTTATCAGCCCATACAATCTGCCTTTCAGCGAATGAAGGCTTGGTTTCTTTTTCGGTCACTTGGATAGCTTACCAAAGAACGTATCAAGAAGACCAAGTTTAGGCGCTTCCTCTTCTTGCTCTTTAAGTTCGTAGTGCGTTAAGTCATCTTTTGCAATTGCAATTTCCTGATAAGGTGCTTCATGCAATGTCTGTACTTGACCAACAGCTGGCATGCCATGCCACTCTGAAATTTGATCGGGTGTTATTCGCTGTGACTTGAGTAGTTCGCCTGTACGATCACATATCCAACCACGTGTTGTAGGTGTTGATCTGCTTGGTCCTTTAATCATCTTATTTCCCCTTCGAAGGATCAGTTACTGGCTTAACAATAGCTTTGTCGCCAATTCGAGGCTCACTACCACGCGTAGGTGCTTGACCCTTTACGCGAGAGGCTTTATTAACGTCATTGACACCATCTTCTTCTTCAGTGCCGACAGACTCGCCATCTTTTCCTAAACCTTTTGCAAACGCTTTCTCACCAGCAGAAGCCGTTTCGCCATGCTTCTCGCCACCAGCACCAGGAACATTTTTAGCTTGCTTCTGACTACCTGTAGCACTCTTCTCTAGAATACCTATTAGCTCAGACTCGTCCATTCCCATCTCAACACCATGTTCAAACATGACATCTACGCCTTCAGCGGTACGCTGAAGAATTTCACCGTAACCATGTTTCGCATGTGTAACCGCATTCTCTTTCATATTAACTTTCCCCTCTTTAATTACCTTACCGACTCTAAGCATCTTGAAATCAACAGCCAAACGTCTGGCTGCCATGCTGATTGCTTGACGAGCAGTTTTTGCTTTAACGACGATACCTTGCTTACCACCACCTACGGTCTTGCCGGAGATAGTTTGCTTGGGTATCTGAACATTCCAATTAGATGCTTCAGCCGCTTCTTCGAGGTCTTTATCATCGTCCTCACCCTTCTTTGGCTTCTTCTTTGAGCCACTAGTAGGGCATTCCTCGTCGTGATTGTCAGTAGATCCATCGCAATCAGAACAAGCAGTCATCTTTGCATCAGCATCGTCTTCTTTTTTCATCATCTTCTTGTCATCACCACAAGCTTCTTCGACCGATTCTTTGATGAACGTAACAGGAAACAGTGCAGAACCGCCAGTCTTAGGATCTATCTGCATAGCATAAGAAGTTCCTTTGATCTTGGTCTTAAAGTCTTTGTGAACCTTGGCGTAGTTCTTCGCAGTCATCTCGATCTCGCCTTTGGCATTTAACTTGCCTTGCGCTTCGTCAAGAGTTTCTTCCATAAGGTGAGAATCAATACCAGCCGTAGACTTCAACTTCCATCCCTTGGCGGCTTTCATGGCGGCATCATAAGAGGTGGGGGCTTTAACTACAACCTTACCTTTCTTAGCGTGAACTACAGTGTAGGTATGTTCCTTTGCTTCATCAAGGTCGGTCGACTCATTCTTCGCTGGCTTCTCACCACCATCAATCTCATTGTCGATAGCTTTGCGCTTCTTATGCAGAAACTTGTCGGAACCGTCAACATCACCATCATTATCGATGTCTTTGTCTTTTCGATCTTTGAATTTTTTATCGTTTGCCTTGTCATCTACTGGATCGAGCTTTTTAGCTTCTGTATGCATGTTACGCCACAAGTCAGCAATTCTATTAATGTGTTCGGTGTTCATGTTGTTCTCCTAGGGGTGTGGTATGTGTGGTACTCCAATCGCACCGGTTAATACTGCTAATATCACTGAAGCTAGAGCCGAGAATGCTACCATGCCATAGGTTTGCATAGCTCCAACTTTCGTAATCAATGCTGTGACTTTCGTATCTATATCATCTAATTTTTTAGATTCATGGTTGAGCCGATCGCTTTGCTCTTCTCGTCGATTTTCCAAATCTGCAACTTTCTCCTGAATTCTTGCGATAGCTACCAATGCTTCGCCCATCGCGTCGAGCTTGTCTTCAATTCTTGTTAATCTATCTGCGTTAGTGACTGCCATTTTTTATTGTTATCGATCAAGTCGATCCGTTATATAGTTGATTAATTTTTCTTCGTCGCTTCTCTAATAGCAAAGAAATCCCGTTCGACTTCAAGGTTAACACTTTCTGTTTTTATCATATCGCTGTTAAACTTATCCATGTTTTTCTTAGCCCATTTTACTGCGGCATCGTGAGATTTAAACTTAATCCTATCTTGTTTAAATCCCTTTTTCTTATTCAGAAAATCAATGTAAAATGTTTCTTCGTCAAGAAGAGCAGATTCAGCGACTACTTTCCAGCCCATCTGCTTGTATGTAGATAGCTCTTGCTTATTAACGGTACGAGTTTTATCACCCTTAGCAATCTTTATACTTCGAGCTTCTTTAACAGATTCTTTGGGTACACAATTAGGTACTTTTTTACCATTCTTCATCTTGTGCCCGACCATTTCGTGATCTTTCCAACAAGGATCGTCTTTCATTTCATCGACTTCTTCCTTCTTATCACTCGCATACTTCTTTACTAATGCGGCATGACTAGCGGCACGTTCTTTCGCTCGTTTGTCAAGATCAACACCGCCCTTCTTTAAGCGATTGGTCAATCGTCGCGCTCCTGACTCTTTGATGATGTCCTGTATAGTTTTCACTGTAGCGGTTTCCTCTTTGCGAAGTCTCGGTTCTCTGCGATTATAGTGTTGTGTTACTATAGCTAAGTTTGATGGATCGTTGTTCATTGGATCGTTATCTTTATGATGCACATCCTTATCATCCGTCAAGTCTTTTCTACCGCGTAAGCTTCGACGCGCTTCATTTCTCTTTGCGCGTCTTTTTACTTGAATTGGGTCTTTATGGTAGTTATCGTATTCTTTGCGATAGTTCCGCTCTTCTTCGACAGACTCGTATTTTAGCATAGGGTCAGGAGATTTAAAACCCTTCTTTCTCATAATAGTTTTGTTAACAACTTCGAACTCACCGTTCTTCCAGTTAATCACGACAGGTAGATTAAGATCAGCCTGCATATCTTTTAGAATAACTTCAGAGTTACCATGCTTTTTGATCTTCTTGCCTTTATTATCTGCCATCTTTTTGAATAGAGTTTTTAGCTCTTCTACGTCAATAGCAGGCTTATTCCTCTTATCATTAAGACGATCGGCGAAGTGTCGAGTGAATTCTATATCGATGTCAAATTTGTTAAGTAGTCTGTCCCCGAATTTCTCGAGGTCGTCTAGTTCTCTTTGCGATACAGATTCTATTACAGTTTTAAATGATTTCATAAGTCTATTTATACTTTTGGATTCGTCTGTTTATTTTTGCGTCTAGCGCGATTTAGTCTTGCTCTATCCATAATACGATCATGCTTAATTTTATCAAGTTTGTCATCTTTAGCTATGACCTTACGTGCGGTATCAACGGCATCTTCTTTCTCTTCGTTCTGCCCTGGAACCATAGTTTTAGCCTTCTCAGTAGCTTCATCTGTGCCCCATTCAGGCGCAGACTCGAACATTTTTCTATAGTTTAACAATTCTTTGGGCGCGTCTTTACTCTTCAGCATGTCTTTTATAATGCTTTGAAGTTGGCGTACTGGAAGACGATGAACCTGCGCGGCTTTGACCACATTTTGATTGCTATCAGGATTCTTTCGTGCGATTTTGATAAAAGTCTGTATAGCACTAGTGTACTTTTTAGCATTAAGCTTCTTGTCGATAAAATCAATTGCTAAGTTAGAAAGTGATCTCTCGGATATTCTCTCGACTGAATCAATCCATTGTCGAGTAATACCACCTTCATCTAATGCTACGATAACATAATTAGTGCCTATCGTCTGAATATAGCCTGTGCGCTGATCTTCTATGATAACGACTTTATCAGTGAGATTGAACAGTTCACCCTTTACGAATTTCTCGCGGGTTTCGCTAACGGACTCTAACTCAATATGATTTTTAAACGAGGTAGTTTCTTCTAGCCCCATTCCCGCTCGAACGTCATTGAACAACTTCTTTGCATCTTTAGCGTTTACATTCTTAGGTAAGCCTTGAGAGAATGTAGAGAAATCATTGTTTCGAGCATTTTCGCGTTGTTTAGAGGCAGACATTCCTTCGACACCATCGCTATCAGGATCGCGTTCACCCCCTGATATTACGGTGATACGCTCGAAGTTATACGTTCCATGTCGACCTTCTTTACCGTTATACTTATTCAGGAGTGTTTCGAATTCAGTGACGCGATCAGAACCAACGACCATTGTGATCTTATTAAATCCTTGAGCATATAGCCCGACAGCAATGTCGAATACATCACGCACCTTCTTGTCGAGTACAACATTTCGTCCATGCTTAGGGAACATCTTACGAACGTGCTTCACTTTTTGAGTGTATTCAAGAGGATCTTTTTTAGGCTTATTAGTCTGTGAAAGATAAATGTAATATGGGTTCTTGCCAGCTTTAGTAGCTAGACTAGTCACCAACTTGCTGTGCCCTATTGTCGGTGGATTCATACGACCGAATGAGAAGAACACTTCACGGTTTTCTTCTACGAGATATTGTTTAAAGGAAGGAATCATTTTTTGCCCATCTTACGTTGTTTTTCTAGACTTCGAATCTGTGGTAGTTTCTTACGGGTCATCACTGCGACCTTTGAACTCATTTTACTTATACGCTTTTCTATCTCAGCGCGACGAGCCGCAGGCATTTCGCCTCGTGATTTACCCTTAGAGAATTTTTTGAATAGGTCATTGACTGCGCCTTTACGAGCGCGTTTTTTGAGGACTTCTACACTAGCAGTTTTCTTAGCGGCACGTCTGCGCCCCATAGCAATCTTTGCTTTATTCTTTTTCATCACTCTACCACGTGCGCGTCTCTGTGAGAAGTCTAACGCCTCGGTAGGTGTATCCGTCGCCAAGAAACTCTTGAACGATAATGGTTGATCAGCCATCGATTAGTACCTTTTGGTTTACCCATTCAATATAGTATTATTTAGCTTTATCCCAGCCCTTCAATATATTGGGTGAAAAGTTGTTGTAGGAAAATTCCATTCTGTCAACAAGTTTCACCGCGTCACCACCTAATGTATCTATTGCTACGTAACCTTCTTGACCAGTTGTCTTAAAACCCTTACTGGTCTTCACGAAAGTATCAAATTTACTCAATCTGTTAAGGTTATTTATAAGTTTTAACTTCACTAAAATGAGTAACTTTTGCAATTCGAACATTTTTATTAGACTTTCTTTGTTTTCTTGGCTGAAGAATTTGAGGACTTCTTCGAGTTTTGCCTTTTGGCTACTTCTTCCTTTTTCAGTTTTGCGCTTTTCAATTTCCTTTTCGTATCTAGTCTCGATGTACCGGATGAGGTCTTCGGCGTGCTTTTTCGTGTTGCCGATGACTTGACCTTTTCTGACTTTGGTGTTGCCGAAGGTTTCGATTGTTTGGGCAAGGGCTTGATTGGCTCCGAGCGTCCTAAGAGTTGTCCCAGAAATTTGATTAAAGAGTTTACCAATTTGCGTAAGGTATTCATTTACTGTCTCCGTTTCTTTCTTTGTCATAGTTGCATTTGATACATCGCGCAATACAGCGTCTTGTGACCAAACATTTTTAGATTTATTTAACTTGCTCACATCTACCCCATACGAGGCACTCATACTTTCGAACGAGCTACCCTTATATGTAGTGTGCCACACAATGCCTATTTTCGAAGCGAGAACTACTTTAGCTTGATCAACGGGTACTGCATAGACCAGTGTGTTGGGATGAAATGTTACATATGTCTCAGTGCCAATTGATTTCGTTTTTAGCTCTGATCTTTTGTATAGGAAGTCGCCTTGAATAACGCCTTTTATTCCTAACTCGGGCAGATATTGTAGTGCGAGTTGAAGTTTATCATTGAGGTCGCCCGAGGTATCGCTATCGATATCTTCGGGTGATTTATAGACTTTAGGATTCTTGTTGAAGATACTTTTCTTGGCGACAAAGAACTTGCCGTCAGTTGGATCAATTCCTGCGAATACTGCGGGTGCACCATCCCACTTGACTGATATACTACCTTTCTTTTTACCAGCCAGCATGTTACGTAGATCGCGAAGTGCATTGATTGCTTGACGAGTACCGTCAGCACCACCATATATCACCTTATCTTCAAGGTGAGTCATATGAGTATTCTTCTGTTCGGTGAGTGAAAAGTTAGCGAACGAGTCCATTATAATCTCCGTTATACGGTTATTTATAAGGGCAATTTCTTACCCGTTTTGGGCACCTTGTCAACTACTACTATTCTTAGATTATTCTTGCCAGTCGTTGGCGAAGTAAATAGTTTAGGAAAACCCTCTTTGTTTAAGTTATAATAATCTATTTGCACTCTATTGTCAACGTCTAGGTCGCGCTTTCTCACTCTAAAATAGAACTCCGGTATCTTCTGCATATACTCTTCGACAGAATAGAAGTTGCCGTTGAGGTCTACGTTATATTGCCCGAAGTCTCTTTGAAAGGTGTATGTTACGTCCATTGGTCCGACATACATGAACTGGACTGGACCACCCATCTCTTTTGTACCTTCAATAAGAATTCGGGTATCAGTTAGAGGAACAGGTAAGTATAGATCAGGCAATTCTTTATTGTCTACAATGTCTCCATGATGGTAGCCTTCGGACACTAAATGGTTGGTCACCGAAGTATATAATCGAGGCATTAAGTGTGGTGTTACTGTGTTGATACCGGCAAGACCGCCACCTGCGAGTGAAGGTGCGCTCATACCTTTCATAGAACAGCCAACGACTTCACCTTTATTTGATACCAAGTTGACATCAATATAAGGCTCTTTGCCAATAGAACTAAGACCTTCATTTTTTGAAGCGTTGACTATGAATATTGGCTTTGGATATTCTAGATCCATTCTCGGGTAGTTGAGTGTAGTGACTGTTATAGGAAGAGGACTGTGATCATTAGCGATGTTATTAGACCTCTCGAGGCAACCTATAATAGCATCGATCACACCTTCCTCTTGACGTTCTGATCCTGCACCACTTGATTTACCTGGCACACCACCAAACGATTTATCTTTAAAGAATTTCGTTACTCGTATCATTCGTTGGTCACTAGTTTCTATCTGAATTGAATCAGTCGAGGTTCGTTTAGTAAGAAACTCTCTCAACTCTTCGGGCGATAAATTCTCGTGTCGGATATTATTCAACTCGATAGCACCCGAGAGATTGATTACTTCACCGTCATCTCGTGCACCCAGAATCATTGTGGATCTGCTATCAATTCTTTCTAATAGAACTTCAATGTTGTCGCGCTTCAGAAGGTCGACGTATGATAATGATGCCATTGGTTATAGTCTAAGCAATTTATTGATTTTCATGCTGTTATCTCTTTTAGAATCTCAACTTTCTTTTGGTTGTAGAATGCAATCCACCCAGCACAAAATTCATCCGTTTCGTTTTCGTATGCCGGTTCGATTGCGACAAGGTGTTTTTTACTCTTGGGTACTTTAAAATGCTCGACGGCTTTACATTTTGCGCTATATAAATCATGTGCTTTCATGCTGTTTAATCCCTTTTTAGTATTGGTTATAGTTTACTCTCACTTATTTGTAAAATATGTGGTCATCAATTTGTGTAGTGACCTCGTAATGTTTTGCCCACCACGGGTCAACATAATCTGCGTGATAGTGAGTCGCACCATCGGTGTAATCTAGCGAATCGACCATAACGGCTACCACTAAATCTCGTATAGTATCTAATGTCTTAGGATTGTAGTTGTCACTCTTACCGTCGCAGTACCAAGAAAAGTGACACTTGTTTAATACCGGAAGCTCATTCCCTTTCCAGTTTTCGTAAGTGGGACCTTGTTTGACTACCTCGCAAACACTATTAGGGAATCGTTCGCTCTTGACTCGATTCATAACAACTTGAGCGACAGCTAATTGCCCTGCGATAGATTCCCCTCTACTCTCGTGATATGTATTCAAGGCTAAACATTCTAATTGGTCGTTGTCTGGTACATCTTTCTGCACCTCGACGTTCTCTTCTCGTTCGAACGCACCTTCTTCGAATATAATCACGGGCGGTTCGACTACGTTATCTTTTCTAAAGTCATAATAAGAACCTATTATCGCCGTCAACACGACACACGACAAAAGAACCCAAACAAACGATTCTAATACACTAGACCATTTTTGCATTTTTCTCAACCTCGTCTCATTAATAGATAATCATTATATACGAACGCGTTAGTATTGTCAAACTTTTAGGCTACTACGTGAGGTTGATCAGTTCCAGGTAACCAACTAAGTACAGACCAACCCGGTGGAATACGACTGACCCAACCGTAATCATCAAGAACGCGATGATTGCCTTCGGGTGTGATATACACCATTTTAGGACGATCTATGGTGATATCGTAAGCATCATTCCCGTCGATCATCGGGTAATAATACTTGCGTTTTCGCTCGGAACTAATATCAATCGCTTTTATATCCGAGTTTTCAGGTAAATTGTTTATAAGTCTCATGATTCTTCTCCAGTAATGTGGTTGTAGATGTCTTTCCATTTAACAGCATAGAAACAATTACCGAGAGATTGAAATAATTGAAATAAACTCTCCACGTCTTCTACTTGATTAGCGGTGTTAACATGCTCGACGATAATAGGTTCTAGCCCCAAATCTAATCCGACCATAGCATTGGCAACCTTATCTTCAATCCAGTAATAGTCGCTATCTTTATATTCGAATAGTGTATCGGTCTTATCAGCACCTACTGGAAGACAAACAATCCTCTCGAATATGCCCTTACCAAATACGCGCTCTAGGTTTTCAACTCTAAGTTGAACAGCGTACTTATCATCGCTCATAGAAGTAATGCAGTGAAACACGTAGCCATGTTCTTCGTGGAGTTTGCGGACATACTTAATAGCATCACGGAACGGTGGTAGACTACCTATTGCCGCACTAGTGTTGAATCTCTCAGCCCAATATTTGCCAGATTTATTGCTGATGCCATATTGTTTGGCGATATTATAATGCTTATCTGCATCAGGAAGTCGTTTCAAATCTGAATAGGTCTCCATGAATTGGACGAACGAGTGTTCCCAATTAAGCAGAACACCGTCGCAGTCAATTAATATAATATTCCCTAAGTTACTGTTCATGATAGATTACTTTGCACATGAATCACTTCTATCAGGGACCCATGAGAGCGGTTTCTTATTTCAGCCCTTGGTCCGCGAAACGCTTCCATCATTTCCATAGTGTATTTTTGTCCATCATTAGACTCTTCTAGTTCGACACATCTATCTAATCCCATACGTTTAACTAAATCGTAAACAGACCTTAAAGAAGCCTCGTCGAAAGTTGCATCACAGGTTTTGGTGATGATAGCTATATTTTTTAACATTGTCATTTCATTTACACCCTATTAACATATTTAATTGCATCACGCGGCTCAGGAATATACCACTCGCCTTTAAAGTAACCACGTACTATTCTATCACCTTGTTTCACTACAGCTAGAACGTCAGGATCGCGTTCATCAAATCCAATTAACTGGTCAAGGGTCGTTAGAGCATCAGAAGCGTTATTGTAATCATAGACCTTTCGAGTCTTTCCTTTCTGATAGGTAATCTGAAACTTTCGAAGTGGTGCCATTTGCGCTTCGTGTCGATCATGCTCTTCGATGATATCATTACATTTTATAATATCAACTTTATTGACGCGTTTCTCGGAAACTGCACTAAGAATTATTTTGCGGTACTGGATTGGTATTTCACTATGAGATTGGTACTTCATACTATAGACTCCTTGTGGCAGTCATGGGCCATCGTCTATGAAAGAACCCTTCGTTATAATTACTCTCAGAAACAACTACACAATCAACATCTCCACAATGCTTGGCTTTATACTTCTCAGCCTCAGATTCCGTAGTCAGAAGGTCTTGCGTGACAGGAAAGCCACTATTTTTATCAACAATTAAATACATAATGAATATCTTCTCTTTTGGTTAGTCTATGGACCTATTATAGTCCATGTGGTGTGGTTCGTCAAACTCTTTTTTCGGTGTAAACGGAACTTGGAAAAATGTGTTGGACATTTTCGCATAAAAGGTTGCTGTGTTTGTGGGCTTTGAAATGCCTATGAATATTTTAGTGCCCACATCTCCGGTGTGACGATTCTTAAGGACATAAGGATTTTTAGGGTCTCTGGCATCGACCGCGAATTCTGAAAGTTGTAGAGATGCTAGCCTTATAGCAATTTGGTCAAGAGTGGTAGACTTAGGTATATATATTCTTGACACTTCGCTCTTTGGAATGAAGTAAAGCATACCTCTCGTCTTGCATAACACCAGATCCTTCTGCTCCGAATAACAAATATTACTCATGATAATTCTCCAATAATAACGGCAGTGTTAACATCTTCACCGTCCCACATAAGCGAATATGTAGTTTGATGATCTTCTCGAATCTCAAGGGCATATTCAAGAGTGTCCACAAAACAATCAGAGCAAATTTCATCAACATTGTCGGTGTTTACACAGGCAAACACAAAGTTCTTAGCTACAGGGTTAGCACGAGTAGGAAAATCGCGGCTTTGGTTTTTTCGACCACTTCGCTTTCTCATTTTCAATTGTTCCTTTTGTCTAATGAAGTGTTATTCTATCGGGTTGGCAGTAGTTGTCAACCCCTTTTTAAACTTATGATAGGCAACCATCTTCGTCAATTAATGGAGTTACGTTATAAGTAGCCGCGATTCGCATGGCTCTATCTAATGAACGCGTAGTCGCGACTTCTTCGATCATCAACTTATCTTCGTGCCAAACACTAACAACAAAAGTTTTATCTTGACAAACTTGAATTGCGATAGCGCGATTCGCTAACAAGACGAACATACTGTCTTCAATAATCAAACACTCAGAAGGATGAAATTCAAACAATGCTTTTAAAGTCATAATATTTTCTCGCTCTAGTCAGTTAATCAATACAAGTATTATAAATGTTTTCAATACATCCGTCAAGCGTTTTACGAAAAATATTCCTTTATTAGGCGACTTTCTCTCATTCAACTATTCCTTTGATATGCCCCGAAAGTGCGGTTGGTTAAAACCTAAATTTTTCTTACTTAGATACGCCTATGCTTTTCAATTTTTCAACCGTAACTTTTCGGATATAATATAGGTCAAACCAGTCTAAAAGATCCTTAAATACTGTAACTTGAGTATCCTCATAATCGTCACCATATAACCAACTAATCTCGTCATAAAGGGTATGCATATATGGGTGTTTTAAGCTAACCACCATAATGTCTGCCTCATGTGTAATTGAAGAGACTAACTTCATGCGCTTTTTGCCTAGAGCTTTTTCAGCTTTTTTTACAAAATCAATAATCATTTTATAAAATCTCCATACTTACGAGCCGACCTTCTGACTGTAGTGTTTCTATTTCTGAGGAGTACTGGGTCAGTGGAATTATAGCTATCTCACGGTGTCCACTCTTATACGTAATTAGTACTTCATAGTCTTTCGTGTTTATGCAGTATTTCATCAGTTTGCCCTGTAGTGTTTCTATTTCCGAGCAGTACTGGGTCAGTGGAATTATAGCTATCTCACTGTGTCCGCTCTTATACGTAATTAGTACTTCAAAGTCTTTTGCAGTATTCATTTTTGTATTCCTTTAAGATAGTTGCGCCATCTCCCGATGACAAGATCATTATAGCAAACAAATATTACATTTACAACACTATAACCACACTTTAGACCTGACGGGGCATGAAATAAGCACATTCTCCTAGTTGTTAAAAAACCCTGTACTGTTCTTGTTCCTCGTCGCTTAATTCGGAGAATTCTTGAAACATATCCCAGAATTTTCTACCTGCTTTTGCCCTTAACTCCAAGTCTTTTTTACAAGGCCAAGGGCCAACAGGCCAGTCTTTTTTCCATTCAAAAGTCCACCCTTTGTAAGTGTAAAAATTAATATAAGTTAAACGTAGGTTTTCCATCACTTTCTCCTAATAGTTCTGGGTTTGCGTATAAGTGGCATCCAGGTCGATACTCTCAAGATAAGCTTTTCGCTGCCCAATAAGCTCTTGTAGGCTTTGTTTGACATCATTTATTTTAGCGCCCTCTGCCGGGCGTTCTTCAGCCGACAATCTGCCTAGACCTTTAAGAAGGCCTGTTAGCCTACCTTTCTTACCAAGGTACTCGACACGAAGATCGTCCAATGCACTAAGCTTTTCAGCGGCAACTATTGACGATTTGGCTTGTTTTGCAATCTGTTCTAGTTCAATCATTTTGTATCTCCTCGGATTAGTTCTGGGTTTTCGTATATGTTGCCAATTACTTTTATGTTTCTGACGCCCCCTAGATACGTTAGGATATCACCTGTGTTAATAAACCAATGTATTCCGTGGACTTCTAATGCCCCCTTGATAGGTAGGGACTTCCCAGAGTAAGAGCCTTTCTGTGCAGTAAGAACATCACCCTCGTACATCTCAACACCATTAGCATCTTTGAGTCCGGTGTATTGCATAAGTGTTATGGGTTGCCCATCTTCTCTCCACTGAAACATATTAGATGTTAAGCCCTCACAAAATTCCTCAGCACCTCTATGCCACGCTCTAAATTTAATTTCTCGCATCACTTTCTCCTTTAATTAATCCTGCCCTTACTCGGCTATTTAATTCAGGTGACCACCAACATGAAACTCCTTTGCGCTTTAATTTTCTGGCCCTGACTTTTCCGACTGCTCTAATTTTTCCTTGCCTAAGCAGTTCGAGATCGCTTGGAGTACGCTCCACATTTGGCTCCAATATGGCCTTATTCATTACTTTCTCCTAATAGCTCAGGGTTTTCGTAGATGTTGCCTACAACTTCGCACGACAAAATACTATAAACTCGCTTAGTCATTTCTTTGTAAGGATTCATTCGATAGATTTGTATGCAAAATTTCGCGGCTTTCTTTGAGAAAACCACCTCAGCCAGAGAAAGATGTCTTGAGTTGACAACATCACCCTCATAAATCTCAACGCCTTTTGAGTCCTTTAAGCCAGTGTATTGTGATACTGGGTAATTTTTCCTACAGGGGCTTACTGGCGAGGTAAATTCGAAGTAATCGTCTAAAGTAAACCCAAAATAATGAAACCGTTTATTTCTTTTATCCCACTGCCTAAATTTAATGTCTCGCATCACTTTCTCCTGTTTTTCGGGCGTCATCGCCATCTATCATCTTCGTTATTATTAAAGGTCGAAATCTTCTTCACCGCTACTAACATATTTTCAAGGGCTGTTTTAAGACACCTTAATTCAATTTCTACGCCAGTAAATGTGCAGTTATCAAATTCAGTTGCATTTGTTTCATTATTTTCATTTGTCATCTTCACTTTCTCCTATAAGGTATCTGCGACGCTGATATCTCCGAATATGTATTGTCTAGTGGAATGATTTCTATTTGATACACATAATCTTTGGCAGAAACCCCCAAATCGCCATTATAGAATTTCCGATCTTTAGCGATAAAAGCCTCGGCTTTGCTACGTCTTGAAAAATACGCAACTGGATCAAGCGCACGACAAGTCATTGACCCTCTTTTGACTATAAAAACTGCTGTTCCTATTACATATTCCTTCATCACTCTCTCCTCAGATTAGTTAGTTTAAGCTCTCCAGAACTGTTTCGTATGTCTTAGCAAAAGTGAAAGGAATGGGCAACTTTCTTACTCTGGCTTCAAATTCTCCCTGTTTGTCTTTCCGCCAACATTACCTTCAACATAACGAACACCACCGTGAACATTATCAACATTACCGCCAACATAACCAACATTACCGCCAACATAACCAACACTAAGGGCAACATTATCAACATCACATAGCACTCTTGACAGCTCAAGTTCCCCAGAATTATCCCTTGTAAAGATTAAATTCTGTTTCGAAAACTTTAGTATCTCTTCGTCTCTAATTAGTTCCATCACTTTCTCCTGTTTTTGCTTTGGCTAATCGCCTTTCCGTTCTTGCGGTTCTGCTCTTTTGGTATTTACCTATGCTGGCACTTCCACCTTTGTTGTGTGGTCTATTTGACCAATACTCTCGACAACCACCGCCATTAAAGTCCTTTGGATTTTTTTTGGTAGTTCTAGTCATCATTTTTCTCCGAGTTGTTAAAAAACCCTCTACTGTACTCTCCCCTTATAAAATGAATAACATCGTCAATAGCAATGTTATAGATATCCTGATCACGACCCCAATATACACCTTCTTCGTCATCGTTTTTTAGCTTCTCTAGAGCTATGAAAATATCGTCTAGTTTTGACACTAGGACTAACAACTCTTCTATCCTGTTAGCCGCTAGTGCGCTTGGGCGATAAATACCGCTAGAATTATCGCGTAACCATTTGCAAAGTTCTACATCATCTTTTATCATCATGACTCTCCCGAGTTCCTAGCTTTTTGCTTTAAAGTATCTAATAACATGCTCAACTCCATGCCAGAATCAGTTAAAGACATCTGCCTTTGCGTATCTTTACGCTTTGCGGCGCTGTCCCAAGCATCTGCTAGGTTGCTCATTTGCGAAGTGATTACAGCTTCGATATGTTCAATTGATAATTTTTTCATAATAATTTTCTCAAATTGGCTAATTGAAGTAACATTCTATCATATAGGAATTGTCAAGCTTTTTTTTAGCTCGGGTTGAGTAATTTCCAATACTCTCTAGCGTCGGCTACGGACTCAAAGTAGTGAAGAAAACATTCAACAAAGTTTACCTCGTCCATCCACTCTGCGGTAACTTCGATGAATGTAGCAGTATCTAATTCGGGCATGTCAATCTCGCTCTGGTTAATGAAGTGCTATTATATCATATCGACGGTGGTTGTCAACACTTTTTTAAAATCATTTAGTGGGACTTACAATGTCCAACATAAGTTCCCATCACTTCGCTCAAACGACGGCATTCTTTCTGAAAAGCTTTACCGTGACCACCGTCAGGAAAGTTAGCTACATGAGCAACTTCATGCACTAGATAGCCTAGCTTAACATCGTAATCACGCTTAGACAAACGATTGTCAAGTACAATCTTTCTCCGTCCTGTATTGTATAAGTAGGCTTCAGCGAATGCAGGCTTAACTTTATCGTACTCTACTTCGACTTGCTCACAATTCATAACGTCTGCATGTATGCAAATTGACATAAACATAGCGAATAATTCTGACACAATTTAACCCTCCCTGGTAAATAACACGAGCATCTTTGCTCAACTAGACTACTATTATATCGTATTGGAAGTTATTGTCAACAGAAACGAGTGACCCAATCAAAAGACTGGGTCACTGTAGAGGAGGGTGTTTGAGAGTAGAGTTAATATCTACTTAATAATACCTTCATGTTATCCGTAATTGTGGGATATATAAAGCGGATGCAGTTATCTATGTCCACACACATTTCACGACTGACATCATACCTCGTGTTTACGTGCGGAAAATGATCTTCATACCATAAAATAGGCGCATCAGGGGTTTGAACGAGATAGTTAGTTAATCCCAATACACCATCAAGAAGTGTCATGATATTATAGTGTAGCCAATTAGCCTTAGCCTCTTCTGGCACCTTGAGACCGTCTTGACATTTTAGTTTAGGAACATAAGACGCGAAACTAAGTACGGCTTTTCGCAAGTCCTTTCTAAGAATAATTAAGTCTGCTCTTGGCGCCATATACTCAAAGCCGGGACCATTGACTAGACAAATTGATTGGACATCACCCTTTAACGCTTTACAATAGGTATAACTAGACAATGGTGGATTGAAATTAGTCTCGTGAATAATGCCTTTGTTCATGCGAGTAGTCACCTGAGTATTTCGAGAATTTAATTCACCGATAAACTCTATGCCTATTCTCTTCGCCATGTCCATGCATATTCTAGTTGCGCCTGATCTAGGCTGAGCCACTACTATCATGTTTTATGATCTCCTCGTTATAAGTAATTTCGAACACTTTTCTGTAGACTTCCCCAATTGCTTCGGGCAATAGAATGTCTATTTCCTGCTGTATCTTAGTTTCGACCGTTTCAAGAAACAAAGCAACTTTCTTATCCTTAATGATATTTGACATACCACTCGTAAAATCTTTTGATGCCTGTGGCTATATCTGTGGATGGAGAATAACCTAATGCTTCGAGCTTTGATGTATCGGACCATGTTTCAAGAGCATCAGCTGGATGAGGTGGCGACAACTTGACAATAGCCTTTACACGACAATTCTTTTCGATCTCTTCAATGAAGTCCATTATAGGAACTTGTCGACCTCTTCCTATATTATAAATCTCACCACTCTCTGTAGGATTAACCATCACGCAGAGTATGCCGTCTATTATATCATCGACAAAAGTGAAATCTCGTTTCATGTCTCCGTAATTATACACCTCAATCTCTTCACCCGCAAGTATCTTTTTAGTAAAATCGAATAGAGCCATGTCGGGTCTACCCCATGGTCCGTAGACTGTGAAGAATCTTAGACCGGTATTATTCAACCCTGACATCTTGAACATACATTCGTTTGCGTACTTTGTATACGAGTACGGGTTCAATTGGTGAGCCTGAACATTGTCTTCTTTCCACGGCAGTTCTTTGGTGCTACTATAAACGCTAGACGTAGAAGCATAGATCACTCGACAATCAGGAACAATCGCCTTAGTCTGCTCGATAAGAGTTTGAGTACCATCGATATTACTACTATGATAATCTCTTTCCTTTCCGTACGAATCTCTCACCCCCGCCAAAGCTCCCAGATGAAATATAAACGTGGGTTGCATAGTCGTGATCATGACTTTCATTGCGTATTCGTCGCGAAGATCACAATCCAATACGTTCAGCTTCATAACTCGGACTCTTTCACGCTTTACACTAGCATCATATAAGTGACTATTAAAGTTGTCAATTCCAACAGCGTTATGTCCTTGTTCGGTCAAACGCCTCAGCAATTGTGATCCAATGAATCCCGCACCACCGGTAACAAGGATTCTCTGAGGACCAAGCTTCTTCCTACTTTTAATTGCATTGCCAATTTCTTTGGCTATAGTTTTTAAATGATCAAACTCTATCATGGTTTTAGGCTCAAACCCCTTAATTCATTGCCTTGTTCTACTAGCGCATTCTCTAGAAACTCGATCCTTAGAGCCGCTTCAAAGCAAATCATCGGTATGCAATCTTTATTTTGATAATAGAGGCTTTCATCGACCCGCTTTATTCCACGTAGTCTATCAAGTAATGTTTGTTCCATTTTATTCTCCTAGTCTTCCCTTTTTCCATAACCCCAATCAATAACTACTGGGAATCTCGGTATGCCGTCTGGCGTTGGCGTGAAGTATCGTAACGTACACCAATCAGGCGTTTCTTTGTTCTGATACATGCTACTTAGCGTGGCTTGATTGCCTCTTACACCAGCACCGAACTCTACACCACTTTCTGTTACCAGTACAAATCGTTTGATGTGACCTGACCAGTTTCCGTTGCCCTCTTCTACTCGACACACCGGGTATTCATCAGTGAAAAATTCTTTACGCTTGATAAGGGATTTCGAACGCTTGCTCTTCTCGTAACCGAGATTAGTTCTAATCATTTGACCTTCATAGCCATCCTCAAGATATCCACTGTATATTATATCGAGCGTATCTTTATCAGAGACTTCAACCGTAGTGACTAATCTCACTGCCTTTGACTGCGGTACTTCACTATTGAGCCAAAGGTTTCTATCTACAAAAGTTAAGTCAGCATCGACCTTATCGTAAACGTGGTATTGAACTAACTCCACAGTCTCTTCAAGATCATTGGAGGTGGGCTTTGTCTTACGAACAAGCGATGTGATCTTGTTAAAGTTATCTCGCAGGCAATGGTTGTAAAGTTCACCGTCAAGAATTGCATCAGGATACTTCTCGAATAGAGGTTTCAACTCTTCGCTAATATGTGGAATACTAACTATCAATTTACCCGAGCGTGACCACAATCCATCTTTACGAGCGATACAACGAATACCGTCTAGTTTAGGCTGAGAGAAGTATTGACCAGTTGCCCAATCGTACTCGCGATCTTCGTGTTTTGACGCTAACATCGGCTTGATCTTGTCGTACTTATCAATGTCGTTGCGATCTTTAAAATATTCCCCTTCAGCCTTCAACTCATAGCTGGCGAACATTTCGCTAATAGCTTGACCTTTCTGATCAGTCTCGTTAATTTTACCGACGTTCTTACATTCTACAGACTTCCATCCAGAGCGCACTAATTTGCCACCTTCGATGCCGCTAACGGTTCGCCATAAATAGCGACCATTGGTCGACTGAAATTCTGCTTGCCAAGTTCGCGTCTTGCCTTTCGAGTCTTTTTTATAGAGTATAGGAGTCGCTTCTCCTGTCGCTTCTCCTCGAGCCGTATCATCTCTCATGCTGTCACCTCTCTTAGTGTTGTTAGTTCATTTATAGTTAAGGCATTACCCACAGCATATACTTCTAAATCAGCGACAGGCCACTCATAACCATGATAGCCTTTAGCTTTAAGTACGCGTATAAGTTCCTTTCGATCATCACAGTATCTAACGTCTTTACCATCATAAGAATTATCTTGAATTATAATATAGCTCATGCTGTTACCTCGGAGTACGGTACGTTCGCCATACGTGAATATCTTCTATCATCAATATCAGCTTGGGACTCTAGCTGTAATTCCTTTAAAGCTGTCTCAAGCCTTAAGCACTCTCTGCCTGCACATTGAAGCGTTATTAGGGTTTCTTCTTGCAGAGTGGCTATAGCTTCTTGGGTGTCTATAATCGCCGAAGCTATGGACTGTATAGTATCTATTGCGGCGTCTAAATTTTCCATGCTGTTACCTTTATTTTGTTTCATTAAGTTTACACTGTTTCATTAAGTGTACGTAAATTCATAGCTTCGATCAGCGCGTTCGTTTCTAGGTCAAACTGTAAAAGAAACTTAGGATCATACTCTGCTATCGAACCTCTGTTATGATTAATATCACATATTTTGATTAGTTTAACATAAGCGGGAGCATTACGCAAGCGATCTTTTGTTAAGGCTTTTCTCGTTACTCTGTTACCCACAAACTTATCTGGGTCTGATAAGTACCAAACACCTCTTGCGACTTCATCACCAAATTCTTCTTGAATGTATTCGATGTTCGCGGCAGTATCTTCGACCGTATCATGTAACACCGCAATAGTTTTAACGATATCGATAAATTCGTCGAGCGGCATTTTAGAATACACGGACATATCACTATATAACCAAGAACGAGATTCTTTGAACATATGCCGTATAACAGCTTCAGCATTTTCAGCGACCTTTCTCGGGTGGGCGATATAGGCTTCACCAGTATATTTTCTAACGTGATCGATATGCAAGGCTTCCGCAATCAAAGACGCTCTTTCATAAACAGACATAAATAGTTCCTTTATCAATGAAGTGTCATTATAAAACATGGTGCGACCAATAGCAAGTACTGATCGCACCTTTGTGGGTTATGCCATCTCTACAGCTAGGTTGACAGCGTTCGTTTTCTTTGACTGATTCGCTCCGAACCATGCTGAAGTCATTCGAGCATCCGCTGTTCGACCAAGTAAGTGATCAGTGGTGTAAGTAACAGCGTTAAGTGCTTGCCACCAAGAACCACGTGCATAGTCTGCTCCGGGCTGTGTGTTTAGTTGATCGAACGCAAGTTTAGCAGTTCTTGAAAGATCAGCGTAGGCTCTGGCATCACGTTTTTGCGAGTTGGCGACAGGAAAGACTTCATTGAAATATGTAATCAAATCATCAAAGCTTGCGGTCTTATGGGCTAAGTGTTGAGCCATATCTTTGTATAGCGAAAACTTCTCGTGCGCAATTCCCATCTGATCTTTAACCATATCAGGGTTAAACTTGTTGCGGTGATTCAAATTAACAGTGTTCTTAGAGCTAGTACTAAGCGAAAAGCTTAAGGTGTTGTTACAGACAACCCTAATAGGGGTGAATCGTACATTGATCGCTTTACCGTATTGGTGTGGATTAGATAGTAATAAGTAAGAATCGATCTTATCGTCGCCAAGTACATCAAACGACTCGTTCACTTTAGCAAGAACCCAAGTAATCTGACCATCTTTAAGTGAGCCAGCCGTGTGCATTTCCATATCACCAGCGGCACAATACTCAGCAAAAAAATCAAACGCTTCATGGTTTTGAACAGGATTCCAACCCTTTCCTACATTAGTAAGTACTGCGTTGGTGTCTGTTCGAATGAGTGCTTCTTGACCTGTAGCGATTGATTCGCCATTGACATCAATGAAGCAAGGGTGTTTCTCGACTCCCCAATCTAGTCCGGCTTCTACCATCATTTCACGAGGTGCTAGATCAGTGTTTACTCGTGTACCTAGACCATGCCATGGAGTATCTCCTGCATAAGCCATCATAGCTTTACCGTTAACAATTTCTAATTCATGTGACATAATATAATACCTTCTCAATTAAGTAAGATGTTATTATAACGGGTCAGTCAACTATTGTCAAGACTTTATTTGTTTTAATTACATATTCCTCTTTTTTCTCTTTCGAGGTATCTGAAAGAGTAGATATATTGTAAACGCGGTAGACAAAACTACCTGCTCTGCGCCTAGAACTACACCGCTATATCTTAGCATGATACTAAGCATGATATAGCAAACCATAAATGCTATAGTAAATCCTTTTAAATTCATTGTATTCATAGTCGTATGCCCTCTTTGAAGCCGCTGTAGCTGACACTGCAATAGGTCAAAATAAATGCCCGTAATAACAATCCATCTTTACTAACAGACTCGTAATTAATAACATTTAATGCCAGAATATGATCTACAAAAATCAACATAAGCCACCAAAAACAAAACACTGCCATTTTCATTCGCTTATCTCCTCTATCGGTAAAGACTTGCACTTTTGATTGTATGCCAGCCAGTAACCTTGATCGGTTGGTCGGTAAAGAGTTCCGTCAATACACTTGTTTTGCGGAGGTTCTTTGTTTGCAACAGAATAAACCACGCTTATGACGAGGCAGAGTAGAACTATCAGCATTACTGTTTCCCAAAATGACTTTGACTTCACACTTGTTCTCATGTATTCGTTCATTCGCTTGTTTCCTCTAGGTCTAGTTCAAGTTGGGGTTCAAAAGATGGGCTTGCTAGGAATTTGTCTTTCTCCTCGTTCAACTGCAAGCACTTAGCTTCAGCCAACTCTTTTGTCCCATACTTTTGTATTATAACAGAATCCAAATCCACAATATAACTAGAGGCATTGCTCTCCTCAAGCCAATGAACGCACCATGCGCTTCTACTCGCGCTAAACCGGGCAATGTATCTCATTTGCTTGCCTCCTTTGTTATCGCCTTACCGTCCTGTCTCACAAGTTTATTTTGCGCTCGTTGATTCAATTGATTAAAATATTTGTCACTACGCAAGTGTTTCCACCATTCTAGTAAGTCTCCACGTTGATCGGGCGGGTTGACTGCACCTCGTCGCATGCTTGAACTACTCATTTTTATCATTTGCTTTCCTCTTTTGTTATCGCCTTACCGTCCTGTCTCACAAGTTTATTTTGCGCTCGTTTTCTACTACGCAAGTGTTTCCACCATTCAACCGTTTTGACTGCACCTCGTCGTATGCTTGAACTACTCATTTGCTTGCTTCCTTTTAATGTTGCTTTACTATTTTAATTGGCCTCGCATCGCCGTTCTCAGGCGCCTTGATTTGTAGGACAGGTTTACTAAGTTTGTACTAACGATCAACTGGTTAGGAATACGCTTCATACTATTAGAGCGATTCTGTTTCAAGTTCGTCAAGCGACCAAGCACGACTACTATTCACGTTCTACTCCACCCTTAGCATTTACCAGTGAGATCCTACCTCAAGGGGTCATGCGAGTTAAATTGTCCCGGTTACTAGACTTCGGGGTCGCTCGTATATTGCGACAGGCTACGTTTCTCGTAATAAGTTTTTAATTCGTCCTTAACAGCTAACCTTAAATCCTCTAGCTCTTTCTCTTTATCCAGATACATTTTTAGCGTAGGTAGTTCTTGAAGTATCACCTTTTGCTCTCTTTCCCATCCACTCCACCTATCAAGTCCTTTATAACTAAAGAAATAACCTATTGCGTTCAGTGTTTCGCTACTTAGCTTCATCACTCTTCACTCCTTCATCATCATTTATTTTTCTATAGTATACTATAACTTCTTTCAATTGGTCAATATATCTTTTTATTTCTTGCATATTATATGCCATCAACTCATAATCGCCAATTGACATTGCGGTGAACACTAGAACGTCATTTCGCTTCTCGAAGTCTTCGATGAATTCATCGAGGTTCACCCTGCTCACCACGTGAAAATAAGGTTCTTTAAGATTAATGGCTCGTGGTAATACCGGATGCACAATAGGAACTTTCACTTCTATTGTTCGTACCTCTACGATAGGAGCATCTTTCTTACCCCATAGACTACAGCCACTAATCGTTAAGAGCGTCAATAATAGAACTACTCGCTTCAATTGAATCGAATACATCTTTAGTACCTTTGTTAAATAAGGGTTCAATGCGACCAGGTTTAGCCGCGGCTAGTTGAGATAGTTTATGTCGACGAAAAATATCGAGGTATAAATCTTTCTCGGCTTCTATTTCAGAATTGCGTCGAGTCTGCACTTGTAACGCTTCACTAGTTTTCGCTAGGTTGTCTTCGAGCTTACTGATAGTTATAACCTGTTCAGCTTCTCGAACAGCCTGTGCGCTTATAAGATTTTTAGCTTCAGCGTAATCCTCTTGTAAAGGCTTATACTGAAAGGTGTAGTGTAGCCACTGACCCAAACATAGTGTCACTATCATTCCTACGAGAAACTTAGCAATCATACTTTACCTCCTTCGATAAAGCTACCATTTTCTTTTATGTAAGCAATCTCATTCTTGGTCAGATCACGGAACTTTCGCTTGGCAGAAGACCATTGCTTCTTTGATTTCTTGTAACGGATCTCTTTACCACCGAGAGGTATATAACCGACTAGTTGCTCACCCTCAGTGATATATATGTGATTGAGAATTTTTAACGTGCCCCAATCTGTAGTTTCCTGTCTATAGCGTTCTGACATTATCATGCTCCATAGGATAACATAAACGTAACTACGCCCACAGAAGAACATAAACCAAACATTGGAACAGCTAAGTTCCACTCTCGTTGATGCACCCTTCCAGAGGCGATGAACGCCATCGCCATGCCGACAGCGCAACAGACTCCAACAGCCATAAAAAATCCTAAAGTCATTGCTTCGTATAGATTCATTTTTTCACCCTTGTTAATATTCCATCATATAGTGTATAGACGAAGTGGTTAGTTATCAGAGAGTATCCAGTAAATTCAACTACACTCTCGCTTGTTTTGTCTTCGGTGATTCGCTTCTTTAATGAAGTCAAATCATTCCAACTCTTTAGCGTATAATCAGTCATAACTATTTCCTGTCGAGTTAATAAGATATGATTATACATTAGTGGAGCTTTGGTGTCAAGCACCGCGAGTGACCGGACTAAAAGAAATGGTCACGCGCGGTGTTGATAGTTAGGAGAATAGCTGGTCGTATAGTGTTTCGACTTCTTCGTAATCGCTCTTAACATCATTCATAGACTGCTTATGGTAAATGGTTGCGATCTTTCGTAGGTGCTTTTTGTCGATACCAGTGTCTTCGAAAGTAACTTCGATGATATCTTTTTGCAAATCTTTTTCTGCATCAGTTCGGAGCATAGAATCAGACAGTTCCTTAATGGCACCTTTGATCTTCTGCTTGTCTGCGGGACTACTAATCATAAACTTTTCCTTTGGTAATGTTACATTCAATGCTTAACAACATGTTAAGACTTTTTATTGCCAGGTATTAAGCAATTCTGATTCCAACGCATAGGCTTCTACTTCCCATGGTGGTCTTGATTCTTTCTTGTACTTTTTCGCAGGTTCACCATGCCATTCTAAGTAACCATTGTCAGTGGATAACTCGCCTAGAAGGTACTGCTTGACATGAACCATTTCATGGGCGAGTGTCAACATTCGATCTACAATGCTACAATTCTTGGTAGTGATTGTGATATTCATCTCGTCACTATCGCCCCAAGTGTGCCCCATATCGGTAGTGGAGTCGAGTGCTTCGTTAGTAATATTAATATTAACTTCTACATCAGGAATGCATTCAATGCCGAGCTTCTTCATCAAGTGATCGACATAAGATACCATTATAATCGAATTGTATGTAGGATCACCTCCTTCAATAAAATATATCACACCTAGAATACCATCATAAAACATGCACCGATATAACCAAAAGTCATTGCAATTGCATCTCTGTTAATTACGAATATCATAGGCGACTCCATGGTCGGTAAGAGTACATTATAATGATATTCTAGGCTCATGTCAACCAATTTCATTTGTGGGCGATGCCATTCTTATAATGGCTGTAGCCTGTTGGCTGTAGCCTGTCAAAGTCATTATAGCCTGTTGGCTGTAGCCTGTCAAAGTCATTATAGCCTGTTGGCTGTAGCCTGTCAAAGTCATTAGTCATTCCAAGCGCATTCTCGTTCAGAGGCATAATCGGTCGCTCAATAGTGACAACATTAATGTCACATTCTACGAGAAAATTTAGCCCCGAACCTTTTGAGGCTAGATAAGGAGTTTCATAATACACTTCCTTGATACCCGACTGCGCGATCAACTTGGCACATTCTATACATGGTGCGTGAGTACAATATAGTGTTGCGCCTTCGCACGACTCAGAACTACGTGCTACTTTAGTTATTGCATTAGCTTCGGCATGAAGAACTTCGGGCTTTGTTACTAGATTACCTTCTCTTGTCCATGGCTCCTCACATTCGTTGCTCCACCCACTTGGCATACCATTATATCCAATTGATATGACGCGATTGTCTTTAACGATAATACAACCAACTTTCAACTTCTTTGCTGTACTAAGTTGCGCATACACATTGGCGACTTTCATGTGGGCTTTATTTACTAAATCGCTGTTTGCCATTGACCCGTTTCCTTTCTGTATGATAGCTCGTTTTTAAACGCTTCTTTAAACGAAGCCACTGGATTTTGAAGTTCTAGAATAGTTTCAATGTGATCAGTATCCATATCTTTAAGGGTAAGATACGTCAGAGGCATGTCTCCGGTAACACCATATGTTCCCCATTCTAATGCATTTCGAACTCTATCATGACCATCCATAAGCGATACAGACAAATCTACTTGGTCGTCCCACGCGGATCTTCGAAGATATGATTGTCCACCGTCGATGATATATTCTTTGCCATTCGCGTCTTTATGTGATTTAAAATCATGTCGATGTCTGGACTCCAGAATCGTTCCGTCAGGTGTTTTCATCGCATTACGAATAATTCCTATCATTAGATATGTACCTCTCCTGTTTTACTAACATATTCTAGAGTCCTTCGAAGTATATACGCCATCTCTTTAAATTGAGGAGTATCCTCGTCGTATTGTTCTCCGTTTGCATTAATGTAAATGCCCATATCATCAAGATCCTCAATGAGCATTTTTAAATGCCATCGCGTAGCTGATTCATTATCAGATTCGTCATTATATAATGAAGCCGCAAAGGGTGCATCATTCATCGCAAATAACCTTGATAGCACCTTGATCAACTACAGCCATCTTAACGCCTTTATATTCAAAGGGCATCGCTTCTTTCCAATCAAGGTAGACTTTCAGACCTGGAACTAGATTAGATACGTCAGGACCTACTGCGACCACGATACCGGGCTTGTTGCCAGTTGATACATCACCTGATAGAATGATACCACCTGATGATTGGTTTTGAACCTCGGTCTCTTTTAATACAACATTATAATCCGTTACGTACATACCACTTTCGCTTTTCATATCGTTTCCTTTTTATTTTCTATAAGTATCATTAAAGTTTAATACGGTGTCGAGGAAGTTATTCTCTACACCCAGATCAGTCGACATCCATGACATCGCTGATACATCTTTTGGGAAACAATGTCCCCCAAATCCTTTCTTACCGTCTGGTCCTGGTACTTGAGTATGTGACTTACTGACTCTAGGATCTAAACATAGACCATCGATAATAATGTCATAGTCAGGATCGCCCATAGAGGGCATATGATCAACTATGTCTTTCATGTGGTTAAAGAATGTGGTCTTAGCGGCTAAATAGCAATTAAGAAAATACTTAGTAAAAGAAGCCTGTACCGCAGTCATGTACCGAACATCTTTAATGTTGGGTTGGACTAAACGAAACAACTCGTCCCACCAACGCATCTCACCACCACCGTATATTGCAAAGGTCGCGTTTTTAAAATCAGTGACGTAATCATTACCTGTCGTGCCGCGAATATATTCTGGACTATATGTAATCTTACATTCAACACCATCTAGCATATAAGGTTTTGCAAAGAAATCGGGGGTGATGGTCGACTTGAGTAGATACCTTGGCTTTGTTCCATACTTTTCGATAACTTCTTCTACAAAACTGGTATCACAACTATTATTATGCACGTTCGCCGGCGTGGCTACACATATGATTACCGCATCAAGATCATTCAAGTCAGAGGGTTGAGTCGATCTATAATCTGGATTGTCATGATATGGATCGTCAATGAGAATGTTCGCGACCGGTCGCAAGGCTTCGCCTACGCATTGACCCACCGCACCCCATCCCGCTACTACTATATTCTGCTTTCTCAAACGCCATTCTCCAATATTTTATCGATAATCTTTGCACCCTCAATATCTATATAATCGCAAAGTCGAGTTAATTGTTTAATCAGAAAATAGAATGCGTCCCACGTGATTAAGATCGGGAACATTAATATTATTTTAGCTCGTCTAGTCATAAGTTACACATCACTTTCAAGGAATCGTGGCGTGAAATGCTCACTGCCGAAAGACTTAGGCGTGAATAGTCCAGTCACTGGATTAAAATATTCGCTATTTAATACAATCTTACCCTCAGCATTATATGCGGGTCGAACCTCAGGAATTTCAACTAAACCAGACATTGCCTCAGAATGCACTTTCACGGCATCTTCCCTACTAAAGGATTTGACACCTCGAGGCTGTGTAACATCAATACTAGTCGTACACATTTCCACCCCCATATAGTCAAAAGGACGCCCTAGTGGAAATTCTTCTTCCACAAAAGAAAGTATTTTATCGAATTTAAGGCGCATCATATGAAGCTCTTTCTCAAGAACTCGAATTTCTTCCGCACTAGTCGTATATCTTCCGTTTATCATACCCATGATCTTTCCTCATTTATATAATTAATTATTAAGCCGCAATTGAGTCTGCGGCAGTACATGCGTACGGAGCGTTATAACCAACTTTAACATCGATGTAATGTGAACGAAAGAAGTAGTCGGTCATGCTATCGTCGTGGTTGAAGAAGGCTTCGCCTTCCATAGCTTCTTTAAGTTCATAGAGGAAGGCTTTAGCTTCACCTTTCCAGCGACGGTCTATGTGATAAGTGTTTATAGTATGATTGTCGTGGTAATCTCTAGTGTCAGGCTCGCCGAAGATGTCCTCAGTGACTATATTATCAGCGTTGAAATCGACTGCACCAGATTTAAGTTTAACAACAAGAGTGCTGTGGTGCTGAACAGATATGGTACCTTTAACATCATATTTCTTCAGGACAGCTTTGATGCCTGGAGTAAGGTCTAATTTGTCTTGCTTGCTTACATATGCCATGTCAATATTCCCTGTGTTATCTCGTTAATGAAGTACTATTGTATCAGAGTCCATAAAGGTGTCAAGCTTTTTCTTCACCTTTATGAAACGTCTTTTACATATACATCAATCGTTTCAGCCTTTATACCCTTAGCTACTAGCTCAGCCTCGATTCGGTCTGGGTTAATATTCCATTCGATTATTCTCTTACCGAATTGGTCGTAATACTCTGCACACCATATTTCCATATTCATATTATTTCACACCTGCATTAATTTAAGTTTAAAATTTCCGATGGTGATTGTTAAATCATCAAGATCAAGACAAGAATCAAAATCAGTTTTTGAAAAATCCAACGGATTGTGTTGCTGGTTTTTCATCAAATTATCATAAACATCATTCATAAATTCTTTTGAATCATAGCTTTCATCAATATTCATATTATTTCACACCTGTATTGTATAATGTCTGTATAATGTAAGCGGGTTTAGTTGGATCAAGAATCAGATCAGCATTAGCCACTTCATACTCTTTGGCGAAGCGCATCCATACTTGATCAGTGTTAGGTTCAGTTTGGTAAAGGAAAGAGAAGATGTTGTCAGTCTCTTGCGAAGTGTTAGTAGCATCAACGACGATCATATCAACGTCATCGTTGTCGTACCAATCTAACTTAGAAGTGAAGGCATCGGCTACACGGTTGAAGTAAAACACGTTGGTGTCTTGCGTCTTGGCGTAGTTAAAAATTCTGTCTTTCATAATCTTCTCGCTCTATCTCGTTAATGAAGTACTATTGTATCAGAGTCCATAAAGGTGTCAAGCTTTTTCTTCAGCGGGAGTGTAAACATATGGCTTTTTATAAGTGCCAGCGTTAATTTCTAAGTAGTGACTACAGTGGTGATAATCAGTCTGAAAGTCGCTTTCATCGAACCACTCAGGTCCCTCCATCGCGGCTTTCAGTTCTATAAGGAAAGAAGCGGCAACAGTCTCAAAGTTGTCTGCGATCCAATACGGATTGACTTGCATATGATCACGCTGATAGTCGCAATTCTTCATCATATCGATTTCACCAGACTTAATGGTGACAGAAAGAACCATATGATCTCGTATTTTCATAGTACCTTTCATGTTGTACTTGGCTAAGACCGCCTTAACACCTGGGGCGATTCTCTTCTTCATCTCTTGATTTATAAATGCCATGTCTATTTCTCACTCTTAATAGTTAAAGTACCATACTTGGTTACGAAGTCAGTATCGTAAGCGACCGCACAAGTTCTTGTGCTACCGATCTGATACAAGATGCTATTTTTCATTTTTTTAGTACAAGGAAACGCGTCAACATACTCAGTCAACTTCGGGTAGTCGCAACTAGTGCCGACTAAGTTATTATCTGCGAACTCGATTGCTTTAGCTAATAAGTTGTTCATGATAAATGCTCTCTCTCGTTAATGAAGTACTATTGTATCAGGGTCCATAAAGGTGTCAAGCTTTTTTCATTTTTAAATTAGATATTTTATTTAAAAGACTGGCGATCTCACAGTCAGTTTTGTGTGCTATCACATCGCCCGTGATAGCAGTGTCGTATGTTATAGACCATTCATCATTTTCGACGCTAGTACACTCAAGTACCGCTAATTCCCACAGCATGTCATCATTGAAGCGCATTATCGAAGCACCGAAACCATTTAAGAATCCAAAGTATCTTCGCTCGACCGTTAGCTCTTCTTTACCACCTAGCGGGCAGGTAGTAATAGTATCAGTAATATTAGTTGTATATCGGTGACCGTTCATAATGCCCATGAGATTTCTCGCTCTATGATTAATTTGTTAGACCACTATAATGAAAAAAGGTAAGAGTGTCAACCCTTACCCGTCTTTATTTCAAATTAATTTTAAACTGTTATCTCCCAATCAACTACTGTATCGATTCGAAATGATCTCCAAGCTTCTTTGTCAATACACCAAACAGCTATGTTATCACTTTCCTCATTGATTTCATACACTTCGGGCACTCTATCTCCGCTCAAAGCTCTGTTTAGAGTGCATGGCATAACACGTAACCCGCCATCATTAATCTTTTCGAAGCTTACTGTCACTTCACCCATTCTTGCCGCTTCTACAAACTTCTTTACATCCATCTCATATTCCCTTTTATTTTCATTAATATTAAACCAAACTCTCGAACGTGATCTACTCAAACTTCTATTATTAGCCGTTCGTCTCACTTCATCTTCACCTGCGTTTTCTCGCATCTCTCGATAATTAATCGATTATCAATAAGTTCCTGTGTCAGCTCTTTCTGCTTCCTGTTGACGAGGTCCCATTCTTCGGGTGTCGGATCATTAATTGATCGACGATTATCAATAGGTTGCGTTTGCGAAGACTCTTCTTCGACCGGAACTCGCTCGTATCTTCGATCATGCTCATATAATGACAGTATGCCATAGTGAACGATCTTCATTAAATCCTTTCTGTAATCATCTGGACTGTCACCTTTTGAACCATATCTACCATTGTACTTGTCAATATTTCCTAGAAAGAAATCTAGACCTCTACCTCGATCTACTATCACCTCACTGGACTGCAATCCGTTTGCACCGTAATGCGCACCATATGTCGAATTAATGTAATCCATAATTTCTTCGACCAATAATTTTTCGTTGAACTTGTAATCTACTGCCATAATTAATTAACCTTTCTCTCGTTGTCGTTTTCATCGGTGACGATAAGTTCGCCAGTTTCTTCATCTACTCTAATACTTTTTGCCTTATACAATTCGCAGATCAACACCATGACACCTCGAACCCCACTCTTAAATCCAATCGTATGTCCTATATAATAAGAAAATATAATTAATGCGGACGATATAATCGCGTGAATATGTACTGGATGAATTTCCATTGTATAAGCTCTCCTAGCTGATTTTTATATCTTTAAATTTATTAGTCTTTTGACCGTCAAACATACCCTGCTCCGGTTGAGCCGTCAATGTTTGTTCAGTCTCGTCAATGTCATACAGTCTCATTTTAGATCGGTCGACTCCTATAACAAATCTTTCGTTCGCACCTGTGGCATCATTATACCTATTCTTCAATTGCTTGACCATGATCTGCCCTAATCCCGCTAAGTCTTCGTTGCTGATTAAAGCAAACATAAGGTCAGCAGTAGCAGGCAAGCCAAATGACTCTGAAGTGTCTTCCAGACCCGGATCAGAATTACCGAATCCAGATCGTGTCGTTTGAGTTGCAGACATAATAGGAACATTAAACTCTACAGCAAGACCTCGTAACTCTTCGGCAATTGCTTTAATATAAGTATATGAGTTAATCGCACCACCCATAGACTTCATTCTAGCACTAGAACATATATTCAAGTAATCAATAAAAACAACATCAGGTGTAAACTTTTTCTTCAGCTTCAGTTCATTCAAGAGGGCTCTAAAGTGACCGCTATGAGCCGCACCAGTAGGATACTCCTTGATGATCATCTTGCCTGTAGTGCCCGATGCTACCTTCTGAACTCTATCGGTAAACATTTTTTGAGATAGATTCTCTAACTGATCAATAGGTACATTAAGTAAGTTAGCATCTATCCGTTCTGCGATTCGCTCTTCAGCCATTTCCATTGTAATATAAAGAATGTTTCTTCCCTGCGCTAATGCGGCGGCTGCCATATGACACATAAATAGCGACTTACCGACTCCAGTACCTGCAAGACATATATTCAAAGTTTTGTTAGGTAATCCACCCTTCGTGATCTTATTGAACAGATCAAGATCAAACGGAATGCGCTCTTCTTGCTCATGATAAAATCTGTATCGTTCATCAATATCTTCTAGATAATCATGACCTACATTGTTATCAAAACATACTGCAAGCGCATTCTGTAGAATCTCAGGTAACGCATCTTTTGTATACAGATCGTGCTTACCGTCGATCACTTGAATCGATTCCATGATAGCAAGATATACTGCTCGATCTTGGCACCACTTCTCAGTCTTATCTAACAACCACTCTTCGTTCTCCTCAGAATACTGAAAGATAGTGGGCATAATATCAATTGCATGTAGATAATTCTGTTCGTTGAACTTCTCGGATTCGTCTATCTCTATCTTGAACGATTCAATCGTAGGAAGCTTATTATACTTGGCTACAAATTGGGTAACTTCAGAGAACAATAGAGCGTACACACCTTCGAAGTATTCTCTTTTCAGATGAGGAATGACCTTACGTAAATAAGGTTCATTCGTCAACAAGTTTCTTAATATAGTTTGTTCTAAATCTATTTTCATGTATTACCTAGGTTCTCATTAAATTGTCGTGTTGCTCTTCCGAGATTTCTTTCCAACCATCTTTCGCAGAGGTAGCTTGTAATGATCCATCTTCTGCGGCAGTTTCTAGCAAACTTTCAAGAACCAAACCTGCGTACTCTTGCATCGCTGGATCTTCAGTAGTAACTTCGCTAGGACTAGATTGTATCATAAAACTGAACTTAAGGCAACCATTATTTTCGTCGGCTTTTATATTACCATATCTCAATACAGTCTCGGTGTAAGGTCCTCTTTCGATTCTGACATCCCACGCTTGATCGTTGCCGTGTGAACCATCAGCGGGGACTAACACGTAGTCAGTCCCCTCAACTAATCCAGCCATTAGTATGCTTCCTCAATTTCTAGTGTGACATCAGCTTTTTTACCAATCTGATATTGCTTTTCCATAAAGTCTTGAAACTCAGAATTAGCAAGAATATCATTCCAGAACTCTTTGGTGAGTGTATCTTTCATACGAACTTTATTTTCAGCACCAGCTTTCTGATACCAACCGTTCGATGGTTTAGTCACAAAGCCACCAAGAAGTGCTACGTCAAGTAGACCAGAATAAGTCTCAATACCACCTTCCCAAGTTACTGTGATCGGTATCTTTGACTGCTCTTTGACAAATCTAGACTTCTCTACTTTAATGATAAAGTCATAGCCATCAATCTCTGTGCCAGTCTTGTTCTGGCGACGACCAATAATCCAGATAGTATCAGCACTATAATAAATGCCTGTACCGCCACCAACAATATCTTTAGGATATAGACCAATCTCTTTGTACGTATGATTGATAGCTAAAAGTGGAATCTCTCGCATCTTCAAGTAAGGCGTGATCATACGGAACAAACCTTTCAAAGCTTTTGCTCGGGACATATCCGCAACACTTTTTTCACTCAGCGCATCTTCCATTTCTTTCTTAGAGGCTAGGTTACCAATAGAATCGATAACAATAATAACCTTATCTTTCTTTTCGATCTGCTCAAGTTGGCTCATAATATCGAACTTTAGCTTTTCGACATTAATGATGGGTGTGTGTAGAACACGACTCACATCAATACCAAAATTCTCGAAGTAGCCTTGAGGAGAACCAAACTCAGAATCATAAAATAACATGATAGCTTCAGGGTCAGCCTTTAGATATGCACTAGCGATCTTTAATGCAAACGAAGTTTTAAAGTGCTTACTGGGTCCAGCTAAAACTGTCATACCAGGAATAAGACCGCCCTCCAATTCACCTGATAGTGCCACATTCAACATGGGCACATCAGTTATAGTAGATTGTTTAGCTTGAAAATACTGTGATTTTGACATCGTAGCAGTTTCTTTAATCTTGGAATTACTCTTCAATTTATCCATTATACTCATATATTAATCCTTATCAACAATATTTTTATAGTTAATGCACTCGTCAAGCAGAGGTATTTTATCGGTCATGCTCGAAAGTACTCGAACATCATTTTCAAATTCACCACTAAATGAGCGAGCCCGTTTGTGAGTCATGCCACTATCAGCCTTCGCACGAACGAATGTTGGAACCATCGCGCTTCGATCTGTGAGTGCTTCACTTGTTTCAATTAATCTTCGAACATTGGACGGGCTTGCTCCACCACAATCCATAATAGTATCATGCAACTGATTAAAGAAAGTTTGTTTAACAGCTTTAAAACCGTTAATGGCTAACTTTGCATATACGACTTCAAAGATACTACCCGATCGGATCTGCGACACCGACATAATAGAAGTGCCTCTCATAATATCCATATGCTTTGATAACACATCGTCGCTTGCACCGAAATACTCGATTGAAGGAGTCAGAATAGCTCCTACATCAGTGCTATCAGACATGACAGGATTATAAACAACTTTATTCAATACAACTTCGTAACTCAAAGCTTTAATCAATCGCTCGACAGTTTCAATAGCCAAAGTACTTCTAATACAAATACCGCTACCACAACTTTTGATAAGCTTGGCTATCATATTGATAAGATCAGCATCGTCGACCGAATCATTCTCAAGAACTTTAATTGGACTGCATAAGAACGTAACACCTGGATGCCAATCGATCAAGTCATCGATCTGCTCTAAACCATCGACGCGCATAACCTCGACGATATTAGGATCAAAGGCTATACCCATAGCATTAGCTACTAGATCATTACCCACAACACCAATCCTTAGTTTTTGTGATCTTTTATCTTCGACCGGTTGCTCACCAGTAGCCATCATTGCCATGTCCTCACGCATAGGCACTACCACACCATCTTCTACTTCATCACTCATTTACATCTACCTTCTAGTTAAGTTTAATTATTTCGATACGCATATTCTACTGCTCTATCAGCTTCTACTTCTAACGGTCTAGTCTCATACCAATTACCTGTGTCATTATCTAGCTGTCTACACATATCAGCTACTTGCTTTGCGGTAATTGGATAACCGCGTTTAATCGCAGAACCTGCGACTGCAATCATTATCTGATACATTTTTCTATACCAACCAGTTTCTGTCATTGTTTGATATTCTACACCCAAACGCCTAGGAAAGAAAGGGCAATCTTTGTAGTTTGTCCAATAGATATCGGTGGTAGTCATAGAAGTTTTTCGATGTTCGACCACAGCTTTCTGCATTTCTGGAGGTAGTCGATCTAAGAATGAATTGCCAGTCTTCTGTACATAAGGGTGCTTTATTATTAAAGCGAATGAATCAATTGGAGAGCCGCCGTCGTGACTAAAACAGAAGTTAGAAGCTCCAGTATAATTGGCAGGTACGTAATACATGCGCGAGAGATCCTTTGTTTGCGCGTCTCCGATCTCACCAACTTCAGCGTTGAGAGCGAACCAAAACTTAGGAATCTGTTCCCTTTCGATATGAGAGTCAATTCGAAAGACAAGGCGAAACTTAAGGCAATCAGGATTACTACTAGCAGTACTGTAGCACACAAAATCATAAGGAGCAAACAATCGTGTAAGCTCAGACTGAAGAACGTGAATGTCATTGCCGAAGCTATGATCATCCACATCAAGTGCGCACCACCCCGCCCAGACTTCAACATTCTTGTTACTCCTTGTAGTTTCTTCTGTGTATATTGCAGGGCTAATTAGTGGTGCTGTAGCCTTAGTGTTATTCACTTTCGCAAGTTTATTTAGCAGGGAAACGAACTCGTGCCACGTATTAAAGCACATAGTTTTTGAAGTTACGTTGTCGTATCTGTTTTTAAATATAGTCAGTTTATAATTCATAATGTATTATAGCAGGTTCTGCAATCAATGTCAATAGTTTTTTTATCTCTTCATCCGTAGGACTGCCATCTGATTCGTCACGGTCTTACCTTTGAATGTCTGGCGATAGTCGAATTCTTTTACTAGCTCATACATACCATGCTTGTCGACAGCCTCTTTGACGGGTCGTTGGTCCCAGTTATCGATCAATAGATTTGGTATGTTCAAGTCGTACATCATTATCATATCTACAGTAGCCGCATCCTCTGAATGATTGCCGTCAACTAGCGCAAAGTCGAAATGGTATTGATCAAGTGCCTCTGCTACATGACTTTCTTTTGTCTTACCTTTGATCCACGTGAATCGATTGATATACTTTTCATTGAGAATCCCGACCATATCTCGTCTAACTTGAGGATCAATGCTATCACCCGGTCGACCTATAACTTCATTATCAGGAGACACTCCCACTATTTTCGCGTCTTTGTATATCTCTAGTTGATATGTGGTAGAATGCCCTATATGAAATCCGATCTCTAACACCGACTTTGGTGCATAGACACTTTGAACAAACTCGAACGCGTCGAACACTTGTTGAGTTGGTGGCATGTAACCCCAACCAAAGTCGGGGAATGATAAATGATTTAAGTTCATTCTAAAAGAAATCCTCTAATGACGATCTGGGTTCAGAACTCCATCCAACTGCACTCAGAATGGGCTCAAGCGGGTCAAGAAAAGCTTTTTTGTATTGAGTATCAAAATCAATCTGTGGATGAACACCTATCTCTTTTGGTAATCGAACAGGAAACGCAACAACATTCTCCTTAATTCGATTCGGAAGCTTTAGATAAAGAAACTTGACTTTCTCACCATCTTTGACTAGCTCATACTTGTCTTGTAATCCAGCTTTCTCGATATAATGATTATATAGAAGCGCGCCTCGAACATGAATCGGACACTTCTTACCGTATATACTCACACGATCTTTATACTTAGTCAAGTCAGAAATGCCTCTAGGAAACGCGACATCTTCTGGATTAAGCGAACTGAATTCACGCTTGAACTTACGAATAAACGCCTGTGCATCATCTTCACTACCTTCAATGATAACCTTGAAGACTTCTTTAAACTTTTGACGAACTATCTGAGGTGTCGATGATTTAATAGCTTCGATGCCCATCATCTTTAATTTAGGTTCTGCGTACTGTACACCTTCATTATTATGCACATTTAAAATATACCGCTTCTTTGCTAACCATATTCCACGATCCGCAATGACCTCTCGACCCATTTCCATACGATTCATGTATGCGCCTGTATCTTCTGCTAATGTTGCATACGAAGACTTCAACACTTTCTCAAAATGTTCAGAACATATCTTATCAAGAAACTTAACTGGATTATCAGGCTTGAACTTATCGACAAGAGCTTCCATATTAATGTAGAGGGAATCTGTATCCATTGCGATGACATAATCTTTATCAGACTTGAGGAGCTTATTCATCTCGTCATTAACAGCGACTTCGGCATGTTTGATTGCGCGTTGCCCTGACATAGTGACACCCTCGGCAATTCGCTGATCAAAGTATCTGAAGTATTTGTTAGCCAGTGCGCCATACAAACTGTTCATAAGAATCTTAATAGCCATCTGCTGATTATTCATGGTAGCAATTTGATTCTCTAATACCTTAGTCGGTGCAGTCTCGTATTCTTGTTGCGCTTTAATCATATTCTTTTTAATGACAGCACGATTCGAATAGTACTTACGAATAACAGTAGGAATAACACCCTCTTTATCTTTTCTAAATGAAGCACCGTTAGCCGCTCGGGCTGTAGGAATATCTTCATCGTAGCACATAGTCTCGGGTGACATATTGTATTGGACAAGAATGTTAGGATACAGAGAGTTTAAATCAAAGGACGTTACCCAATTGTGCGATCCGACTTGTGGATCTTTAACATAACCACCTACGATCTTATCGACATCATGATCTAAGGGTGGTCTAGGAGGTATGATAACATTCTTTCGTATCAACTCATTATAGATGATCGAATCCCATATAGAAGTTGTACCGAAAGTATCAGTATAATTAACTTTTGCTTGATATGCCATAGTCAATGCTAGTGCAATAAGAGCCGTCTTCTCTTCGAACCTCATGATCAAGTCTACATCTCTAATATTATAGTCGATGTACGTTTGGTGATCATTCGCATATAACTCCGACAAATTATCTTCTTCAAACGCTAACTTGTCTACACCAAGAATAGTCTGGGCTACATGACCGAGTCTATAAGATTCTTGCTCACCGTATATCTGCTTACCGAACTTTTTGAATAGGTCAAGATAATCAAGATGGGAAACACCTTCGATATCATATGTCTGCTCTGTACTATATGCAGTACGGACCTCTCGTTCACGCACCAAGCCCCATGGTGATAATGCTTTGATAGCATCAGCGTTTATGATCTTGGCAATGCGGTTGACTAGATAAGGAATATCAAACATCTTAGAATTCCATCCGGTAACAACATCAGGGCAATTAGCACTCCACCAGTCTAAGTAGGCACGAAGCAAAGCCTTCTCGTCTTGCATTAGATAGTATTCGATAGGATGATTATCAGGATTCATAGAAGGGTCGTATGGCTTTAGACCCCATACAATAAATGAGCCTTGCTTGCTACTCTTACAGCAAATAGCCGTGACAGGAGCTTCTGCATCACGCGGCTTAGGGAATCCGTTTGTGGATAGAACTTCGATATCAAAGTAACAGATATTGATATCCTCGAGATTCCATTCTAGGTCTTCTTGCTTAAACGTCTTACTGATAAACTGCGTAACGAAATTAGTCTGCCCGTGAACATCAAAGTTTTTGACGCCTTCGTATTGCTTTGAGAAATCGGATGCTTCCTTCATATCATCAAATTCCATAGGCTCAACTGGAATATCATATAGGGTCTTGAATTCACCTGTAGCTTTAGTCGAAGTGACAAATAATGTGGGTTGATAAGGTATGCGGTGCTGTATTTGTGTGCCATTGTCATAACCGCGATAAAGAAGTTTGTTACCATATCGGGTCACGTTAGTATAAAATTTCATAGTTTCTCCATAGTGTATAGCGCATTATACTAGGTTTTGTGCTATTTGTCAAGTGTCACGAAATGAAAGTTTGGATGTGTCGTTTCGTTATAGAACCTATCTTTACCTTGAAATCTAGTTCTATCTGTAACTGTACAACCCAAGCTTTCGTCTATCAGTTGAGTGACCGGACTAGGTAAAATAACTTCGGGTCTATTATGCGCGTTCGAAACATTAGTTGAAACACCCGTCAAATTCTCCATACCGTTCTTGGGCCAGTAAACATTACGTATGCGATTGTCCACATTCGCGCAGTGTTTGTCGGTGATAGTATGAAGAACAGACATTGGTCCTCTGCAATTATGACTGTCATCATGTTCAATATAGGAACAGAACAGGGAGGCGACGATTGGAGCAACCGTATAGCACTCCAGAGCGATACCTATGTTGCATGTTGGCATTTCTTTGTATTTTAACATAATACGCTCGAACAAGTCAACATGTTCCGGATAAAGATATGCATCATGCTCCATAATCCATAGCCGCTCACCGTTAGCGATTCTTTTCATCAATCTGTAGGTGGAATGTATATGTGCCTGCTCTTGAGGAGATCGATCTTTATGTTTTGATAACGTGATCGAATCTAAAAGTGTACCAGGAGTGATACACTGTATGACGTTAATATTGAAATAATGCGAAACTGGTGCGAATGACTTTATGGACAATTCATTATATTTAACTGCAAGAGGATTATTAAAATCAACTCCCATATATGCTTCAATCATCAATCACTCACTTATAGAATTTGGGTGGGGCTTGTTTTAACAGTAGACCCCATGAAACTGTTTATACACTTCTTATAATGTGCTTGCTGATATCGCTAACCAGACAGTAAACGCGGGTATCATTAACGTGAGCGTTGTCTGTGCGGTTGTGATAATCTCTGGGCGTGATACTCGTCGTGTCGCTCTGAGTAAAATTGCCATAACTTTTGAGGTTCCTTATTAGTTAAGATTAAATTTAGTCGTGACGATTTAAAGCCGCCCGACATGTAGTACCCTCGAAAGGGTAGCAGTCACCGTGGTGCTGTTCGTTTTGTTACTTTTTAGACTGGTCTTGCTTTTGATCTGCCTCGTTATTTATAACAGTTTTATGTGAATTTTGCAAATAAAACTTATATAATTTAACTAAATACGCAAATCTTTTGGGATGATGTTCAGGCTCTGGAAGAGTACCGAATAACTCTTCCATCGCACTGATATGCTCTTCTACTTTCATTTATTACCTATATTATATTTGGGGCATAACTCCCATTGATCTTTCTCTTTATGAGATATAATCTTGATCGTTCTAAGAGATGCTTGGTCAGCCACCATCTTTGTATCAACAATCTTAACTAAACCCCAATCGGATAATAGTTGTGTAATGCTATTTCTACGTTGTAAGTCACCATCTTCGAGATTAGACTTTTTGCCGTCTAATAAGAACAACTCTTTGAAATGCACAATGAAATATCTGCCTTGCTTATGAAGTATATGACAAGACTGGAACAACTTCTGTTCCTTACGGGAAGCCACTCCCATTCGTGTTAATGTCTCTCTCACTTTCAGAAAGTCATCTGGCTCCTTGAGAATAACTTCTAACATATCGGACGAAGTCCATAATCTAATTCCTTCCACCTTTACTGATCCTTTTTTTGATTTCAATTATTTGATCATCAGTTAGGAGTCGCAAGGCGGAATTCGCTTTAGCACTACTATATCCATAATACTCTTTCACTGCGTCAATGTCATTAGAAATAGTCGGCTTTGCCCATTTAGAGAATCGCTTCCTTCTTCTGACTATATTTAGCAAAAAGTGAAATTGTAGTTTTTTATCTAATTGGTGGTGCATGTTCATCGCATTCGCCATAGCAACCGTATCAGCGAAGTAAGATAGTGATTTATTCACCACATAAGGAGCATAACCCTTTTCTGTCACATCATCAACCATGACATCTTTCTTATCCATGTTTATCGCTTTCAGATAATCAAATGGGTTCATTGAAATAAACTCCGCGTAGTAATGACTGCATTCTATATACGTCCATCGCGATATCATGCGAAGGATTGTGAGCAATAAAAGCACCCTCAGGAACACCCTTTGGAATAAACGAATTCCTGACACTCAATCCGTGACCTACTGCGATACCCTCAAGAAAGGATCTAGTGTCACGAACATCCCAGAACTTGTATGGCTCATGTTGCCCTAACATATCGAATATAGATGTTGTCAGAACAGGATCAAATGAATTGCCTCGCGTATAGACTAGATCGCCCGAAGACAATACACCACGCAAAAATCCTGGCAAGTCTTCGATTGAATGATCGTCCGGACTAGGTGCTAACTGCTTTAATGCATCAGGACCTTGGTTCTTCCACCAATCGAGTGTATCTTTATTGATAACACGACCGTAGTTTTCGACCTGATCTTTAACGTCAAACTTCATCTCTTTAGCTTGGTCTACTATATCCATGTACGCATATGGCGTATCTGATAGGAAATGGTCTTCATCAATAGACATAGCCGCTATGTTTACCACAGGAGCAGTCCGTAAATCAGTACTCAATGTTTCATAATCATATATGTTAATCATTATTTTATACTCACGTTTGCCATGATCTCGGTCATGCAAGCCACTATATTAAGTTCGTGATCTGCTACGAACGCATTCTTGTATTGATAATCAGCGAGAATAAGAACAAGTTGAGGTATGGACTGACCATCATCACTCACCTTATCGTACATCATATCATACACCGCACGAAAGATTACCGACGCATCGACATCCACGTTGTTAACGACCCACGTTCGCATCTTCTTAAAGTCTTTCGCTTTCAAATGCTCGAACAGACTTTCAAAGGCATCGCCATTGTTAGCATCTACCGCAACGGTCTCAAGCTGACCACCCATCGAAAACTTCTGCGCTTCATTTACGACTCGTCGCCAGTCAGGCGCATGTTTCATGATCATCTTACCGATCACTTCATTATTATACGTAACACCTTCGCTGTCAAGAATAAATTGCAGACGCTTCATGAATTGACCACAAAGTTGAGCCATATCTTTCTTAGATGTGTTGAATTGATATTCGCCACATCGTGAGTGAAGAGGTTCGATAATTCGATTTTTAAAGTTACATGTTAGAATGAATCTACAGTTATCCGAGAACTCTTCGATAAAACCACGCAAAGCAGGTTGAGTTGACTGTGCGTTTAGATAATCAGCCTCGTCAAGAATAACGACTTTTACACCACCAGCTAGTGATACAGTGGACGCAAATCGTCTGATCTTGCCACGTAGAGTATCGATATTGCCGTCTTCGGAACAGTTAACAATGATATAATCATAACCTAGAACTTCGCATATAGCTCTAGCTACTGTAGTTTTACCAAGACCGGCTGAACCAGTGAATAGCATATTAGGCAGTTCGCCTGTTTTTACGATCTTTTTAAATACAGCCTTTAGGGCTGGTGGTAGAATTGTATCTTCAATGGTTTGAGGGCGATATTTCTCGACCCAGATGAAATCTTTTTGACTCATGTATTACCTCATAATATATTATATAAAAAACCTCGAACATTAGACGCTTGGGGGCAACCATTTAAGGCGCTTGGGGGCAATCTAATGTCCGAGGGGTCGTACACCCAACAAATTACTACGCTTCAGAAGCCTGAAGCTCTTCACACAACTGGACTAAATGTATACATTGGTCCCGTAGTTTTCCTACTGACGATAATTCTTCGCCTCGAAATGCGCCTCGTGCTGTTAGCGCATCAATTACTGCTGTAGTAGAGCGCGAAGAATTCGCACAAATCTTAACTAATTCTTCGACCTTACTTTCTACTGCATTACTTTCCTTACTCATTACTTATCTCCGTATGTACTAGTTTTTTCTAGAGCGCACCAATATTGAACACCAGACTCGATGTTCACAAAATGCGAGATTAGCTTCTCCGAGATACCGACTTGATAATCACCATCAATCATTTTAAGATTAGAGATGTTAAAAATAAAGTTGAAATCTGGTTGCTCGAATGTTCCGTCCACATCAATGGAATATGCATTCGATGTTTTATCATTGTTATCTATAACAGATAAAGACACCGCACCATTGACAGCGCGAACAGACATTTCAGCGTGACCCAGTACAGAAGCCGCACGTTTGATACTTGATAGCGTTGCACCATCTAAAGTAAAGTTGACTTGTGATTCGGGCATAACAATATCTTTTGCTGGTGTTGTCAACATGTCAATGTCAGAATAAAAGTACTTGATTCGTGATCTACCCGAGGTGTCGCTAACAAGAACGTGATCATCTTCAAATTTTAGTCGAGGTCGATCAACCAGAGACAGAACCGATAGAAACTCATTAAGTTCATATATGCCTACAGTCTTAGGAAATGTTACATCTAGCTCTACAGAACTTAGTACATTCTTTGCTTCGGAGATTGTTTTGAGAACATTGCCTTCTTGTATAACAATGTTAGGGTTAATCGACGCGTAATTCTTTAGAACCTGCATCGTCTTTTCTGTTAATTCCATGATATATTCCAAGTTGTGTTTGTGGGTTAATTATAACATAATTCATAGTAAAGGTCAAGCTATTTTACTAAAGTTTTTATCTTTAACAAACTCGATCTTATTGTCAAAATACTGATCTAAGATTGCACCTTTGTGGCTGATAACAAAAACGCTTGAATCTTCGTCCATGCTACCAATGATCTTAGTGAGGTTATCTACCCCATCAGCATCCAAGCTACTATCGAATGTTTCATCGAGGATTAGTAAGTTAGTTGCAACACTATTTTTCATCTTAGCGATCATGCGCCAAGTGAATAATAATGCCAGATCAATTCTTTGTTTCTCACCTTCGGAGAATGAATCATACGAAAACATATCACGGTGGCGAGATTTTATTGTCTCCTTAAAAGTATCGTCAAGATCGAACGACACGTAAAAATCTAGTATCTGTAGGTACTGATTAACAAGCTTATTGATTACTGGCAAGTACTGCTTAATAATCTTCGTCTTAATACCAGTATCTTTTAAAAGTTCTGCAATGACAAGACCGTATGAACCGTTGTCCGAAATGATGATATGATCTTCCATTATCTTATCTTTGGTAGCATTATACTCGGCTAACTGAGACATAGCTTGATCGATGTCACCTTCTTGCTCGTCAAACTTAGCCAATTCTGCTCTTAGCTTCGTCACTCGGCGATTCAACTCCTGCAATTGTATGTCACGTATATTCTGGGCATTAACAACCTCAGTAACGTCTGAATGCGACTTTTTTAAATATTGCAGTTTATCGTTGAATTCGCCGAGTGACAGGACGACTTTCGTTCTTCCTTCTTGGAGCTTATCGTGTTTTCCTTGAGCGCATTCCGTCTTCTCTGTTCTAAGTCCTTCGTCAATGTCTTGGTCACAGGTGGGACAGATTTGGTTATTTTCATAAAATTTAATTTCTTTATTTAATTCTTTTTGCTTTACAGCATACTGGTGATCGAACTTTTCGATACCGCGTATCTTATCATCTAATGTTTTCATTTCATGTTCGAGTGAAGATAGCGAGGATTTAAGATTGCCGATATCATTCTCTATAGCACCACTGATCTGCTTTAATACGTCATCAATCTCTTTCTGTTTACTAGCTTTATGTTCGTTAGCCATCTTCTGAATCTTGACAACATAACGCTCTTGATTCTTTATCTTATCGCGGACCAGTTCTAACTGCACCTGATTAGTTCGTGAAGTCTCACGAAGTACCGACATACGCTCTTTCAGAATACCATTCATTTTAGAGAATACGTTAATGTCAAGCAAATCCTCAATCACATCTCTTCGGTGTTGTGCTGGTAACTGCATAAATGGAACAAACGATGATGAACCAAGCACTACAATCTGGTGAAACGACTTATGATTGAGTTTGAGAATATTCTTTTCAAGTACAGATTGATATTCTTTACTATGGCTGTCTTGGTTAACAAGTACACCATCTTTCCATATCTCGAACGTGTTAGGCTTAATACCACGATGAATCTTATAGTGGGCACTTCCAACAGCGAACTCTACTTCAACCTCAGTCTTACCATTGTTAATAGAATTGATCAATTGATTCTTTGTGATAGACCTATGCGCTTTACCGAACAGCCCAAATGATAGCGCATCAAGCATTGTGGACTTGCCTGCACCATTTTGTCCAACTACTAAAGTAGATCGTGATCGATTTAACTCTACCTCTGTGAAATTATCACCGGTACTGAGAAAATTCTTGTATCTGAGTTTCTGAAAGACTATAATTACGCTATCTCCAATGTCTGGGCTTCAATCATTAATTGTCGCACTTCCGATTTAATACGATTTTTATCTAGTACCGTATCTACGTTGTCTATGTAAGTATACAGTAATTCTTCGGTAGTGTCAACCGTTATTTTATCATCTTCAACATTCTCTCCTACAAACTCCGAGAAGTTTTCTGCAATCTTTAACTCATGTATTCGCTTCATCTGTAGACGATCAACAAATCTCTCGAACAACTTAGGATTAGATTTATTAAGAACAATCAACTTTACGAACTTCTTATCCACGTCAGGCAATTGACCTACGCTATACTTGAATTCAGCTTTCTCCTGCAAATCGTCGTAGTAGACTCTTTCGTATATTGTCAAAGGATTATGTACAGGTGTTAACTCGCGAGTGTCAGTGTCTAATACATGGAAGTATTTAGGATCGTGCGCGTCACTCCAGAAAAACTCGTACTGAGAACCTAGATAATGAATTGCTCCTTGTTGCGATTTTGTGTGAAAGTGTCCTGATAAAACCATCTCGAATCTATCAAACAATGATGCTGGAATTTGACCGTGGGAGCATGGAATGCCCGCAGACATTTCGAATCCTTCTAACTCTAAATGCGCGCCAACATAACTAGCTTTGCAGTTAGTAAGAAATTCTATAGTCCTAGCTTCATTTTCTTGGTTGATCCAAGGCACCATAGCGATGTCTAGACCATCATAATTAACGACCGTGGGTTTCTCAATAATTCGAACTTCAGTCATATAGTGACCAAGAAGTTCTTTTAAAGAATTGAGATCGTTGGTATTCTTATAGTAGACATCATGATTGCCAGGTATAATATCCATATGAATACCATACTCTCGAAGCTTCTCAAGGAATATCTGTCTGTTATGTTCAAGAGCCTTGAAGTTAATGAACTTTCGATTTTCATAGTAATCGCCTAGATGGACGATCTTAGTGATATTATGCTTTTTCAAATATGGAAAGAATATGTCTCTATAGAACGCCTCTTGATATTCCATGAATATGTCAGAAGAATTTCGCACACCGCAATGCGTATCATTTAGAAAAGCAATCTTCATGACCGGTCCTCTTCACCCAAGAGAAAACCTGTTAGATCAGAATCGACCGAGCGACTTCTGCGCTTCGCTTTCTTCTCACTCTTTTTATATTCGCTTATCAACCTATCGTTTGTTCTGACATAATCAACCCGATCTCTGAGTGAATCCACAAAGGCTTGCGCTTGCTGATTAGATTGCTCGTCGCCCTCGTTGCTCACCAAATCAGACAACCCAGACTCAGCCAGATACCGCACTTTAATATCCTGCTGTTTCTTTTCCTTTTCGATACGTCTAAGAAAGGCGTACCAAGATATCTGAGTAAAATATGCGAATGCATTAGGCTTGCCTGTACGCGTAGCAAACTCAAGATTATAATTCTCGATAGCCTTCAGACAATTCTCTACAGCATCCATGACCATTTCATCGCGATAAGTGTATCGAACGAAGTTGGATTTATGGGATAGACCTTCGCATATTTTAAGAAAACAAGAAGCGATATAGTTAGTCACGATTGGCGCTTTCTCGCCACGTGCTACTCGGTCATGTTTATCAGTCACATAGTCAACTACAGCTTGGGAAAACTGTGCGTTGTTTACGTAATGCGGCTTATCTTTAGGTTTAACTTTAGCTGTAGTTTTAGACTTTGGCATATCGTTCCATCTTTATTTTAAGTTATACGGTATTATAACAGGTTTAATTCTTAAAGTCAAGTGGTTTTCGATTATGGCAATTCTTCTTTCACTCTATTTCGAAGGTTTGACGTAGAAAATCTATGAGAACGCTCGTTGAAATATACCTCAATATTTCGAGCCCTACAGATATCTCTACCAGTGAAGTCTTGGGTCTTATATTCTTCACCTAGTATTCGCACATCAATATCAAACATAGAAAGAATGTCGGTAAGGTCAGACTCATTACCATACGGCACAATCTCGTCTACATACTTACATGCATGAAGTTGGGTGTAACGCTCAACAATAGATTGAACAGGCGAATTCTTGCCTACTCGATCAGTACTTGGATCAATCTGAAGACCTACTATTAAATAGTCACATTGCTCTTTTGCCGCACGAAGCATCTGAACATGACCCGCGTGAAGAAGGTCAAAGGCTGAACATGTAAACCCCACTTTCATTTTAATTCTACTCATAAACAACAACGCACCACGTGGGAATACCGCAGATTCAAGTCAATGGGTGTGGCGTATGGCCACTGCCATGTTTGACGATGCTCCTTATATCCATCAGAATTCGAATTGCATACCCAACCAGTATGATCAGTCTCTTCGGGCGATGAATGACTGAGAAAACACAACACCCACGTTCGATCATCTTCTTCGTCTAATTTATCTGACCAGATAGGCGAGGGCGCAAAAAGGGTTTCTAGTTCTTCCCTCACTTTTGCGTCGGTGTGGTTACCTGATGCAAGAAAGTCAATGAATGTACCTAGTTGGTCTTCATCCATCGTATCTAATACTCTACCGTTTATCTCTGATCCTGCTTGTAGGTCCAGTTGCATATACTTCATCCTTCAATTTATTTAATATCCCTAAGCATACACGACACTTAGGGTTTTGTCAAGCTATTTTTTAATTCAAGATCGGGTATTATAATCCAAAGATATACCATGCTTTAATTTCCACTTGTTCATGACAACTTCGTACCAGTTAGGGCTGTTGGTGCGAAGAATGTCGACTGGTGTTTTACGATCAGCCATCTGTTCAGCATATCGCTCTACAGTCATATAAGAACCGATCAACTCTTTTTGAAATACTGCTTTAGTGATTGGTCCGGGATGCTTGAATCGAGCAACGAACAAAGGCATCGGAATATCTTTCATAGTTGGATGACACGACTCTATTCCAAGAGTTTCGCCGTAAGTCTTCTGACCATCATATGGTCCTTTGTACATTAGGTAACCACCGCTATATTCGAAGTTCTCTTTAAGGAAAGTGTTCATAATATAATTTCTCTTTCTTGGTTAATGAAGTACTATTATACCACAAATAGAAAGATTGTCAAGCTTTTTTTTTTGAAGCTACTGCAATTTAATTAAAATAAATCGAAAATAAAGCTTGACAGCCACAGGGTAGCCTGTTATAATGCACTTAGAAGTTTTTAGCGCATCAATGAATTGTTTCAGTGTCTTTATTAGGAAAGCTTAGGACGTTGGTCGTTGACACTCCAGCATCTACGCTTGTTTTTTCTTCGGACATCTCCATAAGAGTTTTTTCTAAGTGAGCCTGCATTCGAGCATCTTCACGCGCAAACTGGTGTTGACGATCAAGAGCATTTTTGTGCATGGAGATAACAGCCTGCGACCATTCAATGAAAAGACCTCTATTGACCTTATTAGTAGAAAGAATATGTGCCGAGTTAAGAACAATCAATTCAGAATGTGATTCTACAAAACTACACCATGGTCGAAATATAAAGAATGCTTCATCTGTTTCTGCATCATAACCACCAACCACTTGCATAGCATTTCTGACAATCATATCAGGTTGATTATCATTACTCCATTCTACTACTTCGCATACGACTTCATTACCATTGACTAGTTTAAATTGTGCTATGTCTGGATTTTCTATCATTATATATCTACCTGAGTTATCTTATATTCAAATTGCTCTGCTTTATATATCTTAATTCTTTCTGCACTATGGCGAAGCGTAAAGTTTGCTTTCTTTTCTAAATGTAAATCATCTGCAATGTCATATAACTTAGCAGTTGTACCGTCATCACTTTGCCTTAAACCTCGTCCAATAGACTGTAGCACACGTATTTGGGATTTGCTCGGACTCGCGAATATAATATTATGCAAATTTCTAATGTTAATACCAGTAGAAAAGGTACCAAGAGAAGCGACGATAATAGAATTAGGATGCTTATCAACAATATTACGGATATGTTCTCTATCAGTTGTATTAGTTTCGCCGCTAACATAAAATAATCTTTGACCCTCTTTCAGTTTACTTTCAATTATATCCCGAAGGACTTTGCCATGCCTATCAACCAGATTGAATAGAACGAGAGTGTTTCCTTTCTGAGCGATTGCCAGATTCGCGATAAACTTGTTCCGCTTTTCGTAAGATACGATAAAATCAATTTCTTCTTGATAAGTTCTTCCTTCTGTCAGTTTACAGTATTCTTCGCTGTATTTCAATAGTATTATATCTATACTTAATTCAGCGAGTGTTTTATTCTTTTGGAGTGCGTGAGTGGTTGTTACTCTATGCACTGGTCCGAATAGCCCCTCTAGCACTAATTTATGTACTTGCGTACCGTCTAATGTGCCCGTAGTTCCCCACCGATATTCAGCATTTTTTGATTTATTCATGATCGATGATAGTGACTTAGATTTAAAGCCGTGGACTTCATCGCCAAATATAGCACCATAATCATTGAACCAAACAGGATGCAATTTATAGATAGATTGCCAAGTTGTCACAATAATGCGCTTATCTGTCTGTTTGTCTTTACCAGAGTATATCTTATGAACCTCATTGTCAACGTCCATTCCGTACGATTTAAAATCAGCGTACATCTGCTCAACCAAAGACGTAGTAGGAACAATGACAAGAATTTTTTCATCGTGATTTTTAAGATACCATTGCATAAGCAAATAGATTATAAAAGACTTACCTGAACCAGTCGGTGATATAAGAACACATCGTTTATATTGAATTGCATGTGTTATCGCATCATACTGATAGTCGCGAGGTTTGAACGGAAGATTCAAAGTATCCATCCAATTCATAGTCTCTACATGATTGAGTTTGTTGGTAGAGTACGGGAAACCGAATGGTCCTTCTTCCACCTTGATGCCATACCCTCGTTGCATCGCAAATTTCTTGATCGCGTAGTATAAACCCGCATTAATCTCACCAGTCAGTTTATTTAAAAGTCTGACTTTACCATCCCATCTTTTGGCACGAACCGCGGGCATGAACTTAGCACCCGGGACTTCGAAACAAAAATACTCGTTCAACTCTTGTACAATGCCAGGCTCGCACTCTACTAATTGTAGATATGCATAGTCTTTCATTTTGAGTCTAATTACCTGCATTTTTCAAAAGTTCCCTGTTCTTCTTAGCGTCTTTTTCTAGTTTGTCGTAATACTTTGAGATCGTCACTTCACGAAGATTCGGATCGAGATAGCCCCGATCAATACAATAATCGATATGATCTCTAGCATTATCTAGCAAAAACTTATCCCTCGGTTTTTCGCCGCTCTCGTCGTACTCCATGCCCACTAGAATCCTGCCTCAAACTGTTTCCAGCGAATAGCGTTACCAATTGTTTGGTGTCGCCATTTTATGTTTTCGAGTATTTCTTTTAGGACATCGCAACCTTCTTTCTGCAATAAGATACGCGCTTCGCTCTTCATGATTTCTGGATCGCTATTGTAGTAGTAATCCATCTCCCCTTTTAGTACACGAAGACCATTAAAAGGATCAGGATTCCAACCCTTCTTCTCGATTTCTTCTTGAGACATTTTACCGTGATACCATTGCCACTTGTCTTTCAATAAGTGTTTCTGTCTAAATTCTAAATCTTTTAATTTAAGTCTAGAGTCTGACAGCATGGTAAGATATTTGGAGTGAAGTCTGGGTGTCTCCACAGAGGCTACATCTAATGCGTTAAATTCAATTTCGCAGTCTTTTTTCCAGTCTGCTAGTATTGCTTGTAAATCCATAATATTCCACCTTGTTATTCAAAATCAAAATAATCATATCTAAATGAGATCGGGAATGTTATGAACGCTCCGTCACTCGTAGCTGTAAACGTAATGTCACCTAATGAAATAGGATATGCGTTCACATACTTAAATGACCTACTAGCATTGTTTGAGCTTGTTAATACAAGTAATTGAATATCTGCGTACTGGCTAGCGGTCTCACTATTATATAGCGATCCAGTATTAGGTGAATTTTTGGTTTCGACAACACGTTTCATCCATTGAAACATCTCTTCATAGACAACCATCTTTTCGTCTAGTAGAATGTCCATCGATAACGTACCGAATGTCAGAACGTCACCCGGCATAGTTAGAGCCGTTCTTGGAAATCCAAGATCAGCTTCGCCCAACTCTACGCTTGGATGCATAACTTGCTGTGCGAAGAATGAAATGGCAGGATAATCTTTACGTGAAATTACCAATTTGAATTGATTGGCTGTGAGATAGTTTGGGTCGCAAGTAAAATCAGTGTTAGTAGTCATAGTATCATTCCGAGTTATATAGACTTATTTATAACGGTTGACAACAACTTTCGATGTGATATAATAGTACTTCATTAACCAAGAAAGAGTAATTATATGACTCCAAAACAACGAGAACGAGACAATCTTAGAAGTAAAGCCTATAATGATTACAACAATTGTTCAGTGCAAGCCGTTGCGAAAACATGTAATGTAGACATTATAACAGCTTTCGTTGCTTTAAAGAGACAAGGGCGAAAACATAGTTGTTCGGCTCATAGAATGGATATAGTGAGAGCCGCAAGATCGCTCGGAGTGAAGGTGACTAGTTCTAGATTTGATTCTAACATAATGGATCATCGCTGGACAGCACGATCATTGCCCGAGTCATTGTCGACCGGCAGACATTTAGTATTCACATGCAATCATGTGTTCGCTTTAAATCACGGGACGATAGATGATTGGTGTGCCGAGCATCTGAATAGAGTGACAGACATCTATACAGTTACACGCTATCAGTCAAAGAAAGATGTGCCATTGTACGAAGCTGATTATGATGAACTTTTGATATAGAGTAGACCTAAAAAAAGGGAGTCTCGAAAGACTCCCTTAATGTTACTGCATGTTTCTTATTGTCTTGACAAAGCTTATGCCAAGATATTGTCGACTCGGAAGATCCTGTAGTACTGATTGGTACGAGCAGTAGCAAGTCCATCAGCCGCAGAAGCTCCGACATATGGGTTAGATACCATACCATAACGAGTCTTAAACCCGATACGTGGTTGGAAGTCATCTTCGCCAATCGCACGAACCATCTGTAAAGGCACATATGGGCAGTAGAAAATACCAGCATCATATGGGTTAGTACCCTTATAACCAACAGTGACATAATCACCGACAGCATATGGATCGATATAGACTTTGATTCGACCGTTAAGAACACCAGCAAAAGTATTACCGGTATCATCTACGTTCAAGCTAGTAGCAAGAGCAGGAGCATAATCAAGCATTCCAGCCGCAGTTAGAGCAGTAGCAACGTCTGAAGAACAGATCACTACATTACCTTTACCACGTCGAGTTTCTTTAGCAATGACGTTACACTCACGATCTAATTGTACTAATAGACCCTTGAACTTCTCAACACTCCAACGACCATCAGCATCAGTTGACAAGTCAAAGATACCGTTAGTTGCTGTGTTAGCTTGCAAACAACCGATTTTAGCTTGGCTGTTGATAGTACGGATGATCTCGCGATTCATCTCTGAAAGGATCTCAGTAGAAAGAATGTTAGCAAGCTCAGTCTCAGCATCAAGACCGTGGATAGCTTTCAAGTCTTGCGCTAATTCGAGCGAGTAAGCCGCTTTCAGGGCACGTGACTTAGCTGTTACAGTAGCTTTCTCGATAGTGAATCCCATCTCTGCGAACGCAGATCCAGTGCTTCCGAGTGCTTCTGCATCTACAGTAGGCATAGCTCCGCCAACTTTAGGAACATAAACAGCGCCAGAATCAACTAGGGTTCCGTCAGCATCAGTATCAGTTGCGCCGACAAGACCAGAAGGTCCACGTCCATCTGTGGTAGCTGAACTGTCACCAGAGAAGCCGGTGACTGCTTCGCTGAAAAACGCTTCGTCACCAGTAGTAGCTCCGGCACGAGTTGTTTTGTACTGGCTCTTCATAGCGAAGATAAGACCAGTAGGTCCAGTCATTGGCTGAACACCAGCTAGGTCGTATGCCATCAAGTTAGGCATAGCGCGTCGAACTAGAGCAATAAGGATAGGATTCCAGTTGCCATCAGCGCCAGTTACAGTAGCGTTAGTGTTAGTAGGTGACTCAGAAAGCATTGCGGCTTGCTCACCCATAGCTTTTTCTTGGTTCTCAAGAACAGCGGCTGTTACCGATCGACGGTGGCTGTCTGCGATTGTTCCTGCAGACTCTTCGTTGAGGATTGCTCCCCACTTTTCGACTAAATTGTCGTATGATTGTTGCATTTTTAATACTCCGTATTTAAAAAATTAAGTTACTTTTTGATTGTTTTAAGTGCTGAAAGGTATTGTCCCATTACGCCAGAAACTTCTTCAGGCGCAGAGGCTACATCTTCCATGATCGCTTCTTCAGTTGTAGCCACTTCTTGTTTGAAGTACGACTCTTTTACAGTCTTAACTTTCTCTGCAAAGGATTCAGCATCTTCAAAATCGAGTGATTCAACTAATGAGGCTAGCTTTTCGATCTGTGTGTCAGCAAGGTCACCAGCATTTTCACGGATAATCTGTGAACGCTTTAGCCCTTCTAATTCTTCTGACATTGCAATAGATGAACCTACAGAATCGTTGAGTTTAGTTTCTAACTCTTCAACTTGCTCCGCTAGTTCGTCTACTAGATTCACCTTAGACTCAGGTACATCGATATAAGATTCAACAAACAAGTCTTTAAGACTAGCCATGAAACCTTCTGCTATCTCAGTACGTAAACCAGATTCTACAGCTACCTGATTCTCTTTCATCCAGTTCTCAACAACATAATTGAGATATGAATCCACTTTCTCAACAAGGTCGCTTCGAGTTGCCTCTAGCTCTTCGTCAAGTCGTGATTGGTATACATCTTCTAATCTATCAGTCTCTTCCGAGATTTTAGCTTTGACAGCAGTTGCAAAGATTACAGCGGTTTTCGCTTTGAATTCATCTGACAATGTGCTTTCTGATTCAACAAGATCATTCAATTCATCCGTAACAGAGAACTCAGGCAATACAATTGCATCTGACTCTTCCATTTCGAAATCTTCGGAGAACTTACTGAAAACAGCGTTCAGGTCAGCTTTCTTCATAGAAGATAGTTTCCCGTACATAGCATTTAGTAAACCGGCTTTAGTCTTTGGTGCTGGATCTTGCTTAGTGCTATCACCCTTACGTACTGGTGCTTTGCTCTTAACTCCATCCTCTGCCTTATCTACAGACGAAATAGAATCCGCTTCTGTGCCTACTGGCATTTGTTGAGTACTAGCTTCCTCGATTGAGTTATCCTCATCAACAGGAAGTTTTGTATCCATATCGTTATCTGACATGTTATAACTCCTTAAAGTTAGATTTGAGTAACGAGAGGAAATTTTTGTACTCACGAATTTGTACAGCGGAACTGTACGCTTTCGGAGCATTTCTTATTTCTGTCTCCATATTTTCAATTACTTGAGGTGATAGAATACCATTATTCCAAACCCAGTCTACACCTTCCATGATTCCATTAACGAACGCACTAGGCGCACTAGGATCTTGGACAATATCTACAGTGTTCAAAAGAAAATCGGATTTGACGTACATAACGCCACTTCTACTCTCAAGACTACCCATACCACGAGTTGACACACCTAGTTGAACGCCACCTTCGAGAAGACCTTTAACAATCCTACCCATTGGAGTATCCAATATTTGTGCCTTTCCAACAACATCATTGCCTTCCCACTGAAGGTCAGTAATGAGATGTGAAACTTTATCAAGATTTACAGTAGGACCTTCGGGATGGTTCAATTCACCAACCGCTCGTTTCGTACTTACTTGTTCTTTGACATATTTATCCACAGCTTTTTCCATAATCTGCTTAGGGTAAATACGACCATTTCTATTCTTTGATTCTGCTTGCATGAATACACCTTCGATCATGTATGATTTCTCACCATTCTCTTTTTTCTCTACAATGCAATGCACATCATTTTCTGTATATTCTGTAATAAGTTTCATTTACATTTCCTTAGCGAATGTAATACCCATCTTCTCGGCTTCTTTTTGAGTTTTATAGGTATCTAATTTATCACCGTCAATATAAGTGGTGAAGCCTTTTGGCTCTTTGTGTATCATAACTTTAACTTTACCAACTTTCTTATCCCAAACATGTTCACCCTTGGGCATTTTACTAGCTTCGCTTACTACTCTGATTTGACCGAATGTGATCATTTATATCGCTCCAAATTAATGAGAAACATATTAAAGCTTCCGTACACCTTCACGCGTTTCTCAGATATTGCAAGTAAATGCTCCCATTGATTGGAGCACCAGTTATTATCTGCCTCGACTATAATAGCCTTTTTCGCATAAGGTATAAATTTCTTCAACACTTCATCGATTCTTTCTGTTACGTCTGATTTATAGACTGGAAAGAATCTTTGTAATATTACATAATCGTAAAATGTCTCACAATTATATATTTTAAAATCATCTGCTAGTATGTCATTACATACATAATCGACATTAACATCCCATTCATCTCTTACTACCTTGAACTGGTCAATCTGTTCTTCCCATTCAACGGTCGATAAATGTAACTTATTGCCGAGCTTACTATTGCATAACTCTAAGAAGGCTGGACCAACTCCAATGTCCAGATACACTCCCTTGCTATCATGTTTCACTAGCTTATTATAGAGAAGTTCGTTAAACTTAATCTGATTTCTACAATTCTTCGCATTCATATATTGAACAGTGCTAAGATGTGTAGGATCGGAAAACAACCCTTTATTCTTCATTACATAAAAGAGTTGTTTTTCCGCTAAATCTTCGAGAGTTTTCTCGAACTTTTTATCTACTATCATTATTTATACAAAAGAAGTTTTACACTTCTTCTTCGGGTTCGACTGCTGGTTCATCGTCCAATTGTGCGTTAAAGATACTGTCAGCTACTTTAATCTTCGCTTGGTCAAGAGTATCGGACAATCGCGAACCCACGAGATCGTTAAAGCAAGTTTCAGCAGTGCCGAAATCTTCGCTACCAATTGCATCGATCAAGTCTTCGATGCCATTAGATCCAGTTACAATAGGCTCCGCATCTTCGCTTTTAATCTCGTCGACAATTACATCGTTATCACTCATACATTCTCCGTAGTTCATAGTTATGTTATCATTTAATGTCATATATAGCGTTTTGTTAATCTGCTAAGAAGAGAGTCTTCTTTAAGTTATCGTTCAGCTTTTTGCCTGTAGTGCCATTAGTCAGGTGATCTTCTAATATTGTATCCCATACTTTAGCGGCAATTGCATTTATATCGCCAGTAGTAATCGTGGCGGCTTCAGCGTCCGCGCTAACGACAAGCGCATTAGCTGAAGTCTTAAGGCTAACAAACGCGTCAAACCCGTCAGTAGCTTCGAACATGTCCAGTGTAGGATCTCTTGGAAATATGTTACCATCGATTTTTATTTCACCAGATGCACTAGGCATTTTTATTCTCCAACCTAAATCATTTCTGACAAAGAATGCTGGCGCTAACGAATCACCTGAACCAATATCATCTCCACCAGTAGTAGAGAATGCGATAGGAAATTTAGCGTTATCGACTAGAATAATCCATTCTTTCCAAGCCGAATATAAATCTACCTCAGCATTATACGAGCCTAGACTGGGTAGTGTTATGTATAGATTGTCGCCGTCAAAAACTGCATCACTCATTTGAATAATTCCTATCGAATTGTTGCAGAATTGGTAGTGTTAAATCTTGATTCAAAACTACATCTTCAATTCTCAGGTATTCGTATTGAACACTAACAACTACAATATTCACGGTAGTGGATTCCAATGAAGCTGTAAAGGTGCCTGTAACAGATTCGGAGCCCGCCAGTTCTTGGTTAGTAGAACTATCGTATACTCTTACCTCTGATCCTGCTTGTATGCCCGTCAATGTTAAAAGTGGTGCATCTATGATAACGATAGAGCCTAAGGTACTTGTTACTATACACTTCTCCGCTCTAAAATTACTTGTGCCTTTGTTAATTATGGTCAATTGAGAAAGCCCTCGCCATTCTAAAAATAACGAAATAGCTTCATCAAAAACAATATCATTGGCAGTGAGAGTTAGATCAGCGATAGTAGTTGCACCCGATATTCTTAAAGCAAGAGGACCGACGTTCTGGAAAGTTTGATCACTATATGCATCTAACTGGCTTTGTAGTGAAGCCACTGTAGACTCAGGAAAAGTGACTTCTGGAATTGCGCCTCGCGCAAAGAGAGGGTAAAGTTCGGTCGCACTTTTGTTGGTCGAAAAAGAAACCCAATTAGAAAAGTTTGTGTTCTCTTGCTCTAGAAAATCCACGTTGGTTCCGCCGACCTCTAGGTTACCACCTGTTCCTCCGAATGTTATTGCTCCGGGGTGCGCGTCGAGATTCGTAGCCGTTAGAGGATTACCAGCGGACACTTGCTGTTTAATACCATCTATATAAAGTGCAAGTTCATTGACAGGTTCAGAACCATCATACGAAAATCTAAGTAAGATATGATATGAACGACCAACAACGAGCGCAAAATCACTAAATACTTGTACGTTATCGTCATTCGTATCAGCTAACTGGGCGATAAGCTTGTTGCCCATGCCTAGAAAGAACGCTAAGTTATTTACACCACCACCTTCTTCATAAATGCAAGTTAATGGTTTTGGAAGTGTGTTAACTCGAATCCAGCCAGCCCTTACTCCATTAACTGTAGTCGCAGTGTTCATTACACTACTGTTATCGGGACCGCGTCTACCACCTAGGCTCAACCACGAGACCGGTGAGTTTTCTGCAATTGGTTGAGTAACGAAGTTCCCTGATCCTTGGACATTAAGGTTAATAGTATTGCCGTTGATAACATCGATGTAATTGTTGTTAAAGGTCCAGTAATGATCAGGCGCCAATTGCGTGACGAGTTGAGTGTAAGACGGAATTCCAAATATAATTGCGGTGGCGAATGTTTCATCACCTGCATTGTTTGTTAGTACTACGTATAATGTCGTGTTATTACTTAGCGTCCCCTGTACCGCTAGGAAAGAGACAGAAGTGTCTGACCAAGACGTTACAGTTTGGTTAACTTTAATTGTTCCGGTCGCATCACTCCATAGCTCTATTTTTCCCGATCCTTGGACAGATCCAAAGTCAAAGCCTTCTACTGTCACACTTGTTCCGAATTCATTACCACTCGGAATATTAGTAAAGCCTACACTCTGTAGTTCTGATAGTACTAAAGTGTATGTATGAAATTCCGGTGTTGTACTACTAACCGTATGATTCCAAGCACCCGGACTGTAAAAGCCCAGATCACCTACAAATTTGTCTGCAACAAAAAGGTTACGGTGATCATTGCTAGTGCCTGCCCACACCTGAGCCCGCATCGTGAAGTCCGTAGGCGGTTGTGGCGAAACAATGTCATCGTGCGTAGCGGCATGTACTACAACAACTTGTGACGGACCGGATACATTGGCAGTAGGGTTAGCTGGAGCCGCGTTATTCTGGCCATTAAGGAATCCAAAGTTTGCGATTGGGTCAGAAGTATCGACGCCTCGATAGATAAGCATCGCGCCCGACATGGGTTCACCGGTAACGCCTAATCTCCATGTGAACGTCGGATTAGATTCTGACCCGCTATGCACCTTAAAGTAAATGGCAGTTTCTTGATCTCGACCACCGGTGCTTCTATTATATGCAAGCTGTGTGTAACCGCGTCCACCACCACCGTCATCGTCCCATATTCCGGCGGCACCATTATCAGATTGTTTTACGGCTACTAATATTAGATCGTCCGCTTGCGCGGCTCCAGGTACAGCAAAGGTTAATGCGTTACCTGAACCGGTGTCTTGTATATTAGTTCCGACTAATGAAATAGCCATTATGGGTTATTGTAACCTCTATCAAATTGCTGTGAAACTGGTAATGCTAAGTCACCAGATGTCATATCTAGATTGTCAACTCGAACATATACGTATTCTTCATTATGTATAACAACATCTACATTAGGAGTTTGAACTAATAAACTGAAACTCGTCGTTGAGTTTTCGACTCCACCCAACTCAGTTTCAGTGCCCGACTCATATATTCTAACCTCTGTTCCAGGAATTAACGGTGATACAGTTATAGTCGAAGGAGTAATAAAGTTGATTGTTCCACCATTTGGGGTAGACCCGATACTGGCGTTGGAACCATTTGCGTTAATATAATTTAGCGTATCTGTGCCCGTGTATTGGATATGAATAGAAGCAAGAGGATCGTGAGTGACATTGTTAGCAATCAACGTAAAATCTCCTCCTCCACTGACAGGTTCTACTCTGACGTTCAGAGGCGCGTCACTTCTAAATGAATTGGCTCCCGCATCTATCTGTGTTTGCATTTGAGCCTGTGTGCCTGTAGTAATAGTTGCACTAGGTATCGCACCTTGTTCAAATAAAACTTCACGTATTTCTGTATCTGTTAGCTGTGCGTTAGCTCCGCTAAAAGAAGCCCAATATGAATAACGACACCTTTCGCAACCGTTTAAAACTACGTTTGTGTCTCCTACTCGGGTAACACCAGCAGGCTCTCCCCACACTGCATTAAATCTTTGTGCTAAACTAGCAATGCCAAATACTCCGGACCTTGGCTCAGTTTGATCTTGTTTAATTCCATCAATATATAAAGCAAAAGTATCGCCGTAAGCACTACCTTCTACTCTTGCGAGTATATGGTAAGTACGCCCAGGAAGAAGAACATTGTTGCTATATGCTTGAAAAATAACACCTCCCACAACAATTTCAAAGAGCAAGTTATTGCCTGCCCATAACACCAAATTAAACTGGTCGTTATCTTCTCCCTCACGATAAATTGATTTTGGCGGAAGTTGTATAGAGTCCAATCGAACCCAACCACCCATTACTTTGCGGTCTAGGGTTCCTGTAATAGTCGCTCTATTTGCTAAAGTGACACGAGCATCAGTTGCATCACAATCTGCGGAACTACTAGCACCATCGACAATTTGTCCTAGAAACGTAAAGTCAGTATTGGTGCCGTTAGCGACTCCGACAGTATCGTCGAAGTCGCCATCGAATTCCCATAGATGGTCAGGCGATAGAGCTTGTAGGCTTACCAAATATGTCACTCAAAATACCCCTTATGGATTGCTGTAGTTTCTTTCCAAAGGCGCAACCAATGAGATGTTCTGACCAGTCGCTCGACCGATTGTAGCTGTCGCACTTACATACTGCGCGGAGTTTAATCCAATAGCTACTACCGTTATTTCTGCGTCTGTGCCCGCTGTACGACCACCTTGAGTATTTCCATCATAATCAAAGTCGAACGCTATAGATGAACTACCGCTGATAGTACCGGAGATAGGATTGCCACTGTTATCGTTTACGATCAAAGCACCCGCTGTACCGAAGCCTGCAGTAAAGAACGCTCTATAGATCGCGTTTCCATCTGCGGTCAAGTTGGGGTTAGGACTAAGTGTTCCTGCGGCTACGAATGGGAACGTGCGTTCTGTGCCACCAGTATCGGTGAAGGTCAATCTGTTAGTATCATTAGATTGGAAGTTGTCGATGAATGCATTTTGAGTCACCAACGTGTCACCAACAAAGCTCAATAGACTAGTTGCTAGAGATCCTATTTCTACGCCTGTACCATCAGCATCAATATCAGTCGCTTGACGTAAAGAGTACTGTACAAATTCATAGATTTGCTCGGCTGTACCGTTATTACCATCAATAACTACACCAAAGTTTCTTGATATTCCACCGATAGATCGAGTCACTGCCCCGTAAGTAATGCTCATCCCTGTATAAGGTAAAGCAGACGCGATAGTCGCGTCACTCGCTGTAATTTTACCGTCTAGGCTTTCAGCAAGAGGGAATCGGTTAGCAATGTAGTTAAGTGCTGTTAGACCAATACTTCCGGATGTCGCAGAACCATATATCTTGCCTGCAATTCTTATGAAAGTAGTTAATGCGTTACTACGCTTGTCAAAGTTGCCATTAGTTGAGTCACCGAAGGTCTGAACACCCTGATTCACTTCGCCAGGAAAATCGAAATCTGTTTTACCACTGTCGGAGCTGAATGCGTAGTACCCTGTATCTGCGTTATCGATATCACCAAGTGTTATAATACCAATATACTCACGATTTACAACACCAGCCGCGTTAATCTCACGCCAACCACATGATCGCATTAAGTTGCGAGTGGTGTCGTTTGCTGGCTTCCATCCTTTAATAAATTCAAACTGCTCCGGTGTGATCGATACCATCGGGAAAGGATAAGGAATAAGAGAAGAATCGTTTTTCCATTCTTCTTTTAGAAACGAGTATAAAGCCTGACCGGTCGCCCCATCATTGCTTAAATTGCCCGTAACCGTTAGTTCAAAAGTTAATGCGGCTGTATCCAAAGTAATTTCAGTACCTTGGTTTAGGTCATCTGGATCAGTGATCAGTGCCATTGTTGAAACTCTCCAATATTGTTAGTTTTTGTATACATTCTATTTATACGTTTAAACATTAGTCGAATGTATAAGTTAGTCGATCATCCCAAACTTTATCGAAATCAGCACTACCATTAGCGTAGATTATTTCGATTTGATTATCTGCCAATTCATATATTCTTTTTATTCTCCATACCGCAGCGGTTCTAAGAGAGCCGGGAGCCGCTTCACCCACAAACGTGGAACCAACATGGTGATGTGCGTGAGGATGGGCAGTCGCGTCAGTTTCGTCTATTAGTTTATCGTATTGCACCTCTAACTCCGCTCGTAATCTTTCTAATATTGACAAAAAAGGAGTTACAACAAACAGCTTTTTTGTAGGGTCGTAAACCAGTATACTATCACCGGCTACTGAACTTAATTTCGTTTTTTCTACATCAGCATTATCAAGTATCTTGTAAGAACCACCACCACCTAAAGTAGACAATTGCTTCTGAACATTAGAGAGCATTGTATCAGTGTTAGTTTTGACCAGCTTTTGGTTGCTATTCAATTTATCATTAAATTGCGCTAAGGCTTCTTCGAACTTAGCTTCAATATCCGGTGTATCACCTTTGTCGCCTTTGTCACCCTTTATCGAGTCGCCTTTGTCTCCTTTAACAGAGTCGCCTTTGTCACCCTTGTCGCCTTTATCACCCTTTATGGAGTCGCCTTTAACAGAGTCACCCTTGTCGCCTT